TTTATTTAATTTAAAACTATATTTCTTCTCTAATTATTCTGTATAATTCTCCATCTTCATTAGGTAGAATTCTCATATTTATAGTCATATCATTTGGTTGAACTTCAGAAACAGTATTTATTTCAAAGTTACCTTCTGGCATAGCATTTTCAAATACGAAGTATACATATGCAGTAGCTTTTTGTTTTTCATCTTTTTCTATAGTTTGTAACCATAGTTCTCCACCTTCTGCAAATGTTTTTGAATCTATTGTTAAAGTAGTTGTTTTACCAGCTTCTGTTTTATAAACATAAGGCATAACCTTTAATGTTTGATTAGCTAGTTTAGTAGCATCTGCATTTATTAAAACTATATAAGCAGTACCTTGACCATCAAATGTCTCACCCTTCTTTCCTTTAACCACCATAAACTCACCTTCTACTATAGCACTGGCAGAAGTCACTGGTTTTCCTGAAACAGCTTTGCTTGAAGCGTTTCCATTAACTAATTCCTTACCATTTATTTCTATAGAAACTTCTTTTGCGTTTACAGGTATTTTATCTAACTTTATAACTTTATGAGTAGTAGCTAAATTTGTATTAGTAGTAGTTCCATTTTCTGCATCTTCTATTGGTGCTTTACCAGCTCTATAAGATTTTACTGAAGTTATTGCTTCTGATGTAACAGTTGGACCGGCATTTTTAGTAGCAGCAGAGTTTAATTCTAATGCTTCAAATGAAAATACATTTTCAGTTAAATTAACTGTTATATCTTTTTGTCCCGGTAAAATAGCAAATAATCCATTACCTTGTCCATTTCTTACATCTGTATTTTCTTGTGATGAAACTATTCCACCACTTGTTAAGTTTTCAGACATAAATACTAGTTTTCTATTCCCAGCATTATCTTTTCTGTAAAAGTATGCTTGGAAAACATCAACTAGCAATTTCTTTTCATGACTCATTCTAAAAATCTCCTTTAAAATTAATATTTTATTTAATTTAAAACTATATTTCTTCTCTAATTATTCTGTATAATTCTCCATCTTCATTAGGTAGAATTCTCATATTTATAGTCATATCATTTGGTTGAACTTCAGAAACAGTATTTATTTCAAAGTTACCTTCTGGCATAGCATTTTCAAATACGAAGTATACATATGCAGTAGCTTTTTGTTTTTCATCTTTTTCTATAGTTTGTAACCATAGTTCTCCACCTTCTGCAAATGTTTTTGAATCTATTGTTAAAGTAGTTGTTTTACCAGCTTCTGTTTTATAAACATAAGGCATAACCTTTAATGTTTGATTAGCTAGTTTAGTAGCATCTGCATTTATTAAAACTATATAAGCAGTACCTTGACCATCAAATGTCTCACCCTTCTTTCCTTTAACCACCATAAACTCACCTTCTACTATAGCACTGGCAGAAGTCACTGGTTTTCCTGAAACAGCTTTGCTTGAAGCGTTTCCATTAACTAATTCCTTACCATTTATTTCTATAGAAACTTCTTTTGCGTTTACAGGTATTTTATCTAACTTTATAACTTTATGAGTAGTAGCTAAATTTGTATTAGTAGTAGTTCCATTTTCTGCATCTTCTATTGGTGCTTTACCAGCTCTATAAGATTTTACTGAAGTTATTGCTTCTGATGTAACAGTTGGACCGGCATTTTTAGTAGCAGCAGAGTTTAATTCTAATGCTTCAAATGAAAATACATTTTCAGTTAAATTAACTGTTATATCTTTTTGTCCCGGTAAAATAGCAAATAATCCATTACCTTGTCCATTTCTTACATCTGTATTTTCTTGTGATGAAACTATTCCACCACTTGTTAAGTTTTCAGACATAAATACTAGTTTTCTATTCCCAGCATTATCTTTTCTGTAAAAGTATGCTTGGAAAACATCAACTAGCAATTTCTTTTCATGACTCATTTAACATATTCCTCCTTAGTTCTTAAATTATTTTTTTACATAATAAAAGTGAGCATAGATACTCACTTAGTTAATCACCCAATTTACCTGTCATAACACTTGGATCCATTGATAATCCACCTTCATCAGTAGCAAATAGAGCATCTGTTATATTAGTGGTGAAAGTTATGTTAGGAACTTTGTTAGACACAGTTTTGAATAAGATACTAGCATCATAATCATTTTTATGATTTACCCATCTATAATCAGAGTAGAACTGTATCATATTCATTTCGGCAATTTCTTCATATTTTAAATTTGTTGAATTTTTCACAGTAATGATTAAGTCATTAAAACCAATATCTTTTCTTCTTCTAGCTTTACGAGCTTTTTGCATCCATTCATCAACAATTTCATCATGATATTTAACAGGTTCTACTAACGCATTTTGTGTTAATACTATTTCTCTAATAATCACAAAATCATCATTACCAATGGACTTACACGATGTATTATCCTCATTCCACACATCAAAGCCAATATCATTCTCACTAGGAGTAACCTTTGTCCTCATTAAAAATGACAACATTTGTGAAAATTTCATTAGTGACTCTACTATAGATTCAGGTTTAAGTTTAATCCCAATAGACTTCTTACGTTCTTCTTCTTCTTTTTGCATTTGCATTCTTTTAAGTGGGTCAATTATAAGCCTAGATGCAAACTTACCACCTTCGGTAACGTCATCTTTTTCTTTTTCTAATTGGTTTTGATATGCATTCATTACAACAAGTGTCATAAGAAGGTTTTCTGTTTCAGGTATATTTAGATATGAATGATTTATAAGTATAAAATTAGAATATTTCTCATTGAATTCCTCAAATTCATCTACTGTAATTGGATATAGAGTGCCTATATCTTTGTAGTTAGTCGGTTTATTAAAAAGACTATCTCTTATTAGCTTTGAAACTTTATATCCATTCTTCTCTAGCAACTCTTTATTCATTAGTTATAAGCCCTCATAACTGAATTTTTAATTTCAAAAGGTATTGATAATAAGTTCATAGTTTTAGTTTTAGATAATCTCATTTCACTTATTCTACCCTTTATATTAAACTTTACATTGCCTATCTCATCAACAATTTCATCATTCTCTATTGTATGACCATCTAAAAGTTGGGCGATTCTATCTGCAATTTCATATGTTCTCTCTTCACCATAGTTTTTTAATGGATTATATTTATCATCAACAAGTATATATATATTAAAATTAGTTGTTTGCATAACATCATCATATGTATATGTGTCATAGTGTTGTATAAATATATAGTTCTTATACACTGTTTCCATATCAGGATCAAACATTCCTGAATATAAACACATTTCACCCTCATCTGTATCCACTTTTAAAGAAGTTTTAAGGTCAGGTTGGTTTATCACGTCACCATCATATGTTACACCCTTCTTAGATAATGGCGTAGTTGTGAAATATCTCATTAGCCTTCTTATAGCCTGATCATTATCTATAGCATCCAGCATATATTTTCTTATTGCAGTTATTCTTCTAAATTTCTGAGAATAAGTAACATTTTTTATTGAGTTAAAATCTGTAGTCATATATTGTCACTCTCCCTATTTAGTTGTATAAATTATTTTAGATGATAAAATATTATTATCTTTATCTATAGCAGATAATTTAAAAATTTCATCTCTCGCTTTGATAACAACTTTACAAGTGTTATTTTGAACCGAAATCACTTCTGCAATATCTGTATCATCTACAGTAAAACTCATTCCTTCAAGATTTGGTTCAACAGTATATATGTATTCCTTACCTAGTCTAACACTTTCATCTCCACTTATAGAGTAATTTTTAATATTCTCTGTTGGAGTATAAATCCTTGGTTCATTGAAAGCCAAATTATTCTCTAAGTCATCTTCAACTCTCAGAGTATCTTTGGCAGCTATTATTGACACAATACCTTCTTGAGTTGATGTTGTTATATCTGTCACTCTAAATATGTCAAACTCAGATTTGTTAAATACAAATCTCATGTCTCTTTTTATTTTTTTTGTATGTTCATTAGCCTGTACTAATATTTTCATTTTTGTATCTATCTCAGATATGAAATCACTATTTCTACTCTGCTTACTTCCGTACGAATCATTTGACATATAGCATGGATACCCATCTTCCCATTGTTTTGGTAATCCCTTCCATTTAAGTTTTTGATTGCAAAGTGTTATTTTACATCCAAGATATGCATAGTGATTATCAGCTTTTTTGTTTGTATTTATATAATACTCATTATCGTATAATACATAACTTCCATTTTTAATATTAGTACCTATAGGAACATTTAAACCTCTATACTCATTATCACTTAAATCGTTTATATGATTATATATTATACCTCTGCATTTAACACCATCTATCTCAATATCATGTGCCTCAGGTGATTGTAATTGTTTGTTAAATATCTTAATACCATGTCTGATTTTTATATCATTGATATTAGATGTTTTAAATTCTTTAAAATCTCTCATCACACACCTCTAATACAATGAGAATGTATCTATTTCATCTTCTATAATAGCTGTATATTTTTGTTTAAATCTATTTATTGTATATTGTCTTGCATTAACCTGAGCACTGTAATCTTTAAAACCCATCTCTTTACTATAAGTTCCATATATTGAAGTAAATTCAACAAGCTTAGTTGAAGCCAGTATTTCCGCCATCATATATGCAAATATCAATACCTCATTTGATGTTAAAACCACATTTAATGATTCTGTAATATCATCACAAACTACATTGCTAGTCATTCTATTAGAATATTTCTTAGCTTGTTGATTATATGTTCTACAAGCATTCTTTATCATCATATATCTCATTTCATCTGTTTGCGGCAACTCATCAAAGTCATACCCACAATTCAATAAAAATGTTTCATATAACTCATTATAGGTAGTTGTATTCATATTTATCACTTCCTAGTTTTATTGTTCTACTGGGAATAATTCTTCTATAGTAAGTTCAGTTCCTAACCATTCCTTTATAAATCTTTGCTTAGCTGCACTTTCTATCTTTATTTCTTTAGCAACGTCTAAAACAAATCTTTTAGTAGAATCAAGTTTTATTTTATTTAATTCTGATTCCATTTTCTTAAAGTTGCCTTCTAATATTTTCTTTATCTCATCTTTTGATATAGAGTTCGCTTCATAATCCTCTATTTCGTATATATGCTCTTTTAGTTCATCTATATTTTCATTAGTTTTATCTAATACCAGCTCTCCAAATCTAAATGCTGTTGTGTATGATGTCAACCACTCATATACATCCATTGGAACATCTCTTTTACTTATAATATTACCCTTTGAAGGTGGCCATACATACTTTTTATTTTCATAGTTTACAACATATTCAGTTCCTCTATGTCTTAATAGTGTTACTTTTTCCATACTAATTAATCTCCTTTGTTTTCATTATTTTTCTCCTATATTCTATACAATTTTATTTTTGTAAAAGCATATAGAATATAGGAGAAATTATATTCTCCTATATTTATTATTGTGGAAGTGTTATACTGTTATCAGTTATTGATCCTATATATCTTCCGTTTAATAAAGTTATATCTGCTTCAAATACAACTTTTAATTTTACTTGCTCTAACACTGGGTCTATCTCAGAATACTGTCTTTTATCACCAAACTCTGTTATAACAAAAGGTTTCTTTCCTGGTGCATTACCTGGGAATACAAACCCTTGTTGAACGTTAAATCTAACTTGGTTATTCTTTTCATTTATAAAGTTGTTTGGAAAAGGTAGAGCTACAGTTTTAGATATTTGAGTTGGAATTAAATCATCTCTTAGCGACTTTCTCATTTCATCTGTCAATAACCCCTTACCGTTCCATACTGTAGTTTGATCTGCAGCTATTGAGTTTATAAGAGCAATATCCGCTATGAAAACTGGTCTACCACCAGTTAATCTTATCATAGTATTCTCAACCTTTTGGAAATTTTCCATTTTTACATTTGAACCACTATGAACGTTTGCAGCAGGTATTTCTGTGTTTTTTATAGCTGTATTCATTATTGAGAATAATTTTTCAAAGTAAAAATCTAATTTGGCTTGAACTAAATTATCCACCGCTTCTTTGAAAGCCTCAACTGGATTAGCCATAAATGTTGTTATTTCATAGTATCCTCCGTAAGTTAATGATTGAGGTATAGCATGTTTTACTGTTTCATATCCAGCTATTCTAACTAAGTCCACTCCTGTACCTTTAGCAGTGTATAATAATTTAGGTTCAACTGTCTTAGGCATTTTATAAACTTGCACTGTTCCCGCTGGAACTGATTTAAAATCTGCCATTAACCCTAATAAATAATCAACTTTAGGCTTAGCTATCTCCTCAACTGTTGTTATTAAGAATTCGTTAAATAAATGTAAATTTTCTGGAGATGGATTTCCTTTTCCAAATGTTTTATTACATATATCTCTTAATTCTCTTTCTTCTTTTGATACTTCCAAATCACCATCAACTTTATCGTAAGTTAATTTATTATTATATATGTTTAGCCCTAAATCTTTTAGGGCTTTGTTTGTATTTATCATATTTCTATCTCCTTTATTATACTATTATATTACTTCAAATCTATATACAGTTTGTCCATCTATAGATGTACAATCTTTATCTACTAATACAACTTTATTGGCAGCATCTCGATATCCAGTATGCATGTTAGTATTACCGTTTGGATCGGCAGAAGTATGATTAGATATTATAAATTTTTTACTATCATAATCGTAGTGAGCGTGTTGTCCATTCTTTAAAGGATGCCCATCTGTTGGAGCATTATTAGTTTTTTGGTGAAAATCCACATTTGAACATTCAAATCTCACACCAGATTCTAAGGTTACTATTCTCACCCTTTCACCTTTACCATTAAAGAATGAAGATATTGATTCATACTCTCTCATATACTCTTCAGGAGAAGCTACTAAATATCCTTTTGTTGTATTATTAGCTAAAGGAGTTGCCTCTCTTTCACCACTTGTTGCATTAAATCCTAAAGTTACTAATGTAAAGTTATCCATTTTTTCTTTAGCAATAGCACCCTGATTTAAAACAGTTTTTCCCCAGTTATTTAAAGAACCTACGTTATGCAAATTAGATCTTAGGTTTTTTAAAGCTTCTAAAACATTACTTGACATGTTTTTATTCCTCCATAATTTTAAATTTTTTTATATTCTTATTTAAATCCATATTTAGATGTAACATCTTCTTCTATGTTTAAAAGATTATCCATTTCTGCAACATTTTCATATTTTGCTTTTGTTTTAACACTATCAACAGTTATCATTTCAACTATCATAGTGTTAAGTTTAGACATAGATTGTTCATCTGATATGCAGTTATCTAATAAATTTTGAACCTCTTCACTTTCAAATTTACCTCTAGCTCCAAGTTGTTCAAATTTATTTTTATAATATGTTTTCTTTTCATTTAATAGAGCAGCATCTTTCTCTCTTTTTTCTTCTGCTAATTTATTGTTATACTCTTCAACTATAGGCTGTAATTCAGAAACCTTATCATTTAAAGATATTACCTTGTCATTAGCTTCATTAAGCTTAGCTTCTATAGAAGATTTTTCTTCCTTTAATGCTTTGATAGTATTTTCTAACTCTTCTATCTTGGCATCTCTCTCATCTATATCTACAGAGTTTTCTATAACTTCTTCTGTAGACTCATTAGTATCAGGTTGAACTTCAGTAGTTTCTACAGTTTCTTCAACAGTATCCTGAACTATTTCGGTATTTTTCATATCAACTACCTCACTTTGATTTAATAATTCTTTTGGCACATTACTGTACATATTCATAAATTTATTTGGAAGCTTTGCAACCATTTTATTATTTTCCAGTATTTCGTCACATAATCCAAGTTCAACACATTCTTTTGCTGAAAGCCAAGACTCATTATCCATAAGTTCTTTAATTTTCTCTTCTGTCAACTTGTCTCCAGCCTTCATTAAATACATCTGTCTTAAACTAGCAGTAACAGCATCTAAATCGTCTGCCTGTTTTCTTAAGTCTTTTGCTGAGCCATATGTATATGTAAGTGCATTATGCACCATTAGTAAACTTGATCTACCCATAACCAATTTATCTGCTGCACAAGCTATAACAGATGCTATACTACAAGCCATTCCGTCAACATACGCAGTTACATATGCAGAGTGTCTTTGTAATAAAGAAGCTATAGTTAAACCATCACCAACTGAACCACCAGGAGAATTAATCATAACGTTAATGTTTTTAACATTTCCCAATGATTCCAAATCTTTTCTGAAAGATTGCGCAGATGTTACATCTTCATAATCCCAACTTGATATTTCGTTGTATATATAAATATCTGCCGATTCATTTTGGATAAAATTTTTAATTTCCCAAAACTTATTCATTTAATACACCTCCTTTTGATTTCTTTATATAATAAAAGACAGTAAAATACTGTCTTAATAAATATATCATAAAGTAAATTTTAATCTAAAAATCTTATTTTAATTCCGTTTAAATGTTTTGTCTTAGAATGGTGAGAGTTAATTATTTCTCCAATTTCAGCATACTTTTTAATCGTATGACTTGATGTATTTAACAACTTAGACATATCATGTTGTGTCATAGGATACGTTTCTTCCCCAGAAGGATACGTTGCAACAACTATTTTAGCAGTTGGATGATTCAACCCTGTCGGAAGATTTCTGTCTATCTTTTTAGGTTTAAAATTTTTACACGCCTCTATATTTTCTTCTGTTATTTCATGACTATAAAAATAATAATCTTTATATAACTTATTTTTATCAATATTTCTCTTAATCACAGGCTTTAAACATTCAGGTTTATTAGACAACTTTTGTTCAACAAACCATTCACAACACTCTCTTTGACTTCCGAATCGTTTTGCAAGCTCAAAGTTATTCTTATATAAATATACCGCCTTGGAATTACTGTGTTCTTCTCCTTTGAGACCACAATACACTCCTTTTCTCGACTCGCTCATTTGTCTTATGTGTTCTTCTGACAACTTTCTACCTTTGTTGGACTTTGATAACGAAATACTCTTGCCCTTCTTTAAACACTCATCACAACAGTAATTATTACCTCTTTTAGACTTCCAATGCTCAAGCTTAAATACGTTTCCACAGTAATCACAAGCATAATCAACTCTATTCCACCTAGGATGTTTTTCACCTGTAAAATCAGCATGATTTTCACTTATCTTCCTTCTGGTTTCTTCTGAATTTTTCATACCCTTTCTGGTTGTTCCACCCTTTCCACCATAAGCTATATTGTAATAGTCTTTAGATTCAACTGCATTGTGATTTTTTATAAATTCTTTTTCAAGATAACACAATTCATCGTCGCTATGTGCTAATGATACAATGCTTCTGTGGAAGTTCTCTTTTCCATATTTATTTATTGCATTATTAAGTGCCACACCACTTCCAAGATAATCCTTCCAAATTCCATTGTCATCTAAAACTCTTTTTCCTATATACTGTTTTCCGTTTATTAGATTTGTAGTTATATATATAAAACCGTATACTTTTTCCATATTTATATCTCCTTATTAGTGTTTTAATAAAGAAGACTAGATTTAATAATCTAGTCTTATGCTTTGTTATCACAACAATGCCTGATATAAATATTTGGCTATCTCACGACAGTCTTACTTGTCTTTAAATATATAATATCAAATAATTAAGTGTGGGTCAATAAATATTTTAGATTTATTTAAATTTTACACACTAGCATCTGGCAAATCATTTGCATTATTGCCATTACTTGTTTCTGTGTTAGAATTTTCAGAACCACTATCACTACTTAATACTGAATCTCCACTACTTCCAGCTCCTTCTGTCATAGTGTAAGATGTTAACGGAGGAACTATCTTCTCCCTTAACTTTAATTCTTCGATTTCATACATCGATTGGTTAATGTATTCAGTAGGATTTAATCCTATCATTTCTAGTAATGGAGTTATTGCATATCCCATAGAAACTAATTTTTCTAATACAGCTATCTTTTCACCTTGACTTAATGGATACTCTTTTTCGTATTCCATATAGTAGTCTGACCCTATACTCTTAGGTAAACTTAGGGCTATTAGCTTGTTATATACTTCATTTTCTATGTTTTCTAATAACTCGCCTATTCTATCATACATAATATCTATGTATAATTTCATGGTTGCATATGTACTTTCTCTTGGAAGTCCTATTGAGTTAGAAATATCTTCTGTGATATTTTCCATCTTGTCAGACTCCAATCCATCTGTGTTGGCATCTTTAAAATCTAGACTTGCCCACTCTGGTAAACCAACAACAGGAGTATCATTACTTTCATCTGTTAACCCCTTTTTAACATTCTCAAACACAGATCGAGCCAACGGCTCTCCCAGTTTTTTATATGTTGATGTTTCAGAATCTTTAATACCAATAGTTAATACATTTACTGCACGAATAACTTTTCCAGCTATATTCTTTTCTAAATCCCTAAGCCTTTCTTTGTGTTTTACTCCAAATACGGCATGGGTAATCATTGGAATACCTAGCCTAGCATTTCTTTTGATAGTATTTGCTCTAATACAAATACTTCTCTCTTGTGGAAGTTCTATGTATCTAAACTTCTCACCATTTTCTTTATAGTTTTTGTAATCATCAATAGTAATAAATGGACTTAAACTCTCTATTAAATCTAGTTTATCTTCTAGGTCTAATACTTGGTCAAAATATGACATATCAACCCACACAGCCCATCTACCATTTTTTCTTCTTCCGGGGAAGAAATACTCTAAGTCATCGAATATATGACAATGAAGAGGTTGCGTAGTAGAATTAGGTTCTCCCATAATGACACCAACAACAGTTCCGGTTAAAGCTAATTGAGTTAGCATATCTCTAGTTAATTGTTTGTGCTCCACACTTCTCATCATCTTTCTGCATACAAGTTCATACTTATTTGTTTTTGACCTAGTACCCAATGTTTTAATTTTATAATCTAGATTTGGAAGTATTCTCATGTATTCAACTAATTTATGAATATCTCCATCAGTTATATATTTATACATAGAGTACTTTCTAAGCTGCTCATTAAACCTTTCAGGATTTGCCATATACTTCTGCAATTGTTCTTCCGACACATCCTTTATTGATCCTGAACTATATGCATCAGTATAAAATACGAAGTTTCTCATTTCTTGCGGAGATAAATCTCTACCAAGTAAAAGCATATCATCACTTACCATTTCTCTTCACCTCAATTCATTCTATTTTAGATTTATTTAAATTTTACCATAATACAAAATTCATATCTTCATTATAAGTGGATTCACCGCTTAATTCTTTTTCTAATAGCTTGGCTATATACACACCATATCCAATACTTGAATAACGGTCTTTTCGCTTCGTTGATAGTTCTTTAAGTTTTATTAGGCTATTATTAGTATCAACCTTCTCTAGTCCAACCATTTCTTGAACCAATAAAGAAGTTTGAACATATGGTTGAACAAACTTAACCTGCTCCTCCACAGGAAGTTTTTCATATCCATTATACTTAACAAGAGTTTCTTTACATTCAGTCTCGTCTACAAGAAGTCTTATTTTGCCTCTTTTTAGTCCATCAAGTACATAAACATGCATGTCATTATTTATTTGAGCAGATGCTTTTATAGAATAGATTACTTTAGGCGCATCTTCTTCCATACATCTTTTAGCCATCTCAGTGTCATTAATACAAGAAAATGCTGGATATGCCACATTACGTTCTTTATCATATAAATTTGTAACTAATGCATCATAAATTCCTAAACCGATTCCGTTAGTATCTAGCACAATGTAATCACAATCAAATTCTTCATATAGTCTACGAATTTGAATGGCTTGACTTTGAGAGTGTCCACCCTCAACGCTTTCCATATATACAATATACTTGTCATATGTTTTGCCGTCACTTGAAGGTATCAATCTTAATATACTAAATACAGATGCGTCATTGTTATTTTTAGCTGAACTCATACCAGAAACGTCACAAGATATTAGCCTTATTTCTCCACCTTGCTTTTCTTCATATTTAAAATCTTTACTTTTATTTTTTAATATTTCATAAAAACTTTTTGGATATATTGCTCTATTTAACACCCTATTTTTTTCTATATCAGCAAACCTATAAAATGCCTTTTCCGATTCTCCATAGAATAAAGCTTCCATCTCCATTAACCATGCTATTTCTTGAAAATCTGATTCCGACATTTCATCTTCCACCTGTTCCCTCATAAGCAAACCCTCCTTTATAGGTAACTGATAAGGTAAACTACATAAGAAATATGATTTACCATCTGTCATTGATTCAAAATAAGCATTAACCTTATCCCATGACCAATGATGTTTGTACCACGCAGAACTCAAGTAAATCTCCTTGTTTCTCTCTTTTAAGTGCGCATACTCAGGCTTTTGAAGGTATTTCGGCTGTCTTGGTGCTGACATAAATTTACGAATTACTTTGTTGATTATTTCTAACGGAACTATTCTAAATTCGTCAACTATAATAAGATTAGCTCTCAGTCCACGAGCTCCATCGTTACTCGCAGCTACACGAATGGTCGACCCATTTTTAAAATATACACCAGCATTATTTGGACTAGTTTTTATATCGTCTATTTCTCTTGCAAGATTTGAAGAGCTCCCCATCATATCTTGTATTTTACCTATTACCTCTATAGCCTGTTTTAAGTTACCCGCTGCTATAACTATCTTTGTTTCTGGAAATAGTATGCATCTTGTTATGCAGAATATCGCGGTAAGATAGGATTTTCCTTGACCGCGTGAGGCGATGTATAAAAAATAGTGGTAGTGCATCATAAAGTATATCAATATCATTTGAAATACTTTTAGATTTATTCCCAAATAATCTCTTACAAATAAATGCGGAAATAATCTATAATAAGAAGTCCACAAACCTATTCCATTCATAAGTTTTTCAGACTTAGTTGCATTATCCATACTTTTATTTAAGCTTCTTCTACGACTAAAGATATCATGTTTTTTAGCCTGATTATCTTTATTAAAATTACTATGAGAAGCCATTTTACTCACCATCCTCATATGGATTTACAGTATATTTAGCCATTTCTTCGTCGTACTCATCTTGATAAGGATTTTCTTTGCCCATCATTCTACATAGATTTCCAAAGAACCATACGTTGACATACTTCTTTATCCAATCTGCATCCATCCACTCTGGAAGCGGTTCCGGTATTGGCTTTTCATTTTCAAACTTTTTAATTAAAGTTCCAAATGTTAACTGCTCTGAACTTGAAGCTGCCGATTCTTGAACTGGTTTTATATTAGCAGAACCAAGTAAATCCTGTAAAGTTTTTAACTCTTTGTCTACTGAATCTCCAGCTTTTCTTTTTTTTCTTATATCTAATCTTTGTAATGCTATCTCTTGGAATAATGACTCCGTTGAATATGAATCCATCTCGTATGCCGCAGCCATCTTATTGAATTCTTTTTCCAAATATCTATATTCAGAATCAGTAAATCCCTCTCCCCAAAAGTCAATTATGTCCTCTTCTGTATTATCACTGCCCTCTAAATTATCCATTACATCTCCTAATCCAAATGAACTAGTGTCTGCAAATGTCTTTCCTTTAAATTGAGGCAGAGAACATATCTTTTGATAAAATATTTTTACAGCATTACTATTTTGTTTTTTAGCTTGTTCAACCGCACTTTCATATATATTTTCATCAAAGTATGTGTCCGTTAACTGACATACTCGATATAATGCTTTTAGTTCACTATTTAATTTTTTAGTAAGATCACTTGTTATATCTAACAAGCACTCTTTACAAACATTCATCCTATTCTCATGTGTAGACTTATATATAACACTATAAGACTTATAGAAGTTGTCAGAAGAAGATTTTTTCTCTTTTCCACAACAAGAACATTGCTTGTAAACCGTCTCTTTTTTTGCCAATTCTACATCCCCTCTCTATATAAATACATAATAGCAGACACCCAATATGGATGTCCACGATATACACTTATATCTAAACAGTGACTTCTTCAACATTCACAAAGTCATTGTTCATAGATCTAGTTTTATCTAACACTGTCTTTAATTGTGCTTTTACTTTGTCTTCAAATAACTTACATTGTGCTTGAGCAAGTAACTCAGGCTTATTAATGGCGGTATTAGAACTATACTCAGATGCAGCTATGCTATTTACATCAATTCTATATGCAACTGAGAATGTGTTGTCAATTTTAACTTTTCTATTGTTTAAAGATAACTTTATGCTATCAGTACCACCAGCCTGAACATTACCACTATTAACAGTATAGTTCCCTGTGAACGTAATGTCGCTATATACTAATGTAGGTTGGAAGCAGTTAAGAATTTTCTTCTCTGCTTCTGCATCTAAGCTATTAGTACCATATTCTTTATAAGCAATAGTTACAGAATACACATTGCTCTCCACTTTTCTCTCTATTGTAAACTTCATATTTTATAACACCCCCTTTCAAATATATTACCTAATTTGTTGACGAGGTATTAACAGAGGCTTGTCTGTACATAGCGTTTAAAACTTTAATTAACCCCTGAAGTTTGTCGTTACCTATAAATCCACTGACTTCCGTACTGTCAGTTATACTGTCTTTTAAAGTTATAGTTACTCCACTTGTTCCTTGCGTATCTTTCCCAGTGGTAACAACTAAAGACATACTATTGTCTAAGTTAACTTGCATAGACGATATTTTTTCAGTTTTATAATCTGAAAAATGAACTAATGTTTCTAGGTTTGTACTCATTCTCAATTCCCCTTTCAGTATTTGTTACTATAATACTTATTAGATTGTTCCAACATATAAACAAATAAATATAAGAGCTAGGACTACTCTATCTTTAAATATGATATCATTTTATTTTAAGTTGGAAGGTATTTTAATAACGTTATCAGTAATAAACATACTGTTGAAACAATCTAATAAATACTGTAGTATAAATATACATGTATCGAGTGGTTTAACACCACCCCCAATTAAATCCAAAAGCCGTTTTACGCTTTTTGCCACACACTCTACCAATACTAGTAGATATTCCTTTTACTGTAGATTCGGTAAAACGACTCCTTTCTATTTTTATAAATTTACTGGCGGAGCATATTGGATTCGAACCAATGGATGCATACACACCACAGACTTAGCAGGTCTGCACCTTAAACCACTCGGACAATGCTCCATATACAAAAAGAGGTTTGCACCTCTTTTAGATTTATTCATATAACATAAAAGCAACTTCATCTATAAGTTCAACTAATGCAGATTCTCTACCTCTTCTATAAGCTTCCCTTATAACTTCTTCAAGCGTTTCTATGCTTTCATCGTTTATTATTTCCTCTACAACCATACACTCATCACAACACTCTTCATCTTCTTCTTCTATTTCTATTGCTGCAATTAAAGTGCTACTTGACGGTATTCTTTCCTTATCTATATATTCATCTACGCAAGAATCTATTACTACAACTCTATTGTTTAATAGTATTTCATCTTCCATTTCAAAAACTAGATATATATTCGGATCCCAGTCATTAGTAACTATTTTTGTTATACCAACAACTTTGTTACTATCTGCGATTTCTTCGATTATTCTTTTTTCACTTTGAACAAACCCACATTCATATTTAGATAATGTTTTATATATTTCAAAAGCACACTCTTTGCAAGTTAATAAAGTAATATCTTTTTCTGATTCCATTAAGAAATTTATCATATTCTACTCTCCCTACTTTAGCTTTATTTTAATTTAATATTAAGTTTCTAGTTTCAACCAAACCTTCAACCCTATCAAATCCATATATCTTAGCCATTGATTTACCGCCAACCATAAGCTTATCAGAATATTGACAACTTCCGACTATAGATGGTGCTACCAATATTTCTGCATTATATGTATCTTGCTCATTGGCAGTATAATTCATAGAATTATGATAATGGCCTAGAAATACAAATGAATAAAATTTCCTATGTAACTGTGATAAGTCTTTTAGTGAATTTTTTATATTTCTTATTTGATGTCCATGTAAAGCTATACATTCAAAATCAAATATTTTAAACTGAACATTGTCACTCTTATATTCTCTATGCACAAATATTCTTTCATTGTTACCACATAAATCTGCCACATAGTTTACTATTATCTTTTCCATATCTTCAGCTGGTAGTTCACTTGCCTTAGTTCCCAGCGGTCTTATTTGACTATGATTAGCCATAGGAACATGAATATATTCAACTTCAATATATTCACTAAGCTTGTTTAAGAATTTGGCTAACAATTGAGATACCTCTACAACAGATTCAACAACGGGTATATCATTTAGCTTTACGTCAGATATCCTTAACATCCCCTGTATTGTATCAGAATTATTTATAACCAACATCTTGTCAACATTGTTTTCAATAGCAAATTTAATTGTTTTTTCTGCCATTAAATTAAATCTATTATGGCATATTTCTCTACTATATTCATTATTTATACTTTTAAACGTAGATGCATAATGTATATCACTAAAATTTAACACATATTCCTTGTCATTACTATCAACATTCATACGCTTAAAATTAGGAACTTCCAGTCTTTGAATTGCATCTTTTATATTTTCATAAAACAACTCAAATCTACTTTCGGTTCTTAAATTTCTATTATATTCTATTTTAGTAGCCTGTAACTTTTTTCTTTCTTTTTCTAATTCTAATCTCTTCTCATCTATTTCTTGAAGGATTTCATTACTATCAATTATATTATTAACCTTGTCATGCTCAACAGCATCAATAACCGCCTTAGCCCCATAACATCTTTTACGACATTCATCGGAAGCTAAATGTTTCCCAAATAACTCTTCACTTATTTCTGAATAGTCTTTATCCATTGTTTTGTCAACCATTTTTCCATATATGATTGATTTAATCCTATTGTAATTGTTCATAATTATCACCATCAACTTTATTTATACAATCATTAAGAACATCTTCAAATATGCTTTCTGGAATTTCTTTTTTTAAACTTCCCATATTCTAATCTCTCCATTATGTAAAAAAATAAGGTGAATCATATTAATTCACCTTATTTTAAAATTTTAAATTTATTGGAGCTGGCAATAGGAATCGAACCTACAACCTGCTGATTACAAGTCAGCTGCTCTACCGTTGAGCCACACCAGCATGTTAATATTCAAAAAGAAACATCCAAATGCATCCGCCAAAGGAGAATCAATTCTGTTAAATGATGATTTATTAAGGAATGAACATATATGGTTTTAACAATTGTTAATCTAAAGCATGATTTGGATGCTCCTTTTTGAATATTATAACTTTATATTGAAAGCTTATTTTGTAATTATCTGCTTAAATCAATTTAAATTCCGTTTCAAATAACTTGATTTAAGCAGATCTACGAGGTTAGATGAAATCAACAAAATATTATAGAACAATAACATTTGGCAGGGGATGCAGGACTCGAACCTACGCATGTAGCAGTCAAAGTGCTATGCCTTACCGACTTGGCGAATCCCCTATAAGTCCTAAGTGCTTAATACACTTATTTGAAGACATAGGATGGAAATAATGAAAAACACTTGTTAGATTACTTAGAAAGGAAGCTTCCCTATGTCTTCAAATAAACATATTAAATCTTAGGGAGGGTCTTTAGACTTTCCCTCCCAACCTATCTTTCGATGCATTATTTATTCTCATCTTGTCCACTACCCAAGGTAGTAATAGGCTATATCCGCATTTTTATACTAGCTGCATTTCTAGTCTAATAATACACTACTCAACATCTTACATTATGCCTACCTTGCGGGCAGTACAGGTTGCTACACCTTACAAGCTGTCCAATGTCAAACACTTGTGATTTTGCGAATCACTTATGCACTCCCTTCACCAATGGTGGGAAGTATTAGGATATTTTCGTGCATTACGAGGATGAACTTTCGCTTTTAGAATTATATACTTTTTTATTTAACCTGTTTAACATAAACTATTAAACCTTTAAAGTTTTATGTAATCATGTTCATCTATTAATAATTTCAAACTGTGGATGTGTCATCCTAGTGGATAACATACCTTTTGAGTGTGCCAATACCACACACCCACTTACCTTTCACTCAACTAAGTTACTCAGTGATAATATAAGTTACTTTAGGTCGGCAAAGCCCTATTTTACTTATATTACTGGCTAGTGCATTTGCTTGTTAGACTCACACTGCTAACCTTACACTTAAGATAGTTTATTTCGTTGATTTCGCATGTACTAGCTATTTGCGAGATAGCAATCCCATTCTTTATTGTCATATGACTATAAGCATATATACCGACACCCATAAAGAATACTGCCAGAGTTTCCCACAGTTGGACTTTCGTACTCAACTTATAAAACCTATTCCATAGCCTGTTTACCCTTGTCGCCACTATGAAATACATTTAAATCTTTGTGCATTGCTTGAATTGACCATAAATGGCGAATATTTGTTAAATATCCTTTATACACCTCACGATGTACTATCTGTGTCAAGCCACAATAAGAACATATTTTTTGTGATACTAATATGATACTTGATTTCACCTATATCAATCTAGTTAAGGTATTTAAAAATTATCTAGCTTAAATATAGACAGTATCGTCATCATACTGTCTATGGTGCTTGTTTAGACTACAAACATAAAGTCTTTGTAATTAATTCAGAAATTAATTGCAATACAAATTAATAATAATAACAAATAATAAATAATATAATTATTTTATTGCCTAAATTTTGAATTAATATATTATTAAAAAGTCAGATATTGTATTTTACAAAATTTTAGGTATTGGCGGGAATAACAGGACTTGAACCTGTGACCCATTGATTAACAGTCAATTGCTCTACCAACTGAGCTATATTCCCATGTAGGGGATATTATCCCCGAATAAAAAATAAAATAAAATAAAATAAACAAATTTTAGTAGTTATTTTGGGATAACTACTTTACTGGGAAATGATAATAACAACTCTCAACTTAAAAGCTGAGGATTAACATACATAAAGTATTGGTATGCTCGGCAAGAATTGAACTTGCGACCTCTGGTTTATCAGACCAACGCTCTTACCAACTGAGCTACAAGCATATATTAATAGTATTGAGATATATAAAATACCTCTCAATACTATTATAATTCTTCAGAAGTTTTGGTAGTTATAGTTATCTTTACATCATTATCAGCAAATTGCTTGATGTATTCACAAATATCTACACTTCCCTCGTCTTCTATTTCAACATAGATAACACCCTCTTGTAGAGAGTCACAATCAAGTATACCCTCTACAGAGAATGTTTTTGAGTTTATTATCTTATTAGATAACTTTATCTTCTTTTTTGCCATACTAAATAAGTTTCCGAATATATATTATAAGTTCTTCATAGTTTTTCTTGCTTTAACTTTTAATACTACTTTCTCTGGTACATCTATAACTTCTTCAGGGTTTCTTGGGTTTCTAGCTTGTCTAGCTGCTTGAACTTTCTTTTCAAGAGTTATATAGTTACCTATGTCAGTCTTTTCTCCTACTTCCATATTCTTAGCTATAGTTTCAACTATAGTGTTCATATCGTTTATTTTTTGAGCCGCTTCTTTTTTAGAAACATTCATAACTTTTGATAATTCATCTACTAGTTCTATTTTTTTCATAAGACTATCTTCTCTCTTTCGATTTTTATTTTATGTAAAAGAATATAATTCCATATTCACATATAAAGGTTGAGAGCGATATAAACGCTCTCAAATAAATAAAATGAAAATTTTACAAAATAACAATTAAGCCTGCTAATGAATCAAAATCGTTCAATCTTATTTTTATGCCACCTAAATCAATAGGTGGCCTTGAAGAGATTGAAGATTGTAAACAAATAGCAACCCTAGTTTGTAGGGTTTGTAGAGCAATAAGAGAATCGGCATTTGCTCGTTATCATCTCTTATCATAAATAAAAAACCGTAAGATTTCTCAAAAAACCTCTGTACATAAGTTATACCAATACATACAGATGTTTAAGTTTTGTATAATCCTAACTCATTCAGTTTAAAATTTTAGATTTTTTTTAATTTTACGATATTCAGATTTGTATTTTTGACAGTAGTCGCAAAAACCAGCTTTTCCACCATGACCCTGTGTATAATATTTATTGCACATTTTACAGTTAAATACTTTCCAACCCATTAATAAGTGGTCTACTACTCTATATTCAACGCCCCAAACTTTATATCCATAACCCCTTACATCCTTTATATCTTTAATGTTCTCTAGTATTTCATTTTGTCTTTTTATCTCCTCTATCCTTCTCAATATATATGGCAGACAACTTCTTCTTCCGTCTTCCCCTCCCTCTGTATAATTATATCCATATCTACTATCGTTGCTTTTATATTTATTTATCCAATACTTTTCTTTCTTCATTAGTTCTTCGTGGGTATTTGCCCTATCGAACTCTTCCCACACCTTAAATGAATTAAATCCATGCTTTTCAATAGAACGCAATAAGTGCTTGTTGTAATATTCACCTCTATTTTTACAATCATTGTGATAATTATAAACCCTTTCAATTCCAATACCACTAGCAGAATACCTTTTGTTAAATCCACCCTTTTGACTTGTTATTCCTATATATATTTTATTATTAACCATGTTTTTTATCTTGTATACTACCATTGCCATCTCTCCTATTTTTATTACTTTTAGCTATTGATATTTTTTTCTTGTCATATGCACAAGCCTTGCAGTATTTTGGTGGTCTACCCGTCTTCGCTACTTTAAATCTTGTTCCACATTCTCCGCATATTTTATATTTCCATCCTTTATACAGTTCATAAAAATATGTAATAACTTTGTTAAACACTTCTATATTCTTTACAATGTCTCTGTTGTTATGGTCTATAAATTTAATTTCTACCAATGACATACCTTTCTTTTTATTTTCGCCAAGTCGCTTTACTGTTATTAAATCTAATTCTACAAGATTTGCAAATAAATCCATATTGTTATTTTTACTTCCCACAATCGAAGCCTCTTTTAATATATATCCTAAATTTAATACTATATGATTTGAAGGGTTTAATCTTTTCTTATTTTCTATTTTTATATATACCAACAAGATAAACGCAACCCTAGCTGTCTTTTCATCTTTTATGTTTGATATTATCTCCCACTCATTTTTTGTTATAGGTATGCTTTTTATATTAACTAAATTAAATCTTCCACCTTTATATATGTTACTTATAAAACTATTTAAAGACTTATATTCTGAATCTGAGTTATATTTTGGCTTATATTTTAATAAGTATTCATTTAAAAGATTATATACTTCACTCTTGTCGTATCCTAATGAAAAGTAATGTCTTATTAATACTCCTATTGTATCAGATTCTTTTTCTTCCATTTCTCCATTTAGTGCTTTGTCTAATATTTCTCTTTCGTTTAATATTACATTTTTCATATAGCTACCTCCGATTATTCATATATTTATAGTAGAGAGGAACTTAATCCTCTTCTACTGCAACATCTACTTCTTTAAATTTATATCCATTCCACTCGATATCTCCACCATCATCAAGTTTAATATGTTTAATTATATTATTATTTTTATTAAGAAGATTTTTGATTATTCCATCTCCCACTAAACTCCAAGCCATTTCCTTATTTACATTTTTACCATATGTAATATCTAATATTATATTTGTAAGAGTTTCTTCATTAGGACAAGCTACACTTAAATTCTGTAACACTTGTTGCCTTAATGATTGTTTAACTTGTTCTGTGTTTAAGTTGTCTGAAGACACCCTCTTCCTAACATTCTTTAATTCAGACTTATATTCTTTTATTATTTTAGATACAGATTCTAATAAATCCTTTTTATATCTTTTATTAGATTTATATATATTGTAGTCAAACTTAGAGCTATCCCCAATCTTACTCTTAACATCTTTAAATAAGTTCTCTATTTTATGACATATTATATTCATTGTACAAGGATTATTAAATATAGGAGATAGTCTATTTGAGTGTTCTACAAACTTCATTTCTTCCTCTGACTTATCTTCACTTATGAGTAAATCTTCAAATGGCTTTCTAAAGTTTACCCTAGATAAAGTATCATTCTCTGCCATTAATGAATTATATTCACTCATTAAAGCTGGATAATTATATATAAAGAAGTATGGTTTCTTATTTGCCATTATTTTAAGATTAAATCTTTTCTCTTCTACAGTTTTATCATCATCAAGTATTTCACCTGTTTCCATATCTATATTAATTCTATTTGTTTTGTAATCGTACCAATGCTTAGGTGTTTTTTTGAACGATATTCCTTTGATAGAATCTATGGCATTTTGTTGATAGTTTTGAGATATAAGTATTCTTTTTTGAACTTCTTTATATTCAAGACTTCCCTTTTCTAACCCAGCCAATATATCATACATAGCAGTAGCCCTATTTGTAACTACTCCAACATCATTTCCGAATCCTAGTTTATTGCTTTTTCTTAATAAACTTTCAGTTATCTTTACTTTTGGAGCTGAACTCTGCTCACATACTATTGTTTGCTCAAATCTATATTTATTTAACAATACAGGGTTATTAGTAGTTACTATGGCATCACTGTCCATATCCATCCCATTTAATGCGTCACATGTGGTATCAAATGAATTTATAACCTGTAATTGATCCAAATACTTAAACCACTTACTTATTTTATCATTTACTACATACTTAAACTTTCTTATATTATTATGACTTGTCATTGGACTTCTAAATGCCACAACTTCCATTACACCTTGCTTAACCCAGTGACCAGAATAAAACTCCCCAAACCCAAGAAGTCCTTTGATTTCCATTCCAAATATACCTTCACACAATGCATATAAATCACCACATACTATAGCATAATTACCATCAACTTGTAATCTTCCTAGCTTGGCCATATCTATTTTTTTATATATCATCTTGTATATTTGTTGTTTAACAAATGAGTCATTTATTGCATTATCATCTATCATAATAGCTTTCATAAAGTCTGGATCAGAATTGACTATATCTCTTTCGGTAGCATGTATACCTCTAGTATAAAGTATAGCCTTTCTAATATCATCTCCCAAAGCTCCATTTATATTATCCACTGTTTCTTTTATTAACTCTTCTATATCTTCATCTGACAAATCATATGATTGTAGATACTGATAATTTAACTCTCTTTTTGGCTCTAAAGTTTCACCAGTTATTTTGGTTATACTAAAATCATATCCATGCTTATCACATTCTTCTAGGTAGTGTTCTAAACTATCATATGCAGCACACAGTTTCATCATGTTATCTGTAAGAACCACATCATAATCTCTTATATCTCTAACAGTTCCCCATGCATCTTCCAACATATAAGTTTCAGCAACTTCTTCTGCAAACAACTTAAAGTCAAACGTACATAACATCCCTTTTTCATATGCATATCTTGTATTTACTCCTGATGGAATATAATTTGCAACTTTATTTCCACTTTCATCGTAGTGGTATAAATCTAAATCTATTGCTATTTTAGTTGCAAACTCTGGTGTCATCATACCACATCCATCACAAAATTGCTTCTCTGCTTCATATGGAACATCATATTCAACATTATAACCACCTTCAGGATATCCATCATCAAACACTCTTATAACTCTATCTGATATGTTAACACTCTTATCTCCTACTATAAGTATTCTAGGCTTTAAAGTTAATGGTGTACTTGCAGAACACGATAAACTTTTGTATGCCTCAAACTTTGCTGGAACTATAGGTGTATCACTATTCCATCCATTCTCCATTCTTTTTACAAGTTCATCATATATATCATCGCTACAAAACTGAACAGTACCATTCTTAACTCCCCCTGTTGTTCCACATAATCTCCTGTATCTTCTTCCATTTATAGTAAATCCATTTTTACAAGCATAATCAAAGTCTGATTTTGTATTGAATACAACTCCTATATATTCAGGAATAAACAACATTTCATCAAGCTTATCGTACAGCTTCTTTATCTTCTTTCTATTACCTTCCGTATTACTAGATTTTTTTAATCTTTTTATTTCTTTTTTTGTATTTTTTATATCATCTTCTGTAAATTCATATTTTTTTATATCTCTTATAAATCTAAGAGTTTGACTATCTCCTAAACTTATAACCTCTTCTCTTTTTCTAGCATCTTCTAGACTAACATTATAATTCCAATTGTTGTTTTTCAATGTCAAACTGTTAACCTTTAATGTATAACGTTGACTATTCATACGAAACTTTGCCATTTTCAACTTCCTCATTTCATTTATTTTATTTTAGATTTATTTATATTTAGCGGTTAATTATTTTAACTTAACCAATAAATATAGTATATTTTATATATGTTTTTGTGTCAATATTCATTTTAGATTTATTTAAATTCAGCGGCCAAATAATTTTCGACCACTGAATTTATTTACATTTTATATATTTTCATCGTCTTTATTTAACATTTCTTCCGATACAAACTTTTCATACATCTCATATACCCATATAGATGCACCCAAATTTAAAGCTGTTGAAAACAATATTCCAAAATATACTATTTTAAGTATTACTTCGTTGTCTATTAGCATATCAGCCACAGACTTTAATATGTAATTTGCAAATATAAATACAACAACCATTAGTAATCTTATAATCGCTCTTTTCATGTCTTTATTCATTTTAATACCTCTTATATGTAATTATAAACTACTTAGTCCTTCACTAATATCTTCGAAGAACTGACTCCCCATATTGCCACTAATATATAATCTTTCTTTTGCTCTTGTTATTCCAACATAAAACACACAACATTCTTCTTGCATTGGGGATTTTTTATATGGAAATCTATCTTGAAATAATCCAATTAAAAATACAACATCAAATTCAAGACCTTTAGATTTATGTATTGTCTGTAACTTTATTGCATTAACATTTTCACTCTTGTCTTTTTTTCTTGCTAAACTTGTTTCATACGCATATTTTAAGAATCTGTCTATACTGTTACCAGATGCAAACCCCAACAAAGTTTCTAAAGACTCTAATCTTACTTCTAATTCATCTTGATTTTTACATGTATCTTCTAAATATGTTTTCATGTCTAAGACCCTTATTATATTCTCTATAATCATATTTAATCTAACACCACTTCTATATTGACTAACAACCATATCAACTAAATCTGATATATACTCCAACTTCTTTTTTTGCCAATTTTGTTCAACATTAACTATAGTAGATGCTTCAAGAAATCCTATATTGTATTTACTAGATGTACTTCTTATATCATCCATTACAGAATTTCTCATATATTTAAATGAAGATACCCTAGATTTAAATAAAAATTCATATGCATTATTGTCTTCTGGATCAATGGCTAATCTTAGTATGGATAGTATTATTTCTATTTGCCTTTGCTTAAAGAAACTACCATTAGTTTCTATATCATACTCAATATTATTTGCCTTAAGTTCAAACTCTATAGCAGCAGCCATACTATGATTTCTGTATAAAACTACAATTTCATTAGGCTTAACTCCATTTAAAAGTTCCTTCTTTATCCTTTCAACAACCTTACTAGCCTCCTCTTCCTTGGTGCATACCTCTAACATTTTTACCGAACCATTATCTTTACTGTTAGCTATTGCTGGTTTGTAAAATTCATAATTACCAAAATATCTATCCGCAAACTTATTTGATACATCTACAACACATTTAGATGATCTGTAGTTTGTATTTAAGTGTACAACCCTAGCATTTAATCTACTTGGTGCATTTAAAAATAATTCTGGCCTACTTCCCCTAAATCCATATATGCTCTGTTTTTCATCTCCGACCAATGTTATATTATTTTTTGGACAAAGGTATTTTAATAATCTACTTTGTATAGAGTTATTGTCTTGGTTCTCGTCAACCTGTAAATACTCCCAAGTCTTATCACATAATCCACTTTCATATAGCTTTAAACATTCTAACAAATAATCATCAAAGTCGTATGCTTTTTTAGATTTTTTCAGATTTTCATATGCTTCAAAAAACATTCTTAGTTCATACTCTTTATACATAGATTCTTTCTTAACAAATTTATCTTTATATGTAATTCCATGATTTTTTTGGTATGATATAAATCCTAATACATCATCTAGGTCAACCTTTTGATTTCCATTCATTCTTGCAAATAAGTTTTCTACTTCCCAAGCCTGAACTCTTCTAGATACATCTACTCCATGACTTAAAAGTATTCTTGCACATATAGAGTGATATGTTCCACAATTTACATCTTTTAACCCTTTGTTTATTAACTTCTTTTTAAGGTCTAGTGCAGAAGCATTAGTAAATGTTATAAGTAATATCTCGCTCTGTGGAACTCCACTTTCAACTAGTCTTCTAGTTCTTTCAATTATTGTAAATGTCTTTCCACTGCCAGCTCCAGCAAAACATACTACATTTCCATCTTTATGATTTACCAATATTTCTTGTTGTTCATTTAATTTCATCTTATGCTTCCTCACTTTCTTTAAAGTCATTTCTATTATGGTGGTCAATACGTTTTAATCCGTCTCTAAGAGTTATATCATATATATCCACATCTTCATATATCTTGGTTTTTCCATCGTTATCTTCTGCTTTTACAGCAAATCCTTTTACTACATCTGTACCACTATTTAGTCTTACAACTTTAGCTGTGCAAGTATACCTATAATTATCTTTGTCATCTTCAAAATACCACTTAGCATCATATTGTTCATATCCTTCAAGTTGCTTGTATTGTGATAAGTCAAATATTTCATGTGGTTTACCTAACTTTGTATTATTAATGTCTTCAGCATTCATACCAGCATATGGGTGGTCTATAAATGCATTATACCTTGTTTCTTCCTTAGTTTCTAAGTTTCCTATATTATGTAAAGCAAACCCTATTACAAGTGCTCCGATTGCTATCTTTAATCCTTTGTTCATTTCATATACTCCTCATTTATTTTAAGGGGAAATACATCCCCTACATTTTATTTATTTTATTTTAGATTTATTTATATTTTATGTAACATTATAAAGCCATAAGTTCTATGTATTCTTCGTTTGTTATTACCTCTGATTCCTTCTTTTTATTCCATAGGTCTATTATAAACTTTCTACCTTTTTGAGTCCATCTTAACTGTGTAAATCCTTCGGCAGAAGTGTGATAATCTGCATATCCATCTTCTATAAGATATTTATATTCTGAATATGGATGCCATATGTTTCCTCTTTTGTATTGAATTCTTTCTTCATATAAGAAGTTATTTAATGTTCTAGCACTTGTATTTAAATCTTTAGCTATTGTAGTCATAACAAGAAGTTCTGATGAGTTTAACACATTATCGTGATATTCAACTTTAGGCTGTTGTTCTTCAACAGTTTGCTTTAATTCTTGATTTTGTTTTTTTAGATCACTTACCATAGCTAGTTGAACTTCTGGACTGAATGATGGGAAGTAGTTTTTTATAAATTCTTCTTCTCTATCTTCAACTACAAATCCACCAGTTTTTCTTATAGTAGGTAACACTTCTGAAGTTATCCATTTTCTAAATGATTTACATTTGTCTGTATCTGCTTCCAACATGAAATCATATAACTGTTCTTCGGTTAAATATTTCTGACCATTGTGGACAGATGTTGAAATTTCAGCATTTTTAACTATTTTATCTATTCTGTCTTTTCTTGCATAAGTCTTTTTAGTTCCATCTTCATTGTAAGACTTTCCGTCCCATCTTACATATCCTAACGCCATTCCTGTTGAGTATAATTCAAATAGTACACTTCCTTTTGCATCTACTATCATACTAACTTGGCTTTCTTCAAATATCATTAATTCATTTTTCATATTATTTACCTTCCTTTTCTACATATTGACTTATTAGGTATTCTAACATTTCATTAGGCTTTCTAAAGTTATCTTTAGATATCTCCTTTAATACTTCCATAGTTTCCTTCTTTAGAGTGAAAGTTGCTCTTGTGTTGTGTGATGCTACTGCCATATAACTACCTCCTTATTTATTTGTTAATTACATTATACTACAAAGTAAAACACTTTGCAATGCTTTTTTAGATTTATTTAAATTTCTATTGTGTGGATGGGTACTATTGCCCATCCTTTATTTCTAAATTCCCTAACACTATACAGTATTTAGCTTGTCCTATGGCCCTATATTTACTTACTATTTCATATTCATAAACATATGCAGAGTAATCATTGTCAAAGTAATCTATTATTTTACATTCTATATTATCTTCACCTATTTCACTTATAAATGATGTATATTTAGAATTTCTAGATTTTAGATCGCAGTATCTTTCATTTCTACCTTTGCCAACATATAACACCTCTCCATTAAGCTTATTTATATGTATATAAACATATGGCTTATCTTCTTTGACTGATCTACTTGTTGATATATATTTCTTATCTATTAATCCATCTTCATGGAATATGTCTAAACATTTCAAAACAAAGTCTGTAGATAAACCACAGTCTCTAGATAATATCCCAATATTTAAATTATTATTTTTGTAATTAGATGCTATTATGTAGCTGTATAAGTATATAACTTTTGGTTTACTACTATACTTACTATCTTCTAGAATCCTACATATATCATACATATCTACTTCAAAACACTCTTCCTCTTGATTGAAATTTATTAAATTACCTACAATAAATTTACCATCACAGTCTTGCAATTTTAATAATTTAATTTTATCTAATCTTTTAATTGATTCCATAACCTTTGAGTTTATCTTACCAGCTCTTGGATTAGATTTGTATCCCATCTTTTCTACGAATCTAATTAAATTAATATCAAATATATTTTTACAATTTACATTGTCAATTAAAGTTAAATACACAAGAAAGTCAAGTTGACCATCCTCATTTGGTTGAAAATAAATATTATTTCCTTTGTTTATTACAAAATCACTTCTCATTTTTATATGTAATTCTTCTATATTAATTCCAAATATATTTCTTTTTATATTATTCATATTAATCCTCCTCTTATTTGTTTTAGATTTATTCAAACTCTATTCCCAATACTAAATCCAAAATAAATAGCTTTGCTGTTTATTAAGTTATATGTATATCTTGTTATATTAGGTATATCTTGTTATGCACCTTCAGAGTACCTAAAATGGTTTAAAGGTGGGTATTTTTTTGAACACTTGATACCAAAACAGGTACTGTAAAATGGTAGATTGTTTTCAATGCTTTTAGGCTGCAGATTATTTACTTACAAGTTATCCTATTTTCTTTAATTAATTTTCTTTTTATCTCTTTAATTTCATATAAATTTACTAGATACCTTAATCTATTTCTAAAGTGGTGTACAATACTAACACCCGCTCTATCATCATCTCCTATATATATAAAGTATTTATCTCTAGGCTTACTTTCATCATATAATTTACTATTTTTATACTTTCCAGTAATCAAATTTTTACCTAGTGAATCTTTGTTTAAATTTGGTGACATAGTATAAGCCTTTTCTATTGTACTGTTTTTAATCAGTTTAAGATGTTCTTTAAATTTAATTAACTCTTTTTTGTCATATTCTTCTAATACTTCTTTGACTTCTTCATTTATTTCACTTATTTCATCCAATGCATTTTTTATTCTAGTAGAATCGTAAGAGTATTTTATATTGTACATATCACAATAAGCTTTGGCAAATATATATCCAGCATTTAAATATTCAATGTTATTAGTGTAATAATTATTACTCATAACAGATCCAAATTCACCTGTAACTCTGCCTAAATTTATAGAAAATATCAGTTCGTCTTCTTCAAAATAAGATAGAATCTTTCTTAAGTAGCTTTCAGATATATCGCAATTTGAAGTTATATTTTCCATAGAAGGATAGCATCCATAAAAATTAATTGTAGGCTCTGTAGTTGGATGAACTTTCATCATAGATATTATATATGCATAAGTGTATAATGACGATGACTTATCATTATACTTGCTGTAATTATCATCATTTGTTAACTTACATATCGGATCTCCAAGTATCTTTTGAACATTATCCATATCTAATTTAAAGAAACCATTATTGTATTCGTGTTCCATTATAACTCCACTCACTATTTTTTTATCAAACTCATATAGTTCTAACAAACCTTTGCTTTGTAACCTCTTTAATGATTCTAAACATTGTTCATTGATTTTTCCAGCTCTTGTGTTAGGTTTAAAAGACATATGTTCAACCAATCTGTTGACCGTTATTTCAAATTGACCCCTTGCATTCTTTATATTTGAAACTGTTACATATACTAAAAAGTCTAATTTTCCATTGTTATTTGGATCAAAGTAATACTTAGAATCACTCTTTCTTAGGAAATCATTTGGAACTTTAATATATATTTCTCTCATATATTATTCTCCTTTTACTTTTACTACACCATGTTTTTTAAGTACAGAATGTATACTTCCAACAGATTTATTAACTGTGTTTGCTATATCTTTTATAGTAAATCCTTGTAATCTTAATTGAATTATTTCTTGTTCGATATCTTCAGTTACTGTTTTAGTTCTTCCAACTTTAGTGTTATTAATTATCATTATGTACTTAATTAACTCTTCTTTGAGTCTAGCATTTTCCTCCTTTAATGATTGTACTTCTTTTTTTAATTCTAAACTCATATTGAGACCTCCTTATTTATTTTATAAATTAATTGTACCGCATTGTTTTATATTGCTCAATACTTTTTCAAAAACTTTTTGAATTTATTTTTATTATTCATATATCATCTACTTTTTGTTTATACATTATCAGTATATCCTGATCGCGCTTCGCTTGATTCTGCACCCACACTTTATTTAAGACAAGCTTAAAACAGTATGGGTGCCTATGTGTTTGTTATTAACTTACTTATTTGTTAACATATAATCAACTAGTAACATTCAATATTATTAATAACTTATTAAGTACTGATAACCTAAACTGATAGTCTTGCTAGGGGATTTGTAAGCAGAGATGGTATCCTCCCTCCCATTTTGACAAACCCAAAAAAGATTATCAAAATAGGAGAAATAAACTGAAGTCATTGCCTTTTTCATTGCCCTTCAAAGTATATCATTTATGCCTCACGATATAAATTATCTATTCAGTAGTTACTATTACTACAACTTGCTCGTTTAGTGCCATTATCAAGATTTTAGATACTCCCTCTGCATTGCTGCAACACAAGTTACCTTGGAACGAGATTCTTGGTGGATCTATTATCAGAACCCAACTAACTGATTTTAACACTACTAATGTGATAGATAATTATTCTATAAGACACCTTCATATAACCAATCCACCGTATGCCCAGCTCTTTTCGAGGACATACTCCCAAACACGCCCTTTCATATCCCAAAAGTTAAATACTTAATTTCAATGACTGCTTTTGAATAGGCTATTATTTTATAGTGGTTTTTACTCAACACTACCTCAAAGGATTTTTCTATATGCATTAAAAAAGACCTATTACCAACTACGGCAATAGGTCTGTATGTACTAAATCCTTAAATCATTGAAATTACTTGTAAATAATTAATATTTTTTTTTATTATAATACTTGTTTTTTTATATAAAAAAGTATATAATAAGTATATAATTAATTATAAATCAGCTATAAGTTTATTACTTAAGATGTTCGCCAAAACATCTTTCTTAATTCTTATAGTTCTAAAGATTACGGTATACTTCAACTAGTTGTGTAGTTGGGGTACGAATTCCGATTATCGTCGCCAAACGAGAAAGGGAACTGTGATCTTTTTTTATTTAATTTTATAAACAAATATTAACACATTATTCAGTTATTAACAATACATTTTTTACAAAAAAAGATTTTTTATGCATTTTAATAGGAGTTATACACAGTTTTGGATATGATATGTGTATAACTCCTATTTTATTTAAGCTTATCTTTTAATTTTAAATACCAAGGCTTATTAGCTTCCTGTCTTCTAGCTTCTAATTGTTCCCTTATTAGTTCTGCATTGAAGTTTGAAACCCTCACAACTTCGTCTTGCTTTTCTTTGATGTCATCAATCTTATCACTTATCTTGTTGTCCAAATCATCTATAACTTGAAGCTTTTCAGATACAACTTCATCTATGGTTGTAACTATATCTTCTTTTAATAATGAATTAGAATGATTAATCTGTTTTATAATATCTGAAATAATTTCGGTCTTAAACTCATCTAACATCTTTGATACTTGTAATGTAACAGCGGTAGAAAGCATCTCAACTGGTAAAGGATTATTTGGTGTAGTTAAACCTTCATCAGTAAATATGTCACTTCTCTCACAATACTCTATAATTTGATTAACTGTAAGATTATCTTCATTTTTAAGCTTTAATATATATTCAAACTTTTTAAGTGATCCAGATGTAAACACCCTCCTCTTATTAACGACTTCTATTCCAAGTATATCTTCAAATACTTTGGCATAATACCTAACGGTAGATACAGGTACATCGTATTTAGCTGCAACTTGAGATGCTGTGTATCTTATGTTGTCATTCCCCTTTATATAGTTATTTTCTACATCTTCAAAATCTACATCTATAATATCATCGTCTTTTGTATACATTTAACAGTCCTCCATTGTTATTTTTATAAGTAAATTGTAGCATAATTAGTACATAAATTAAAGTAAAGTAATGTGGTTGTTTTTGTTTTTATATAAGTAGATTTATGTTAACTTTAGTTTGCATTATAGCTACTTTATGTTTAGTTAAGTTTAAATATATATTACTTTAGGTTTACTTTACTTTAAATGTGTAATGGTTTAGGTTTACTTTAGAAAATATTCGTATGGCAAGGTGATTTACTATATAAATATAGATTATGTATGGTATAAGTATAGATATAATATAGATGAAGTTGAGATGTAGTTTAAATATAGTGTAGAGTAATTATGGATTATGTTTAGTGATTTTAAATATAAATTTAAGTGATGTATAGTGTAAATATAGATTTGGTTTAATAAAAATATAGATAAAGTTTAATAAAATTAAAGTGAGTTTAAATATTGAAACAACTTGGTTAAGATGATTTATGCTAAATTTTAAGTATAAAAATAACATTTTTTTACAAAAAAAGTGTTGCAACATAAATTTATAAATGATATTATTAATACGAACCAAGCGAAACATAGTGTAAACAAAGAATAAGTTTGGTAGTAGTAAAATATAAGTTAAGTTTAAAAATAGCATACTACAGTATAAATATAGATGTAGTATAGTAATAGATTAGTATAGTTAAGGAGGGTTAAGATGACTATTTATACTAAACTAGATTATAAGATACTTAGGTCTATAATCAGAAACAGAGAAGATAAAACAAAAGGATATAGTAGGGCAAATGGAACTACTATAAGGGAAGTTATAGAACTTACAAATTTATCAGAAGGTAAGGTTAGAAATACAATTTCAAAATTTGTAAAAGATGGTTTTTTACGTTATGGAATATCAGAAGGAAGAACTAGAACATATTGCATAACAGAAGAAGGATTAAGAGAATTACAAGAGATATATATGGTTGACCTTGAGGAGGCGGATGAATAATGGATAAAAATAAGATTGTTTGTATAGGAGCTGGAGGAGCTGGAGGAAAATTGTTAGATACTTTAATGAATATAGATGCAAGATATACGCCTGTATTCTTTAATACTAACTTAAGCGAAATGGAAGTTTTAGAAAACTATGATGCAAAAACAAATGCATTATATGTTGCTGGAGCAAGTGGATCAGGAAGAGACAGTAAACTGGCAAAAGAACTTATAAAGAAAGACCAAGCAAGACTTACTAACTATTTCCAATCTAAGTTCTCAGAAAGTTCAGGAGTTGAAACATTCTACATAATGGCATCTGGAGACGGTGGAAGTGGTTCTGGATCAGTAAGCATATTGACACAAGTAATAAAGAAAAGAGTTAATCCAAGAGCAACAGTAAACCTTTTAATAGCAGCACCTAAATTATCTGAAAAGGAACTTTCATTAAAAAACTTTAAAAGACTATGGGTTGATATAAAGAACCTTGTAGATAATAAATTAGTAAACTCTATTCAGTTTATAGATAATAATAAGATGTATGATGAAGAAGAGTTTAACTATGAAGTAATGAAAGAGTTTGATAGTGGACTATCCATAAATAGTATAGAGATAGATCACCAAGATTCTGCCAGAGTTAACAATGCCAAAGGATATAAAGTTACTTTAGATGTAAATTCAAAATATAAGCCACTTAAGTTAGCTATAGACAAAGCTATAGAGAGTTCAAACTTCATACTTCCAGATACTTTAGAGTGTGAATATTTATTAGCTTCATTTGCGGAGGATGGATTCGACAAAGATAAGGTTGAAGATATGTTTACTGTATATGGTATGGCTAAGACAGACTACAATGACGATGAATATGAAAAGAACATAGTTGTACTTGGTGGATGCCAAATGCCAAACTCATACATGGAACTTATAATTGCAGCAGAAGAAGAACTTAAAGCTGAAAAAGCCGAAAGAGATAAGAAGACAGGTGGATTCTTAAATATATCACTTGATGAAGATGAGGAAGAGAAATTTACTGAAACTAACATAACAAAAGAGAAGACTTCAGGTAGGTCAAGAAGAAGGAAGGTTAGCACAAAAGCATTTATGGAAATGATGCAAGAAGACCTATGGTAATATAATGTAAATATATAATTAATTCGGTAGGGATCAACCCATCCCTACCTTTATATAAATAAAAATATAAATCTAAAGGGAGAATAGATATTCAATTAAAAGATAGAACTTTTGTGTAAAATAAATTTAAATAAATCCGAAATAAATAATTAAAATTATGACTTAACAATAATAGAGTTAATGTTAAATAAGTATATAACAATAAAAGGAAGGTGTTTTAAATGGCAATAACAGTAAGAAAGTTAAAATTAACAATAGTAAACGAGGATGAAAATGTAAGAAGAGAGCAATATGAATTTATAAGAAATTCACAGTATGCACAGTATCAAGCGTTAAACTTGGGTATGGGTTATATAATGACGGGTTATTTAGCATGTAATAGAGACATTAAATCAGAAGATTTTAAGGAGTGGCAAAAAGGATTAAAGAACTCTAATCCAATATTTAAAGGAATAGAATTTGGAAAAGGTGTAGATACTTTATCGGCAGTTACACAAAAAGTTAAAAAGGATTTTAGTACAAGTTTAAAAAATGGTATGGCTAAGGGTGAAAGAGCTTCTACTAATTACAAAAGATCCTTCCCTTTAATGACCAGAGGAAGAAATTTAACTTTCTATGAGGAAAGTGGAGAGATATATATTAAATGGGTTAATAAGATAGTGTTTAAAGTTGTATTTAACGCTAGAAAAGAAAATACTTTAGAATTACAACATACTTTAAACAAAGTTATTACTGGTGAATATAAGCTATCTCAGAGTAGTTTAGAATTTGATAGGAATAATAATTTAATATTAAATTTAACTATGGACATACCGTTTAAGCAACAAGAGGGATTTGTTGAGGGGAGAGTATTAGGTGTAGACTTAGGTGTAGCTGTCCCTGCGTATATTTGTTTAAATGATGACACATACAAGAGACAAGGTTTAGGTTCGTACGAAGATTTTTTCAAGGTTAGACAACAAATGAAGGCCAGAAGAGAGAGACTACAAAAACAATTAAAGTTGGTTAAGGGTGGAAAGGGTAGAAATAAAAAGTTAAAAGCACTGAACCAATTCAAAGAAAAAGAAAGAAATTATGCTAAAACTTACAACCACAATCTATCTAGGGCTATAGTTGATTTTGCGAAACAACATAAATGTGGTCAAATAAATATTGAGCACCTGACAGGCGAAAGCTTTGACAATAAGCTACTTGGGTCTTGGTCTTACTATGAATTACAACAAATGATAACTTATAAGGCTGAAAGAATTGGTATAGAAGTTAAGAAAGTTAATCCAGCCTATACTTCTCAAACTTGTAGTAGATGTGGGAATGTTGATAAAGAAAATAGACAAACTCAAGATAAGTTTAAATGTACTAAGTGTGAGTTTGAATTAAACGCAGATCACAATGCTGCAATAAATATATCAAGAAGTAAAAAATATGTTAAATAACTATTGACAAATATTAAAGAATGTTATATTATTAATATAGAAATTAAAATAAATTAAAAAATACATATTATATACGGGTGATTTACCATCCGAAGGTCGAGGGTGTGGGTTTAATATCTGGGTTTAGACCAAAAGGATTTCCACGCCACTCGATAAATCATATAGCTTTAAAATTGCAGTGTGCGATTTAATATATAAAACTAATTCAAACACCTGAAATAACTATATTTCAATATAGTATAATATAGAGTATAAAAACACTAATTGTGATTTACTGCAAAATGAACTTTGTATGATTTATATGTGCATTGAAAATACTGAAATTAGAGTTAGGGTTTTATATTAACTATGTGATATGTAAATAACATCTTTAAATAAATCTGATGCTCTTTCAGTAGGGTTTTATATTAACTATGTGATATGTAAATTCAACTCTGTTGTTGTTAGCTTATATTTTTGATTTATCGTTTTATATTAACTATGTGATATGTAAATGAGCAAGTGTGTGAAATGCTAAATATATGCTATAAGAGTTTTATATTAACTATGTGATATGTAAATAATGACTTAGCTAGATCATCAATAGTTATAGTAAATAGTTTTATATTAACTATGTGATATGTAAATACTTAAAAATATAGGCTTTACTGACTTCTATCAGTTAGTTTTATATTAACTATGTGATATGTAAATTTGTATAAGGATAGTAGAAACTGTGATGACTATGTAAAAGTTTTATATTAACTATGTGATATGTAAATAACGTTGTCATAATCGTAATATGTCAAGCCTCGAGTGGGTTTTATATTAACTATGTGATATGTATACATCACATACGGGCAATTTACTGTCCGAGGGTTGAGTATATAGATTAATTATTGAGGTTCCGACCAATCAATAACTATAATAACTCAATAAATTACATAGATGAAATTACAATCTATTAGCATAGAGCGTGATTTCTGTAATAAACTTAGATTAAAATTTATTTGTTTAAATCACTCTTATTGATATAAGGGTGATTTTTATTTTATTATATAATATGATTATTTAATTGAAATCTAAATAAATTTAAAATAAATTAATATATTTGAGACTGGGAAACCTCAGTCTTTTTTATTTATATACAAGGAAATCGTTTTATTTTGATTGAGTAGAGTTGATGTATGTAAATAGACGGATGGTGGTCGTGAGAGCTGTCTAAAGGGAGTATGGGGAGTATTAAAAGTACCTGTAAAATATATTTGGATTATATTTATGCCCCCCAGTGTACTAATATAGAAGGTTGGTATCGTGCTGCTAAAAACAGGTGTTTGTCGAAAAAGTATTGATATTTACTGTGTTTGAAGTATGCTTTTATAAAATATATAGGGAATATTGGTAAAATTTAAGTTATAGATAGCGGTAAAAGAGTTGCAAATTCAACAATCTTACGACAGCCTTTTCGACCTCGATTTCAGGTGTCTTTGATATAGATTTTAAATTTATATGGTGGTCGGTTCGTTATTTTTTGGCGATTTATATGGTAAGCTGGGCGATATATTTTGGGGCCTGGGAAAACGGTTTCAAATGTAAAGATACCCCTCTATTGGTACGTATAAATATAATTATAAGTACCAATAAAAAGAATTATTATATGCCCAAAATATTGAAAATACGCCAATTTAAGGCACTGCTGAGCTTATCCCTCCTTATAGTTAAAGTGATAAATATAAACTTCTTAGAATTTATTACACAGTCTTATTTTATGCTTCTGTGGTGTCGTTGGTCGTATGTAAAGAGTGTAAGAAATGTTTTGCACCTTTATTTTTAAAAACATTAATTAATTTATTAAAAGTGTTGACATGTCAACTAAAAGATAGTATAATTATAATTGTCAAAGGGCGGTAACAATACCGAACGAAGACAATAAAATTAAATAAATATAAAATGTACTTGACAAGTCAACTTGACTGTAGTATAATTATAAGTGTCAAGGGGATAACCTAAAGACATAAAACAAATAAATCTAAAATCAATAAGGGAAGGTAAATAAAATGGAAAATATGAAAAACTTTACAATAGTATACAAGGATGGAACAGTAATAAATCAAAATACGCTTACAAGTGTTAAACAACTAATTGAATTAGACGGATTAAACATAAATTTAGTTATAAATAACCTTAACAATGATATATTAGTAGATAATACTAAACTAGTAGAAACACTAGTAAAGTGTGAATTAGTGGAGGACATAGAATCTATAAGAGTATACGACGAGTATGTGGAAACTGATTTAGGAGAGTATTTAGTATTTGATGACTATGCAGATGCAGAAAATAACGCTATAGAACAATATAAACAAATAATAGAAGATTGTGGATTAACTGAAAACTTAATATTTGAAGCTGAAGTTCAAGGACTAATCGACGAAAGCTGGTTTGTAGACTTTTGGGAAGAATCACACGAAGCTATCGCCTACGAAGAGAGTATTCAATACATAGCAGACGTCGAAGAGTTAGAACAATTAGAAAACGGTGAAATAACAGAAGAGGAAATAAGAGATAATTACTTCAATAGTTTACAAGATTCAATAAACGGTCAAGAAATGGAAGAATATAAGTATCAATTTGGAGAAGAACACTTCCAAAACACACTAATAAGAGAAGGTTTAATTAATATCGATGCACTTGCTAAATGGTGTGTTGATATGGATGGAGTTGCTCACATCCTAGCATCATACGACGGTGAAGAGATAGAAGAAAACGGGTATTACATATATAGAACAAACTAGTTGAATCAGGGGACAATAGTCCCCAACAACTAAAAGCATAATAGATTAACAAACTATAATAAATTACATAAAGGAGACATAAGGAAATGAAAAGAACAGTAAAGGAATTAAAATTAATAGCTAAGGAAATGGGACTAAAAGGATATTCAAAGTTAAACAAGGTAGAACTAGTTGAACTTATAGAGGGGGCACAAACAGCAACAACTAAGGAAGAGGAGAGAGGGGAAACATCAAAAAAGATAGAATTTAAGCCACAAGATACGGCAATACCAAACGGAAACTCTAAAAGTGCCGAGTATTTAGTAGGCGACATATGGTTAAATGACTGTATACTTGACTACGGATGTGGTAAAGGTAGAAATATAAAATACATAAAAGAGAATGTAAACTGTAATATCTATGTAGACGGATGCGATATTCAAGAACAATTAGATAAGGAATATGATTTACATAGAGAACTTGAGATAGACGGCAACACTACAATAACACTTGCCGAGGACTTAATGAATGACCAATACGACAAAATATTAAACTCTCACGTTTTAAACGTGGTTGAATCTGATGATATGAAAAACTTCATAATAAAAGACATATACTCTAAGCTTAGAGATGGAGGGCAAGCTTACTTCGAGGTAAGAACTCAAAAAGATATAGAAAAATCTACATCTAAAATTAAATACGGCAACGGTTGGTGGATGCCTACAAAGAACACATACCAAGAGGCTATAAGTGAGGAGAAGATGATAAGCCTACTTGCTAATAATGGATTTAAAATAGTAAAGCACATATGTAACCAAAGTAAACATATAGCAATATGTGAGAAATAAAATAAATCTAAAATCAAATTTACATATACAAGGGGTGGGCATCCACCCCAAACAATAAACATTATTAATAAATTTTAAGGAGTTGATAAAATGGAAAAAATAATATTTAACAACATAGCCAATTATATAGATTGGATGGAGGGAGACACACTGATTGAACTTTATCCCAACAAGTATAAGAAAAAACCGAGAACTATAAAAGATACTTATTGGGACTTTATGGCAATATGTGAAAACAATGCTTACAAGGTGGGACTAGACAATAATAACGAGGTTGACTTTATAGAGTGGGTATAGCACCCAAGAACCAAGGGGAGGGTATTCCCTCCCAAGATTATAAAAGAAAAAATTACATAAATCAAAAACACATAAAGGAGACACGAAAAAATGAGTATGCAAGATTTAAACAAATTAATAGCAGAGGATAAAATAACACTTCAAGATATGCAAGAAATATACAATAAATACGGTATAGGGTTTATAATAAGAGATGGAAAAATAAAAGGGTTCACAAGGTAACCATACATAACCAAGGGGAGGGCATTCCCTCCCAAGCATTATATAAGAAAATTTACATAGGTAGTCCCAAAGTTTGGGACAGATGGAGGTACAGCAATGAAAAACAATAAGATGGCAATAATAGACAAAACATACAACACGGTTGAACTATGCAACGATATGTCAGAAGTTATGGAAGTTATGGACAGATTCAAAGACGACTTCGAAACTTTTACTAGTAAAATGGTAGTTAGTGAGGATAAAATGCTTGAGATAATAGACGAGAAAAAAATTACTATAGTTAACTACTTCGATGTAGTTTCTGAGGTGTTCTACAAAGAGCTTACATACAACGAATATAAAATCATAGAGGAAAAAAACGAACTTATTAATTATATGGTTGATAATGATATAACAGATAATGCCGTAGCATCATATAGAGATTTAAAGTCGCAACTAGACAAGGTTATAAATACATTCTTCGAACTAGAGGAAGAGAAGGAAAAATTCGAATATATAGATAAGCAATACGTTACAATTGGTATAAATGGAAATAATCATAACTTCTATATGTGCGCCAACCTATACGACGAACTTCGCGACCTAATAGATTATATGATTGAAATAGAGGGGTAATACATAACCAAGGGGAGGGCATTCCCTCCCAAGCATTACATATAAAAATTTAAAAGACACATTAAATATGTTAAGAAATGGATATCTATAAGAAAAAATAATAGTATTGGGATGTGGGATTGCTGCAAGAAAATATATAAGAAAAAATTAAACATAGAGGAGATAATAAGATGGAACTAATAAAATATGAACTAATAAAAACTATAGAAAAATTTGAAACTGATGTGTGGTGCGATTGCAGATTTACAAATATATTTGATGGTATATTAGAGTATAATAATAACGATAAAATCATAATAAAAGGAAATGTGAAAAGCTTCATAGTTAAAGCTATAGAAAATTGTGACAGAGAAATAGCTTATGAACAAGAGTCTTATATAAATGGAGATTTGGAGTTATGTATTGAAACCTTAGAGTCATATATTAATCTAAAAAAAGATTTAATTACATTTAAAAATAGGATTGAAAAATATTATGCAGAAGACATAAAAAAAGACCTACTAGAAAAAATTAATAGTTGTGTACAAGAAGCTAAATACCAACTAGAAAAGCTTGAGAAGGAGTATGCATCTATAGGTTCAGGAATGAATGCTATAAGTATAACTATGAATATAGAACAAGTTAAAGGTGAACTAAAAGCATATAATCATATGTATGATTTAATAGAAGTTAGATACGGTAAGTAATAATGACTATAAGAAAATACAAGCATAAAGGAGAAAAATTGCAATGTTAAATGAATTAATGTTAAAGCTAAAAGAATGCAATATATATAATACCGATATAGAAGAGGTTGAGTTTTACGATGGTTGGGAAAATGGGTTAATAATATATTTCCCAAGCGGTGAATGTCTGCAGGTTATAGAGCATAATAAGGAGTTAATAATAGTTAATGAATATTTATCAGAAGTTGCAAGAGAAAAAAATATGCTTAAAGCACTTGATGTAGTTTTAAAATGTTACTGTGAAAAAATAGAAGAGATTAATAATAGTGGGAACTATATATCAATAGATGATTTTATAAGTCAATTTAATAAAATGTAGGATGGTGAAAAAATGAACACAAATAATACAATAAAGTTATCAATATTATCAGATAAGAGAAAAATAATTAAGTCTGGTACAGATAAGGTTTATAGAATTTTAAATAATGAACATGTAAAAAATTCTTGTATATGTGAAGTGTGGTTAAGACTAAACGTTTTAAATGAAGGTATAAAAGACGGAAAAAATATCTATAAAGATGATTTAATAGATGATTTAATAGAAATAACAAATAGATTAGAAAAACTAATACACGATTTTTCTAGTAATAAGAAAAAAATAAAAACACTTAGCGCGATATATAGTGATATTAATGATATATTATATATTGATATTATGGGATTTAAAAAGGTTGAATCTAATTTTAATAATGACGATTTACCGTTTTAAGAAAAAAATATATATAGAAAAATATAAATATAAATGAGGTTATGATATGAACAATAGAATAATATTAGACAAAGCTATAAAGGAAATAAATGAAAGATATGAGATAGGTTGTTACTCAGATGGCATGGAAAAAATAAGTAAGTCAGAACTTAAGAAAATTTTAGATGTAGTTTACTTAGAGTATACAGATGTAGATATTAAGATAAGGAAAAAAAATTATGTGGTTGAAATTGCAACTGTAGATAATGAGAAGGACTTTATCTTAATGACTAGAGATGAGTATATAAATAGATATGGTAATGAGAGATATCAAGACTAAGAAAAATTAAGTTGTGCTGCAACTGTGGGTGATATGGAATAGAGGTTAGATTTTAATAAAGAAAAAATTAAGTTGATAGGAGGTAGACAAAATGAAAAAATTTAATGTGGAATGTGTAAAGTTTTTGGATATAGGAAATGCAGTATTTAATATTGGTGATATAGTTGAAGTAGTTAGTTTTGAGTTTGTAGATATGGATGACGATGAAAAATTAAAAGTATATAATACTAGTGATAATATAAGTTTATGTGATTATGAAATAGAATACTTCTTTAAGGTTTTAGGGCAAGAAAAAATTAAGTTGTGCTGCAACTGTGGGCGATATGGAATAGAGGTTAGATTTTAATAAAGAAAAAATATTCTAATTAAAATATTAGTTTTAATGAGTATTGGACATAGGAAAAAATAAAACAAATCTAAAATATATGTTGACTTGTAAAGTTAAAAATGATAATATTATATATGTAATAAATAGCAATAAGAAAAAATAAATCAGAGAATATTTTTCTCTTGGTTTATTAATTGAACTAGAGTTGATTGATAAACCAAGAGAAAAAAGTTAAGGAGAGATAATGTTATGAAAATAGTTAGAGGAGTTAAATACTTACATAAATCAAATATAAAGGAATTAAATATAGAGGATGTGGAATTACTTGTTAGATGTGAGGACTTATTAAAAGAAAAAAATCTAGATGCTTTCAATAGCTATGTAGTGGTTAAGATAGATGGAAAAAATTCTAGTGTATCATTCATAGAGTCTGATGACTTCGATACAGTACACGAACCAACGGTGGGAGATGCACACAAGATAACTCTTGATGGTGAATATAGGGTTACTAAAAAGAAAAAAAATCCTCAGATATATCATCATAAGTGGTCATTTGTGTCAAATGATTACAAGGGATTTGATATAGAGGAAAGCAAGAGGAGATCACAAGAATGGGAAACTAAACTAGCATCAGTAAATAAAAGTAAAATAGGGTACAAAAGCTATTGGGAAGAGTGTTTAGCTAGTGTAGGTATGAAATATATATAAAAAAATTATAATAAATCTAAAATGAATATTGACTTGTCAAGAAAAAAGTATATAATTATACTTGTACTTGATAAGTCAAGCATACAAATAAGATAAAAGTAAAGTTTAAGCAACAATAATATTTTTAGGAGCAATAGGAATGAATAATAACAATATAGTTTTCAATAAAGAATCAGGAATAATAGATATATCTAGAAATAACATAGAAAAAATAATTGAGATGTTAAAAAGAGGAGATGTGGTTCTGTGTAATCTTGGAGAAGGCAAAGGTTCTGAACAAAGTGGAGTAAGACCTTGTGTTGTAATTCAAAATGATATTGGTAATAGATACAGCCCAACAATTATAGTGGCTACGATAACATCTAGCACAAGCAAAGCTAAACTACCTACTCATATAGAAATTAATGAACGTAGTGGATTAGATAAGCCCAGCATAGTACTTTGTGAACAAATAAGAACCATAGATAAGCAAAGGGTGGTTGGATTTCTTGGTACCACACCAAAGCAAGTAAGAAAAAAAATTGACGAAGCACTTATAACTAGTTTAGAGATTTACAAAAGAGGGGAAGAGGAAGTTAAAAGCAAGTCAAGCCTTGTTAGTGGTATGGAAAAAATGCTATTAATGAATAGTAAAATTAATTCCATAGAAAATATGAAGCCTATGATTATGAGCTTTAAAGAAGAGTTGATAAGCTTAGAGAACTTATGTAAATCTAATAGATTATATATGAAAAATTATTACAGAGCATCAGATGAAACTCAGAAATTATTAAAATCAGTAGAAGGTATTGGAATATCGCCAATGCTAAGAATAGTATAGGGAATGGTAGGAAAAAAATATGAATAATGTAATAGATTTAAGAGAGAAAAAATTTAATGTATATGAACTTTACAAGAGAGGTAGGCTTGAAGAGAGTGACGCCTCTTTAAAGAATATAATATGTAGTGCAAACATCGAAGGTATAGATGTTGAAGAAATGAGTTCAATAGATATTAATAGTGAGTTGTTTAAAAATGAAATTATGCTAGAATTCATAGATAAAAATCTAAATCAAGAAGAGCTTATAGTTGGTCAGGTGCATGTGTTAAATATATTTGATGACATACTTAACGGAGACGAAGATGAAGATGAAAAAATTTGTTTCTTTAGTGAGTTTATAGACAACATATGTGGTATAAAGAGTTTCTTAAGTATAAGAATGGCTGCAGAGTGTTGTTTGTGTATTGCAGATGGAGATTATGACGAACTTAAAGAGGTGTTAAGAAGAACGGCAATATATACATCACAAGCAATATACGGAACTTCTCTTAGGATAAGACTAGAGAAGGTGTTGAAAAAATATGTGCATATACTTGCACTGGAAAGACCAGACAGACTTGAAGAACTTGATGCAAATACAAGGGATAGATTAGACTTAAAACAATATGTAGATATGATTATAAATTAATTAGGACAATATACGGAGGATTAGAAAAAATGAAAACAAGTGAAAAAATAAAAAGATTTTTAGATATAAAGGTAAGTCTATACAAAGAAAAAAATACATACATAAACTACAGGATAGACTTAATGCAGCTAGATTTACATATGAAAAATATACTTGGAGAAGATTGGTTATCAACTGTAGACAACGATGAGATAGAATTATATATAAAGAGTTTAAAAGATAAGGGGTATGAAGATACTACAATAAATAGAAAAATTGCTAGTGCTTCTAGCTTCTTTAGTTACTGTGAGGATAAGGGGTGGATAGATAGAAGCCCTATGAGAGGTATAGAGTTATTTAAGATCCATAAGAAAAAAAAGGATGTACTGGAAGTTAAAGATGTTAGAAGGATGATAGCTTGTACATACAAGAGACAAGCAAGGGAGAAAAATTTTGAATTCAACTCTGCTAGAAATAGATTTATATTAGCACTACTTACAACTACAGGTTTAAGAATAGGTGAATTAATAAACATAAATCTAAGGTCATTAGAGAAGGTTGAAGGTGGATATATGATTAATATAGCAGCAGAAGACATAAAGAACAATGTGGAAAAAAGAGTTCCAATAGCTAATAAAACTTTAGAATACTTCGAAGAATATATGAATGAGAGAAGCTCGGAAGGGTTTGAAAGTGATGTGTTAATACTTTCTAGGACTGGAAGAAAGCTTACTAGAGAGGGAGTTCAAAATATGATAAGCAAGTACTGCGATAGAATAGGATTATCAGAAAAAAATATAACACCTCATACATTCAGACACAGCTGTACTGGTATGTTAAGAAAAAATAGAGTTGAAGACTCTCTTATATACAATATATTAGGATGGAAAGAAGGTATAATATCTGTATATACTGATGATATTTCAATGCTAGATAGTGCAAAAATAATATCTTGTAATATACTATAGGGAAAATGTTTAAGTAATTAAATTTTCTGTATATTAATATATACAATTGGAAAAAAATGCATTATAATACTTGGTGTGCGAAAATGTCAAAAAATGTCGCAAAATGAAAAAATTTAAAATTATTATTAATAGCACACCAAGTGTAGAAAAAAAATAAATTAATAGTAATTATGTAATTTTGGAGGTAAATATGAACCAATATAAATTTTATGCTTTTAGAAAAAAATGCGTTAATGGAGTTTTGATAAATCAAAAATATAAGCTAACAACAACAGAGCTAATGAAAGTTATAAATAATATAGTTGTTGACCTAAAAGAGATTAACGAAAATTGTTGGAAGGTCAAATTGGAAGATAACATAGTTGATAATAATAATATAATTTACATAGAGAAAATTTAAATAAATTAAACACATACTCTTCCTTGATATTGTGTTTAAAATAGTATAAAATGTAAAATATGTATGTAAAGTTTAGACATTTTATATTGTCTTAAACATAATATCAAGGAGATGAACAAATGAGTAACATAAATAAGGTAAAGAGTAATATAAAAAAAGATATAGAAGAATTAAATGTTTTTTTAAGTAAAATAATAGAAAAAGAAGTTGATAATTTTAAATTACAAAAAGAACTTAATAAGTCTTTTGGAAAAAAGGGCTTAAATCAACGAATGGTAAAGTGTTTGTTTAGTGGGACAAAAGTTATTGCAGATATGAGCGACATAGAAAAAATGACTTTTGCAGACACTTGTCATAAAGCTTTAAAAGATGACAATCTTAACATAGTTAAATACTATTCTGATATGAAGGTGGTAGAATGGAGCAATTATATTAATATATCGGAAACAATAGATGAAATATATGGTGAGGACTTCAGGAAGATTAATTCTTATGAATATCATGGTGACTTTACCTATAAACAAGTTTATGACTATATGAAAAATTTATTATGGCTGTATTACCCATCTACACAGAGATCTTCTAAGTATAGAGAAGTAAACAACACTATGATTAGAGAGATTAATGTTAATAAGAAAGCCGTAAACGAGATTTCAAACTTGATTCTAGATGGAAAATTTGAATCAACTGAAATAATTTTGAACTGTATGATTTTGAAGGGTAAAACACCTCAAATAAAGTTTGATAAGATGTATAAAGAAATTGGCGATATAATAATAAAACCAAATTATGATCTAGACAATGATAATTACACTATATGTACAATACTAGACGGATACCATCGTATCATTGGAATTTGCAAAGCAGTAGAAATTCACAATGAAAAAACAGGAGAATGGTTAGAAGGAAAAATTTCTTGCAAGTTAGTATTGGCAGATATAGTAAGAGCTAAAAGAATTGTAGAGCTTGTATTTAAAAGAACAGATGACGATAAGAACTGGCTAAAATCTTTAGAACAAAATGATTTCACTGAGTTTGTAGATATGGTTGTATCAAATAGTTCTGTATTAAAAAATAATGTAGCAGACATATATGAACAGTGCAATTATAGCAATAAGGTAACTTACAAAGTTATTCTTACAGATACTGTGAAAAAATTAAATATAGATGTTGCAAATAAATCTGCAACTTTGTTTGCTGCAAATGATATGGCTAAATTTATAGACTATATGATTGACATAATAGAAGAAACCAAAAAAAATGATGTTGAGTTTGACAAGTACTACTTATTACCAAATATGTTTATAGGTTACTTGACAATGGCATATATGTTAAAAGACAAGGATTTGAATGCAAGTAATTATCTTAGTATAATAAATAGTCTTAGAGAAAAAATTAATACCAACACTGTGAAAAATTTAAAAATAGACACAAAGAAATGTTCGGTAAATAAAATTATAGCATACTTTGAAAACATCGTAGGAGAGGTGATATAATGATTAAAAAGAATAGAAAAAAATTTTTATTTGGAAGAGTATATACAATAATAGATGGCATAGACGATAGAAAAGATGATAGCTGTATTACAGAAGAGGAAATGTATAAAATTTTTAATAGTAAAAGTGAGTTTGAAATAAATAAAAATAATTTCCTTAATGATTTTTATGTGAAATCATCAACTAAACAAACAGAATATTATTTATATAATGCCACTATATTATACAATGAACAGGTTAAAAATAAGGATATATCTGAATTTTCATCTAGCGAAATCAAAGATGTTGTTGAGTCTGTTCCTACTGGAAGTAGTGGTCAACAGTACAGAGTGTTTAAATTTATAAATCAATATTGTAATTGGAGAGTTGACAAAGGATTTATATCTTTAAACCCTTGTGATAACTTAGATAAAAAAGATTTTACAGCTAATGTTAAGGCACTAAAAAATAAATTAATTGGTATGGATAAGTTTTGGGATATGATAAATACAATGCTACGAAATGGATGCCATGTTCAATTACTTTTACCGTTAGTGTTAAGTAGATATGGCATATACGGGAAAAATGCTTATGACTTACTACACTTAAGATACGAACAAATAAATACAGAAGAAAAAATAGTTAATCTATTCTATGAAGATGGAACACCTAAGACATCTTTATTGATAGACGATAGATTTATAAATATAATAGAGAGAAGTAAACATGATAATATAGTTGACAGTGCTTACAATGGAGTATATTTAGACACAGGATATGTTTTAAAACGTTCTTCTTTAGCTGGAGAAAATGGTGGAGATATAGAAACAACTTCTGGACTAGTAAGAAGAGGGAATTTAGCATATGAATTTGCAGAAGGGTGTCCAAAAATTAAATATAACAACTTAATTAAAAGTAGAAAGCTAGACTTTATATTTAGCATAAGAAGCAACAGAAAAATTAATACTGAAGATGTATTAAATGTTATAAGAATATTTGATCCTAAGGCAACTAATGGTAGTTACCACTCATTAGTTGCAGATATTGAATCTTTAACAAATGAGAAGGTTTTATATAAATACGAGAAAGGTGCAAGGCTTGTAGATAATAATGCCGATAAGTTTGTAGAATCTATTGTAAAGGATTTACAATTTGAGGGATACAAACTCTAAAATACACATAAATAGCCAAAGGAAGATGGACTAGCACATCTTCCTTTATTTATAAGAAAAATTTAAATAAATCTAAAAACATATTGACACCGGAAATTTCATGTAATATAATGATTGATGTAAACAAATCTAAAATGAGAGGTGAAAAGATGAGTAGAGAAAAGTTTATGATATATAAGATAAAAATAGCATATGGAGATGGGACAGTAGAATATAGACAAGACGAAGGATATTCTGCTGGAAACTATGAAGATATGAAAGTGTTATATAGAAAAGTTCAGGAAGAAGTGTGTCACAGGGATTGTAAGGTAATACTTTTAGGTGTCAATTACAGAGGTGGAAATAGTATGATAAAAGAGAGGGACTTCTCAAAATCATCTGCAGAAGAACAGCAAATATATGATACGAGCTTTGTAGAGTATGCAAGACAAATAAAAGATATATTAGTTAAAATGAAAAAGAAAAGAGATTACCATGTCCAAATATTGGATGCCGTAGAAAAGAAGGACTCTATAATAGATCACAGAATAGAAACATTTAAAAGGAAAGCTTGGGACAATGAAGAGGAAATGATTCAAGAGAAGATAAAAATATTTGACGAGTCTGAAGCAATAAAAAAAGAGAGGAGACATCATAAGGACGAGTTAGAGATAATCCTTAGCATTAGAGATGAAATAGACTTAGATGATGTTTATGATGCTTTTGATGTTGATGTAAAAGATGATTCTAAGTTCCAATATTTAGATGAGAGTATGGTTAGACATCTTGGATTAATGAAAGAAGTTTATTATTCAAGTGAAAAGGATAGAGTTTGCAAAATAAAATCACTTAAGAAGCAATATGATAAAGTTAAAATAGATGTAAAGAATAGAAAAATAATTTGCTACAATAAAGCGGCAACAAGAATATAAATAAATTTAAAATAAAATAATTTACATATAAAGGAGTTAATAAAATGGAAAAATATAAATTTACAGAAGAAAAAATGTTTCACAATGGAAGAGTTTTAAAAAGAATTATAAGAATAGAAGATAATCTGGTAGGTGGATGGATAGAGAGTGAAAAAAATCTATCTCAAAGTGGAAAATGTTTTGTATATGATAATGCTATAATATATGGTAATGCAAAAGTATATGATAATGCAAAAGTATATGATAATGCTATAATATATGGTAATGCAGAAGTATATGATAATGCAAAAGTATATGATAATGCAAAAGTATGTAGTGACGTTATGGTGTGTGATAATGCTACAATATATGGTAATGCTATAATATATGATAGTGCTACAATATATGGTAATGCAGAAGTATATGGTAATGCAGAAGTATATGGTAATGCAGAAGTATGTAGTGACGTTATGGTGTGTGATAATGCTACAATATATGGTAATGCTATAATATATGATAGTGCTATAATATATGATAGTGCTACAATATATGGTAATGCAGAAGTATATGGTAATGCAGAAGTATGTGGTGACGTTATAGTATATGATAATGCTATAATATATGGTAATGCAAAAGTACTTGGTGACGCTATGGTGTGTGGTGAAGATGAAATAGAAAATGGGTATATTCAAGTAAGTTACAAAGATGTGCAAACATACAAAAACAAGTCAAGTAGAACAGTAACAGCGTTGCTAACTAATGATGGATGGAGATTTAATGTTGGATGTCAAAAATTAATAAGTAAAGAGTTTTTTTTATATAGAATACATAATAATGATGGAGGGTTATATAAAAATCCACATCGAGAATTTTATTTAAAGATATTAAGTTTATTCTAAGAACAACAACTCCAATTAAAATTATGCTTTTAAAAGAATATAGGGTTGTGCTTTTATATTGAACTTTAAAATAAATTTAAATAAATCCGAAATAAAAACAGGGTTAATAAAATGAAAGATGAGATAGAGGAGAGATGAATATGTGGAAAAATGAATTACAAAAATATGATTTTTTAATGGAAGAGTTAAGAATAGCAGACTTCTTCTGCGGAATTGGAGCATTACATCAGTCATTAAAGGACTTGGGAGTTCCAAATAAGATTCAATTTGTTTCTGAAATAGATGTTGATGCAACAATATCTTATGCGGCTGGTCATATAGAAAACTTTAAAGATATAGAAATTGAGTACCCATCAGATGATGAAATGAGAAAGTGGTTAATAGATAGAAATATAGGTTATAGCTACGAGAAAGACAAGTCTAGTATACCAAGAATGAAGAAGGATAAGTTGAGAGTAGTTTATAAGGCTAATCTATTGTTAAATAACTTAGGTGATATTTCAAAAATAGATTATGATGAAATACCAGACTTTGACTTAATGAACTTTAGTTTCAGCTGTACCGACCTTTCCAATAGTGGTAAGCAAAGAGGGATGAGAAATTCCGATGGTACACCAACTAGAAGTGGGTTATATGTATATGGTATGAAAGCTATAAGAGTCAAGAAGCCTAAATATATAATGATAGAGAATGTTAAGGGGTTAATACAAAAGAAGTTTATAGATGACTTCTACAGTATAATAGAAGAATTAGAAGAGATAGGATACAACTGTTACTACCCAACAAAAGAAGATAAGAAGGGCAATAAAAGTCCTATGTGTTTAAATGCCAAACACTTTGGAATACCACAAAACAGAGAAAGAATATTTGTTATATGTGTTAGAAAAGATGTTGACAATGGAAGCTTTAAGTTCCCAGAAGGTAGAGATTATGGTGTTAGACTAAAGGATGTTTTAGAAGACAACATAGAAGATAAGTATTATTTATCACAAGAAATACAAGATAGATTTAAGCTTAATGGAAAGTCAGATGAGGACAGAAATGAATTAAATGTTGTTGGATCATCTGCTCCAGAGTGTAGAACTATTGGACAAAGAGATATAACATATGGTGTTAATGGTGTTATGAGTACATTGACGGCTACTGACTATAAACAACCTAAACAAATAATAGATGTTAGAAAATTAGATGAATCAGGATATACGGTGTGCGAGCAAAGACACGATGAAGGATTAAGATTCTTTAAAGATGGTAAGATAGAGCAAAGATTAGAGCTAAGAGATGATGGTGTTACAAATACATTAACAACAGTAGAGAAGGACAACGTAGTTGTTGAACATAGATTAAACAAAGATTTCTTCGTTGATATGAAGGGCAGATGCCAACATTTCGAAGAGAAAGCTAATTACATACAATGGGATGCTTCTGGCAAAGGATATGCATCTCAACAAGATAGGGCCTTCTATGAGGATGGAAACATAGGAACTATTCCAGCGGCAAATACAAGCGACAAGGTTAATGTTGTGGAAAATATGAATAATGACTTCAGAATTCGTAAATTGCTACCAATTGAATGTTGGAGATTAATGGGATTCCCAGATGAGAGTTTCTACAATGCAAAAGAAATGGGGTTATCAGATAGTTCATTATATAAACAAGCTGGTAACAGTATAGTAGTAAATTGTTTATATTACATATTTAAAAATCTATTTGAAGATTATATAATATAAATTTAAATAAATCAAAAATTAATTTTACATAAATATAATGAGACCTAGGCAAGTCTATAAACTGCCAATATAATATTATTGATATAGGATGGTGAACATATGCATACTAATAAGGTATTTAAACTACCAAAATACAATAGAGAGAAAGCTGATCCAAATGGATATTATGCAAATAGAAATAAGAAAGTTAATTATAAAGTAGTATATAGATTTTCATATGATGGTAAATTTATAGGAGAATATAAGTTTAATCATAGTCTATGCAAAGAAGATGGTTTAAATTATGATGGTATAAGATTAGCTAGTAGACCTACTTGGAGTGATAAAAAAAGGATTCTTAGTTCTATGGATAGTATTTGGATATTGAAAGATGACTATTCAGAAGATGAACTTAAAAGAAAGATTAATGATAAGCAGATGGATGTCAATATAAATCCTAAAGCAAATAAGAAGTCAAAAAAGATAATACAAAGATGTGCAGATACAAGAGAGATTATACAAGTATGGGATAGTATAAACCAAGCTGGCAAAGAAGAAGTTACAGGATATAAACTTGCTAGTATATGCAGAGTTTTAAATGGTAGTAGACACACATACTTAGGATATACTTGGGAGTATCTAAACTAATATAACATATTGACCAAGCTTACATATATAGTATTATATATAGTATATAAAATAAGGAGATATTGATATGTTAAAAGATTTAAAAAGATTCAATTATGTTTTAAAAGATGAGTGTGGAGTTGAAGTGATTATATCTAGTAAGTATATATTTGATAAATATGATATTATGGAATTTGTTCAGGAAGCAAGGGATCACTACTGCTATGATTTGCTGTCTATAGAGAACTACCTAATAGAAAACCATGAGTTTGAAAGGTTTAAAATTGAAATAGAATTTGAGGTATAATATGAGGAATAAAACAAGAGAAGAGATTATAAGCCACACAAAGCTATATGATGATTGTAGGTTTATAATATTTGGAATAAATACCGGAGGTGGGTTGGAGCATTACAAGTGCTACACCTACCTAGAATGCAATGAAACAATTTCAGAAATGAGACACTTAGGATATAAAAATATTGAAAAGATAAAAATTTAAATAAATCTAAAAAATATGTTGACAACGAAACGTTGAGATGATAATATAATAAGTGTAAATGACAGATGAATAGGATGTGGCGAGAGTGCAAATAACAAAAGAACAAGTGCGGTGTATAAAATGTGGAAACAGTTTGGATGCTTACCATCTAAAAGGAAGACCTTTGAATGCATTGATAGTAAGGTGCAAGTGTGGATGCAGCCAAGTATACTTCGAACCAAGTTGGAGAGAGGTTGAATAATACTTTAAAATAGTGCTAAACTATGGATAGCTAATAATAAATTAATAATATGAGATGAGGTGAAATTAATATGTACAAGTTATATGCTAATAAGGAATTGAAAGTGTGTTGTAAGGAAGACAAGCTTTGTGTTACTTTTATAGAACTATGCAGAATATATGGAGAAGAGAATGTTTACATGGTTAAAATGGGATAAAACATATTACATAATAGGAAGAATCTAAATAAATTTAAAATCTTAAGGAGAAATGTAGATTATGAAAGCAATATTAAATATGTATGACAGCTGTTCAGAAAAAATAGAAGTTGGTGTAGGTGATTACATAGTTGCTAATACAAATCAATTTGGACTAAATGAAAGACAAAAATATAAAATACTAGAAGTTAATTCTTGCGATATGGTTACGATAGAAGTGTATGAAGGTCATACTGATATGTATAGCATAGAGTATTTTGATGAGTGTAAATTCTAAATAAAATAAAACTTTTGAAGGAAGTGAAATTATGAAATTTATATTAGATTTAAATGAGGAAACTATGTTTAAGTATGCAAGGTTTCTTGGTTATGAAGAAAGTGAGTTGTCAAATCTAAACAAAGATGAGTCATTTATAGTTACCATAACTGAAATCATAGAGAATACTTGTGAAGATAGTGTATTCTAATTAAAATATAGTTTTTATTTAATGAATGGAGGGAATGATTGTGGAGAAAGTTAGAATAGTTAAATCTAAAAATCTTGCAGGAGCATTAGTTTGGTTAGGATTTTCATATATAAAAGACGAAGAAGATAATTTTATTTTTAAAAGAAGTTATGGATTTGATTTGGCATTTAAAGCACTGCATTCTACAAGAAGTTATTACCATAGAGAAAGATGGGAGATTAGATAAAATAATTCTTTTAATTAAATGGAGGTTGGTTATGGTTAGGATAGTTCTAACAGATGAAGAATCAAAGTTATTAAAACAATTCTTATTGTATTTTTCAATGGAAGAATATAATGGATTCTTGGGAGAATTAAACAATAAAAGAGAAGAAATTGATGAATTATTAATTGATATATATAATCAAATATCAGAAATTATTGAATAAAAATATCAATTTATATAGGAGATATATATTATGAAGAGATTTACAGAATTTTATGAGGCGTTTCATTTTTTAAAAACACATAAGATAGTTGAAAATATTGGAGTTGATGGATTAAAAAATAATCATTTCGACAAGTGCCTTGACATAAGCGTTGTTAAAGTTAATCCAGAAACAGACGCAATAGAAATAAACGACGATTTAAATATAAAAACACAAGTATGGCTAGAATTTGGATCTATGGATGGTTTAATACCAGAACATGATACAAGATTAGATTGTGGAGCTGATACATTTGAAGAAGCCATAATACAATTAGCTAATTTAGTAGATAAATATTATTTAGATAATGGTAAAGAAAGACAAGGAACTACTTGTAATGATATAAAAGTAGAATTTACTCAATATATCGCTAAAAACAATAAAGATTTGCTATTAACTAAAACAGATATATATAATCAATATGATATTCATCTAAAAACAATATCAACTATTATAAAATTAAGTACAGGAGAAATTTTACCTAATGATTTAGAATATGATTATGACTGGGAAATATTAATAGAATGTTAATCATTCTATTTAATATGACAATAAAGAATTCGATAATTCTGGAGGATTAAAAAATACCAGTAGATATGTATCATATAGAAAATGGATACATTAAAGACTTTGAAAGTTTAACAGAAGCAGCTAATTATATGGGATGCTCTAAAGAAACGATAAGACAAAGTATTAAAGAAGAAAGAGATATAATTTGTCAATCAAAACGCTTAACATTTTGCAAATGTTAGGGTTTTAGGTTTACAAAATTGTGGATAAGTATAGATATTAAATAGGAGAAAGTTATGGAGATAAAAGGTATAACAATATCGGAATTTATAGATATACTAAGATGTAATACTTAAAATATAATTTTTATTTAAGAAAAGGAGTTGTAAGTTGTGGAAGATGCTAAATGTATGAATGATGATTGTAATATATTAAACAAGAACATTTGTTGTTGTGATTGCTTAGAGATAAGAAAATGCGAATTTGTATGCCCAGCATATAAGTTTGAATGTGAAAAAAGATATTATGAAGAAACAGAATAGTATCATTAAAATCAAAGTTTTAAGAGGTTAAGTATGGAAGAAAATAATATTTGGAGTTTTTCTAGGATAGGTTGGAGTAACACTTGTCACAAGTGTTGTTATGAGTGCGAAGAGCAATGTGAATTTATTTGTACTAATGTTTTTTACCTAGAAGGCAATTGTATTGGATGTGAATATGAAGAATAAATTCCAATAAAATAAAACATTTGAGATGTTAGGAGGAAAATATGGACTATATGGATATTATTTTAGAAAATATTGTACTAGAAGATAAAGAACAAGTTCTTAAGTACAAGGAAACTGGTGAGGATTTTAAATATCATCCTAAATGGAGGTGTTTTAAGTGTCATGACCCATTCTTTTTATTAGAGAACTATAAGAAAAGAATAACTACTTGCCCTCATTGTGGAGAACAACACTACACAAAGATTTATAAAAATGGGAAATGGTCACAAAGATTAGTAAAAAGTCGTTAAAATGAAACTTTTGAGATGTTAGGAGGAAGTTATGAAACTTACTGAATTTGGAAAATTCTTAAGAAAGTTGAGAATAGATAATGGAGAGCTACTTAAAGATATGGCTATAAAATTAAATACAACTCCAGCTTTTTTATCAATGGTAGAAACAGGAAGGAGAAGTATTCCTAAAAAGTTGGAGGAAGAAATAGAAAAGAGTTATAGTTGTTTAAGTTTAGAACAAAAAGAAGAACTAATAAGTATTTTAAATAGAATGAGGAGAAAGTTATGATAAAGGCAATAGAAAGCGAATTATATAAAATTTCAAAAAATGAAAATTATGATGAAGGTGTTTATTGTATAGAGATAAAAGAAACTGGATGTTATATCAATATATTTAAAGAAGAATTAGATGAATTGATAGAATTATTAAAGAAAGCTAAAGATATACTGTAAAACTATGTAAATGATAAAATATCAAACCAGCTTAAAGAAGCATTAAAATAAAGTCTTTAAGATGGTTTGGTACCGACATTAATGTCGGGAGCATAGGAGGAAGTTATGAATAAGTTTCAAAAGGTTGCAAGTAAGTTAGCTATATTTGATAATTTAGATATATCGAATGGACAAGATAGAAACTACTATAGACAAGCAAGAAATGAATATATCAAAATATTTAGAAGTAAACGATGTGATAATACTGATAAGACCATTCAAGATGTTCTTAAATATAAGAAAATGTACAAAGATTCATATAAATAATAAATAAGTTATTAAAATAAAGTTATTAAGGAGAAAATATGAGTTTATTAAAATATATAATAAGAGAATGGGTAGAGCTAGTGGGCATAGCCACTTTACTAACTCTTATATGGCAGGGATTAGAATTAATTTTTCTAAGAGAAATTAGACCTGATATAGTTGATACTATTATTTCAATACCTATAATTTTATTATTACATTATGAATATAAAAAATATATTAGAAACTATGATATTAATTCTAATTAAAATAATTCATTTATTAAAGTAAAAGTTAGATTTTTTTATAAATCACAGCAGAAATTCTAATTAAATTCAAAATTTTAAGGAAGTTGGATGTTAGTATGAGAATAGACTTAGAAGGTAGAGAATATTACTTTGAAAAAGCATGGACTCACTTATTAAGTGGATATGTAATTGTAAGTAAAGTTACTAGATGTGCATATTGGTTAGCAGAAGATGGTAAAAGTCTAAAATTTTATAACCCAATAGCAACAATAATACAAGATAGTGATTATATGTTAAATAAGGAAATGCTAGGCATGTGGGTTATAGGCGATAAATTTTATTAAAATAAAACTTTTGAGAGGAAATGAGGAGAAATGTAGATTATGAAAGCAATATTAAATATGTATGATAGCTGTTCAGAAGAAATAGAGGTTGGTGTAGGTGATTATGTGGTTGCCAATACAGATGAATTTGGATTAAAAGAAGGACATAAATATAGAGTATTAGAGGTTAATTCTTGCGATATGGTTACGATAGAAGTGTATGAAGGTCATACTGATATGTATAGCATAGAGTATTTTGATGAGTGTAAATTCTAAATAAATGAAACTTTTGAAGGAAGTGATAAGAATGAAAAAAGAATATGTAAAGGAAGATTTTCCTAAGAAAGCAATATATAGAAAACCTAAAAATAGAATGCCTTTTGTTACTGATTTTAAAGATGGTGAAATGGTAGAATTTTATGATTTTATAGGCAGACCAAATGCTTGGAAAGAAGGTTTAGCTTACTATATGGGTGAAGATGGTATGTTTAAATTAGTTAACATAAAAGACTTAGAACAAGTTTAATTGAAATTTACAGGATAGGAGAAAAGTATGGGTTGGCAACTAAACGGATTGGGTGTACAAAGAAAAATAGAAAAAGAACTACAAGAAATAGAAGAAAGTCTTGATAATTTATACAAAGAAAGTATGCCGTTTGGAGATATAGAGAAAAGACAGCAAGAGTCATACTTAGTAGGTGTTATTGTAGGACTTAATAAAGCACTTGAAATCATAAAAGAATAAATAAAAATTTTAAGGAAAGTGGGATTGAGTATATGGAACTTAAATTTCCAAAAACAGATTCAGTTTTTGATAAAACAATAAAATTAGATAAGTCAAATAAAAGTATAAACTATCAACAATTATGGTTTAATTTGAAGATGCATCTTCTTGAATCAAGAGAGTACGGGGATATAAGAGTAGAAGATATAATAGGAAATATGGACTTGATGGAAATAGAAGAATTTAATTCTAAATAAAATAAAGTTTTAAGATGTTAGGAGTAAGTCATGAAGGTTGAAAAAATAAGAGAAAAGATGTTGGAGTTTTTGCTAGATATAAATGAATGTGAAGATGATGAAATTGAATATGTTTGTAGAAAACTATGGGAAGTAGCGTATGAAATAGAAGGTGAATAGAGGAATTGGAGGAAGTTATGAAAATAGGTAAATGGGGAGATTGGATGCTTAGAATGGAGTCAGATGGTTTTATTATGGTTATAAATAAACATACTGGTGAGTATAGAAATTTGTATGCTAAAGATTTTAAAAATCCAATTCAAATAAAACATATGGCTTTATTATTAGATAGACACAAGAATATGGATTAAATTTAAAATATTAAAGGAAGTTGGAGATTGATATGAAAAACATTAAATATAGTGGAGAAACATTTGCAATAAGAATACCAAAGAATTATGCAGTTGATTTTGATAAGGTTAATAGTCTTGAAGATTTAAAGAATGTAATTCAAATATTGTTTGTAGGATTACAAATTAAAATAAGTGAAGATTGTGAGTTTGTTGATGAAATAAGAGAATATTTAGTTGAAATTCATTAAAGTAAAACTTTTGAGAGGAATAGGAGGAAGATAGTTGTGAAAGAGTTTTATACAATAATGGAAGGTAATAATTTTATAAATAGTAATTTTATGAGAGATAATAATGAAAATATAAGTGAAGCAATTAGATTTAATACTTTAGAAAGTGCAAAATGCTATTTTGAAGATCTAAGAAAAGATAGAGGATTTAAGATTGTTAAAGTGAAATGTACTTTAGAATATATTTAATAATTCTAATTAAAATAAACTTTTAAGGAGAATTAAGAAATGAACATTAATGTGAAATCAATTGGACTTCGCTATCTTTGCAAGAAATGTGATAATGCTACTAAGTATATTGGAGAGGTAGTAGTATATGATGAGAATTTACATAAGCATAGATGTGAAAGCTGTGGAACTATTTATTTACTTGAAACAAAATATACAGAATTACAAAATATAAAAAGTATAGATATTAAATAGGAGGAAGTTATGGAGATAAAAGGTATAACAATATCGGAATTTATAGATATACTAAGATGTAATACTTAAAATATAATCTTTATTTAGAAAAGGAAATTAATTATGGAGTTTAAAGATTTTTTAAAATTAAGATATATGTTTTTAAAACAACAAAAGGAAGTTGAGGACAATCTACCAAATCAAATAAGAATATCGGCAAAAATACACGAGATAGGTTTGATTTTAGACTTCTTGGAAAATAAAAATATAGAAAATATTTATAGAATAAAATAATGTTTATCATAGGAGAAGGTTATGAAAAAGTTTATATGTGGTTTAATATGTGGAATGATATTTTCAATAGGAACTCAATCTTATGCTCGTGGAAAGTGGAATAATCCTTGGCAAGATAACATTAGTATAATAGGTAAAACAATAGATGAAACAAATTTAAAATTAGATAAAATATATTCCAAATTAAAGAGTGTAGATGAGCGTTTAGAAATTGAAAATAATAAGTAGTATTAAATAAAAATATCATTTTATAGGAGATATAGGTATGAATAAAAATAATAATTTTGAAATAGCAACTTATAAAATCAAATCATTTAAAGACGTAAATGACGTTCATTACAATGGGAATCTAGATGAATATTTTAGAGCTGTTGGTGAATGTGATATTACAAATAATACTGTTATGATATTAAAAGATATGTATGAATTAATAAAGAAATCAAAATAAAATATATAACTTTTTATGAGGATAATTATGAATTTAAAACACTTGATAATAGTGGGGCTAATTGTATATGGTTCAGTATATATTTTATGTCGAATATATAAAACATCAGGCAGCTAAAAATTGTATTTTAAACGGAGGTATATATGTATCAAGATATAAACCAAACAAGCAAATGTTGGAAATGTAAACATATGAGAAAATCAATTTACACTATATTTGAAAATGAAACTTTATATAATTGTTGGTGTAAAATTGGAGACATGGAAAGCAAAGAAAAATGCAATAAATTTGAAATATGTGATAAAATATAATTTTAATTTAAGGAGGAAAGAGATGAAAAAAATATTATGTGATGATACAACTTGTATTCATAATGAAGATGTAAAAATTAATGGAGCATCAGTCCTAGTGTGTAAAAGATGTGATACCATGATAATTAATACTTATAGAGATTCTTGTAGGGGATATGAGAAAATTGAAGATTATTTAAAAAGAATAAATTATGAATAAATAATTCTTTTATTTAGATTTTAGGAGATATTATGTGGAAAGAAAGATGTAGTAAGTGTGGAAGTAGTTTGAGGTTTGCAGGATTTATAAAAACTGGCGGACTCTTCGGATTCTTTGATGCTTGGCATACAGCTTGGAAGTGCAAGAATAATTGTAAATGAAATATAAACAAAATCAAAATTTTAAAGGAAATGGGAGGTTTTTAATGGTTGATTTATATGATTATAAATTTAGATATAATTTCAAAAAATATGAAACAGTAACATATAATAAGATAATTTTTAAAAGTAAGCCTTATCCGTTTAATATATCTAAGGTTAGAGTGGTATTAAAAGCAGAGGGCGATTTTATAGGTATAAATGAAGCAAATCATTGGTGGAATTGGTGGGAAATAGTTCCTAATCATAGATTTAAAAAATGCATATATTGGATTAAGTTTTATCCGTGGTATTATATCAGGTTTAAAAAGTTAAATTCTAAATAAAATAAAACTTTTATTTAAATATACAGGAGGATATTATGGAGAAAGAAATATTAGAACTTGCTAAAAATATAGCACCATCTACACAGTTATCAGTAGAACAAGTAGCTGGTGTTATTTATGAAATTATTGATAGTCAAAAGAAGTCAAGAATTAAATTTGAAATAGATGAAGAATATATTCAAAAAGCTATTTGGGTCAAAACTGTGATGGGAGAAATATAAAGACATTTCCCTTAAAATAAAGTCTTTAAGATGGTTTGGTACCGACATTAATGTCGGGAGCATAGGAGGAAGTTATGAGTAATAAAAATAATGTACTAACAGTAGAAGTAAAAGCTACTGAAATAGATGAAGTTAAAGATATAATAGGTTCTTTTATATTTATGTTAGAAGATAATAGAATAGATATAAGAATAAGAGAGCAATATTTAAATAGTTGCAAATACTTAAAAAATAATTTTTATGTAAATATAAATAGATAAAATCCATTTTAGCAATACAAAAATGCGCATTGAAAAGTGAATATAGAATTTATTGCTCAGAGTTTAAACTCTAATATATTTATTTTATTAAGATATTTTGTCGAAAACTTTTTTAACTTTTTCACAAAAAAAGTGTTGAATTCGTTACGAATTATGATATAATATAATTAAGATAAAAAGTTAAGGAGGAAGCAAATAAAATGGTTGAATTAGTTGGAAGTGAAAAGCAAATTAAATGGGCAAATGACTTAAGGGAAGGTTTTATTACTTATATAGAATTTTGTAAAGAGTTAATTGAAGAAATAGGAATAACTGAAGATATAGAAGAAGAATTAGAATATGCAGGATTTAGAAGTATAAATGAAGCCTTTGAGGTAATAAATACACAAAATAGCTCAAAAAAAATAATAGAAGCACTAAAAGGAAATGATTATATAAAATTAGCTAAAAAAGATAGAACAATGTTAGAATGCGCAACTGGAAGATTAACTGAAAAAGCTATAATAGAAGAAAAAGAATGTATAATATGTAACACAATAATAACATTGGGAGATATGAAATAAAATTGAAGCTAAGTTTTTATAGAATTAAACAAATAAAATACCAGGAGTTATATAGCCAACTCCTGGTACAATTCCAATATGGAACTACTTAATAATGTAATATTTAATATAATAATTCAATTTACATTCCAATATGATCTACTTAATTAAAAGTATATATAATTGAAATTTAAAAATCAAGGAGGAAATTATGAATATATCTATACAAAAAATAATTAGTGTTTTAAAAAGAGCTAAAATGAATGCAGCAAGAGCTATAGAAAATCAATTTGATGATTGTTATATAAATTTAGTAAAAAAAGAAATGGATGATATAGAAACAATATTATTTTATACTGATATTCAAAAAATGAAAGATGATAAATTTGATACATTTACAAATGTACTTGATAAACTTGAAGATGTGTATGATTGCATAAAAGCTAAAAGTAATTGCGAAAAAGAATTAAATGATTTCGCTTTAAGTATAAAAGACTTTGAAACTAAATTTAAAATAACTAACTATTTTAAAGATGAAAAAGTTGCTAAAGTTATATTTAATAAAAGCGGAGGAACTGCAAAAGGGGCTGCAATCACTAATAGAGTCACAATTCCGACATCCTGGATAAAAGAAATGGGTATAACTGAGGATAACAGAGAAATTAAATTAGTAATTGAAAATAATAAAATAATAATAGAAAAAATAAAATAAATATATTAGAGTTTAAACTGAGTGATAAGTTTTGTATCATTCTTTTTAGTGCAAAACCAAAAAGAAGTTTTAGAACGTACAAATAAATTCAAAATTTTAAAGGAAGTGATAGATGTGGCAAGAAAAGAAAAATATTATGGAACTTTAGTTATGATTACAGGAAATCAATATGAAAAACTTGTAGAGTTAGGATATAAAGGTTATCATAATCAATTTAGGGTAGTGTGTAAGGCTAAAAGTATGGCAGAAGCAAATAGAATAGCAGAAAGCTATAATTTGGGGAGTAAAGTATTTCATAGAGATTATACTTGTGAAACAGGTAATGCTTTAGAAATAGAATTAGCAGATAAATATGGTTTTATAATAAATATAAGTGGAACTCTTGGAGATAAATATACTGATATTAAAAATATAAATAATTTCTAAGTAAAATAAAACATTTAATTAATAGGAGGTTAAGTATGGAAGGTAAAGACTTAATAATAAAAATGTTAAACTTGTTAGTTGAAATGGCAGAACATTGTATTAATAAAGATAAATCAAAAGACAATGTTAAGTGTGCAGATTGTGCTTTATGTTGGAACTTTAGTTTATCTAGCAATGGTTGTTTTTTAGTTGAAACAATAGATCATAATGATAAATTTATAGAAGATTTAGAAAGTGTGTGCATTGCACATGATATAGATTATAAAGATAAATTAAATAAGATAGCAGATATATTCGTTACAGAAAGTGAATAATTAAATAAAAATAATTCTTTTATTTAGAAAGGAGAATGTAATGGATATAGTGAATACAGAGTGTGGTAAGTGTTGTTATGTACAATGTGGTATGGATGCGGATAAAGAAAAAGAATGTCATTGTGATAATCAAGAAGGTCATAATTGTTATAGCTGTAAATGTAAAAGTATATGTTTTTAGTGAAATATAATTTTTATTTAATAAGGAGGTTGAAGGTATGTGCAAATTAGATAAAGATGAACTTTGCAATGAAATTTATAAATTTAAAAGATTAAGGGATGAAGAAATAAGACCGATACAAGAAGAGTACCAAGAATATATTGATGATACAATATTTCAAAAACTTCCCTTCCAATATGGAGATATTATAAAAGATAAATTAAATAACCAAATTAGATATTTTATATATAAAGGTATTAAAAAAGAATATATGGTCTTATATGGTTGCAATGAAAAGGGCATTGAAAATAATGAGGATAGACAATATCATTGGAGTGTTTATGAGGAATTTGAAATCCATAGGGAAATTGAATAAAATAATTCTTTTATATTAAATTGGAGTGTTATTATGAAAGTAATGAGTGATAATGATTTTAAAGAATATAAAAAAAAATCAATTGACTTAGTTTTAGAAATGAAAAGTCTTAAGAATAGTATTGAAGAATTTTTAGAAATAAAAAGAGAATTTGAAAAATTACAAATCTATATGTCAAGAGAGCAAGAAGAAGATTTAGATATAATAGAAGAAAAGATTTCAGAATATATAAAACATTTGAGAAGTTAGGAGGTAGTTATGAAAATAGGAAAATTAAAATGTGTCAGAGATGTTAAATGCAATAACTGTGGTAAGGTGCTTAAAGAAGATATTGATTATAGATATTCTGTAATAGGAGGATATTCTAAAACTGAATTGTTACTTTGCGAGGATTGTTTTTTAGATTTAAAAAGAACGATAAGTGAAATGTGGATAATAATATAAGTGGTGATTGATATGAAAGAATTTAGTATATATGTAAACGGAAAGTTTGTTTTTAAAGGATATAATGTTTTTAAAAAATATTTTGAGTTATGTGATTTGTATGGTGAAGAAAATGTTGGAATAAAATAATTCATTAAACCAATTAAAATAAAAAGTTTAAAGGAAGTGATAAAAATGTTTAGATTAAATGAGTTTGACATTAAAATAAATTTAGAAAATCAAAGTTTTGAAATTTACGATAATATTTCATATGTTAAGTATGTTTGTAGGGACTTTCAGATACAAGGGCTCTTACCTTCTTTGAGAAAAGCAATTAATTCATTATTAAAAGAAAGAATGTAGACTCAAAATATTTAATTTATAATTTCGTTAAAATAAAGTTATTATTTAAGAATAGGAGGATCAGTTAAAATGAATGAAATTAAAGGATTAGAATACACAGAGGATGGATACATCGTATCAAATGGTCAATATATAGGATTAAAAGACGATAATGAATGGGAGTGGTATGGGGATATAGATTTAGCCAGAAATAATTTAAAACCTATAATAAATATGAATGTAATAGAAGAAATAAGAGATTATATAAATTTTGTTCAGAATAAATAAAATATAATTTTACAATTACAAATAAAGAAAGGTATAACAATATGAGTTGGACAATTAAAGCTGTAAATGAATGTTGGAAATGTAAACACTTACAGAAATCAATATATATGAAGCTAGAAAATGAAACTTTATATAATTGCTGGTGTATAGTTGGAGATATGGAAAGCAAAGAAAAATGCAATAAATTTGAAATATGTGATGAATTATAATTTTCATTTAAGGAGAGATAGTATGAGTATAAAATGTAGTAAATGCGAAAATAGAGTATTTGATGGTAATGCTTATTTAAAGATAAGTATAATTGAAAAACCACAGCAAGAGATAGTTGATAAACTAACAGAGGATTTAAAACTTGCAAAAGAAAAGTTTGGGAAGAAATCAGAAGAAGTTGCAGATATTCAAAGAGCTTTAAATATAGAAAAAAGAATGTTAAAAACTATATGGCAATGTAAAAATGCCTTATAAATTATAATTTTTATTTAGAAAAGGAGAGTATTATGAGTAATATAAATATGGAAAATCTGGCAACAACAAGATTATGTTTAGAAAAAATACTGCAAGAGAAAATAGAGTTAGAAAGTGAAAATGACCTACAAGATAGTGTAAGTTATGGATTGAATTTAGCCATAAGAAACTTAAAAGGTGTAATAGAAATTATAGATGAAAAACTAGAAGATTACAGATAAAAAACATATTTTAAGAGGTGAAGTTGTGAAAGTTATAAGAGAATATAGAGTTATTTCAGATGAAGATTGTGAAGTATTCCAAAAAGAATTTAATAAGTATCTTCAAGAATTTCAAGATAAAGGATATGAATTAGATATAAAATTTTCAACTTGTGTTTCGATTAATAATAACTTAGTTCAAAGTGTTATGATACTTTGTTATTAGTGCAAACAAAAGATTGATTATAAGAGGAGAATGTAGATGAGATATAAACAAGAATGTAGATATAAAACAAAAGATTGTACAAGGGAAATTAAATTAAAATTAAAAGATGATGAAACTGTAGTAATTATATGGGATGATGAAAAACATATAGGTGCAGGAATAAAGTTAGAAAAGGAAGTTGCTATAAGATTAGCTGGTAAAATATTAAAGTTCTACAATAAAGACTTTGTATTTTCAGAAAAGATAAGTAAAAATTTAGAAAAAATAGAATGGAAATTAGATGATACTTACGAAACAATGGTAGAACATGATTTTAGTATAGACAGTAGTGAAGTACTAGAATTAAAAGATTATATAGTTGATTTAATACGAGAAATTAACTTGTAAAAGAGGAGTTTTAGAATTTTAATGAAAATTGGAGGTATATATGAGTAAAATATGGTTTACAGGTGATACACATTTTAGTTCTGAAAGAACTTTAGAATTAAGTAAAAGACCATTTAGGTCGGTAGAAGAAATGGATAAGATTTTAATAGAAAATTGGAATAGTGTTGTCGGTGAAAATGATACAGTTTATCATTTAGGAGATTTTGGAAACTATGAAATTATCAAACAATTAAATGGTTCTATTAATCTAATAAAAGGTAATTACGATAGAAATGACGAAGAGAATTTGAAACAATATGAAAAATATTTTAATTTGATATTTAACGATACACACAATATCGCCTTGAAAAATTGGCAGGAAGATTGTTCTTTTTATTATGATATTAATATGGGACACGAGCCGAGCAAAGTATGGAGATTTAATATAGATGAAACTAATATAAATTTATTCGGGCATATACATAAGTTATGTATGATAAAACAATATGGATTAAATGTGGGTGTAGACTGCCATAATTTTTACCCAATAGATTTAGAAACAGTTCTATTTTATCATAATGCAATACTAAATCATTATGATATCGAAGTGTTTGAATAAAAATATCAATTACGTTAAATAAAGTTAAGAGAAATTAAGGAGAGGTAATGGAGATAGTGAATACAGAGTGTGGTAAGTGTTGTTATGTACAGTGTGGTATAGATGCAGATAAAGAAAAAGAATGTCATTGTGATAATCAAGAAGGTCATAATTGTTATAGATGTAAATGTAAAAGTATATGTTTTTAGTGAAATATAATTTTTAATAGAAATTGGAGAATAAAAAATGAGAAAATATGGAGTTAAATACAGAACTATTGTTGATGAAGATATGAACATTATAAAAAATGTTTATAGTCCAATTTTATATATAAATAACGAAGAAATTTTTATATCTCAAGGAGATGCAATAATGGAATTTAATAATAGGGAAGATGCTTTAACACAAGCAAAAGAAACTTATATCAAGATTAAGGATAAGATTTCATTAAAATAAAGCTTTAAAAGAAAGGAGAGATAAATGATAGATAAATATAAATTATATAATGGTGATTGCCTAGAGGTAATGAAAGATATTCCTGATAAATCAGTAGATATGATTTTATGTGATTTACCTTACGGAACGACATGGGCTAAATGGGATAAGATAATAGATTTTGGTGAGTTATGGAATCAGTACAATAGAATAATGAAACCAAATGGTGCAATAGTATTGTTTTCAAGTCAACCATTTACTACAAAACTAATAGAAAGCAACATTAAAAACTATAAATACACTTGGTACTGGATAAAGAATATCAAAGGAAATTATCTAAATGCAAAGAGACAACCACTAAGACAAGTAGAAGAAATAAATGTATTTAATAAACACAACTACTATCCTCAAGGATTAAAAGAATATAATAAAATAGGAAAAAGTGGAAGTGGGGCAAAAACAACAATGTGTAACTATTCAAATGAATGGTTTCAAGAAAATACTAATTATCCTAGTAATGTGCTGTATTATAGTTTAGATAAAGATAGGTTTCATCCTACTCAAAAACCAGTAGACTTATTAGAATATTTAATTAAGACTTATTCTAACGAGGGTGAAATAATAATGGATAATTGTATGGGTAGTGGCTCAACAGGTGTTGCTTGTATGAATACAAATAGAAAGTTTATAGGAATAGAGCTTGATAAGAATTACTTTGAAATAGCTAAAAATAGAATTGAAGAAAGTTTACATAAAGAAGCAAGTTAAATTTCATTAAAAATAAAGTTATTAAGGAGAATAGACAATGAAACTAAGTCATTTAGTTAAAAAGGGAATAGATCACCTAATAGCATATGGAGATTGTGATGTTAGAATAAATCTGCTAACTGAGAATCAGTGCAATTTCTTGGATGAATATCATGTTGGTCTATACAATAATAAACACGAGTTTGAATTTGAAATAGACATAAACAGCAAAGATGATTTAATTCAAAAGATAAAGTAATTGGGAGGTAATATGTTTAGTTTTGTAGGTAGCTGCTTATTTATAATTTTAATAATGCCATTTGTACTACTATTACTATTGTTGAGTATGGGATTAATATATTTAATAGTTGACTGTGCCAAGAATATATATGAAGAATTTAAAAGATAATGTTTTGTAAGGAGGTATCTAAATGAAGTTTGAATTTGAAGCGGACAGTATAGGTCAGATAAGTGATGGAAGTCATACCTTTGACGAATTGTACTATCATAGAATGGTATTGTTTTCAGTAATATGTAATACATATAAGAATAGAGCTTGGAAGTCTTGGAAACATAATGATGGAACTATGTATGAGGACTATTTTATTGTTGGAATAGCAACAAAAGAAGGAGTGTTTACATATCATTACCACAAGCAGTATTGGGATATGTTCAACGTAAAAGAGCTGTACATTGCACCAGAGTGGGATGGACATACATCAGAAGATGTTGTAAGATTAATTAGTTTGATAAAATAAATTTAAATAAATCTAAAAAATATTGAAGTAAGACGAGATATGTTGTATAATTATAAATATAAAATAATTAAAGAGAAGGAGAATTAAAATGTTTAAGAAAATCAAAAGTTTATTATTAATAACTCTAGTAGTAGGAGGAAGTGTTGTTGGATGTGGAAAGACAACAGATGTTAGTGAAGACAAAACCAAGGTAACATTAGTATTATCAGTTGGTGGAGTAAATGACCAATCATTTAACCAAGGTGCTTGGGAGGGTGCTAAAGAAGCGGCAGAAGAATTAGGAGTTGAAGTTTCATACTTAGAATCTAATAGTGATTCAGATTATATGCAAAATATAGAAACAGCAGTGGATGAAGATGCAGATTTAGTTGTTGGTGTTGGATTCCAATTAGGAGATGCAATAAAAGAAGCGGCAGAAGCTTATCCAGAACAAAGCTTTGCTATAATAGATTCTACATATGATGAAGTGCCTGAGAATGTAAGATGTATAACTTTCAACGAAGAACAAGCTGGATATGCAGCTGGATTGGTTGCATCAAAGATGACTAAAACTGGTAAAGTAGGATTTGTAGGTGGGATGGATATACCTTCTTGCTCTAACTTCTCAATAGGATTTAAGAAAGCAATGGAGGAAGTTCTTCCAGAGTCTAAAACGTTAATTCAATTTACTAACTCATTCACAGATGCAGCAAAAGGAAGAGTTGTTGCAGAGCAAATGGTTAAAGAAGGGGTAGATATAATATTTATGGCTGCTGGTGGAGGAAACTCTGGTGCATTAGAAGTCGTAAAAGAGAACAATATAAAAGCAATTGGTGTAGATATGGCCAACAATTACTTAGCTCCAGATCACATAGTTACATCAGCACTAAAGAATGTTGGAGAGGGGTTAAAGTTAACTATAAAAGATTTCACTGAAGGTAACTTCAAAGGTGGAGAAGTTAAGTATGATATGTCAAACGGTGGAGTTGGATTCGAAAAGACAGATTTATTATCAGATGAGATAATAAAGTTTGTTGAAGACAAATTAAAAAATATGTAGTTTAACAGAATAGACCAAGTTGAAAGTACAACTTGGTCTATTCTGTTAAAATGATGATTTTAAAAAATCTAAAAAATAGTTGTTGACTTGTAATCAATATTAATATATAATAATAACTGTAATGAGGGAGTTGATCTCCTTTACAATAAATAAAATACAATTAGGAGGAAATAGACAATGAGAGGATTTGAATTAATGGTGCTAATGAAGGGAGTTACTTATTCAGAAATAGCTAAGACTTTAGGTATAACTAGACAATCTGTTTCTCTGTGGGCAAAAGACAGAAAGATACCAGCAGAAAGGTTGGAGACATTATCTGAGATGTTAGATTGTCCAGTTGAATACTTAACGGCAGAAGTTGATATTGAGTCATTGAAGAACAACATACATAAATACTTAAGTTTATAATACTAAGAGCAATATTATATTGTTCTAGTATAAATTTAAATAAATCTAAAACAAACATTGACTTCGATATTTCAATATGGTAAAATAGTAGTTGTATATAAAAGGTTTGCCTTAAATGTGCAATTGTCAAAAATACAAAGGAGGAATATCGTTGGCTACAAGTTGTAAGAATCGAGGTATGGACTTCGAAAATATGTTTTCAAGCAAGTGTAAATTACTAAGAGAAGACGAGAATGCTAAGATATTGATAAACAAAGTTCCTACAGAAATGAAATTAATTAGAGGTGCTGGAGGTAGAATTGTTAAAGCATTTGCCGTATCAAAAGACGAGACAGAATTTGTAGACTACTGTGGAGTATACTACGGTAAGCCAATATGTTTTGAATTGAAGAGTACAGAAAACAAAACATCTTTTCCTTTTGGAAATATAAAAGAGTCTCAAATTAGTTTTTTAGACAAGTGGATTGAATATGGTGGAATAGGATATTATATTATAAGGTTTGCCTATCACAAGAGAGTGTTTATGATAAGTGCTTTAGATATGCATCACATCATAAACACCATAGGCAGAAAGTCTGTTAAGTACGAACAGTGCTTGGAAGATAGTAGGTTTATAGAGCTCAACTATGATAAGTTAAACTTTGAAGACTACATATTAAATGAGATGTAAGGAGGATGGTATGACACTAAAAGAATATTTGGAAATATATAAAAGCACCAAAAAGATATATATCAGAGAACATTCAGATGACAGCATATCTGCTGGAATAGGATTATTTAGTGACACTAAACATTTACCTCAAAAATACTTGGATTCATATGTAACCAATTGGACTTATAAGCTTGATGCCGCTAATATTGGTGGAACTGAAATGGCAATATATCCAATAGCCACATTAAAGATAGGGAGGGATTAGTGTTATGAAGTTAGGAGAATACATTAAAAATAACGATATTAAAAAGATATCTGTTGCAACAAGTGTTGATGATTTGAACAATAGGGTTGAATTTTTAGACATAAATATGATTCCAGTTAAATATTGGGACGCAGACGTAAGAACATTTAGACACAAGTTAAATATGGAATGCGGCTCAATTAAAGATATTGAAGTAATAGCTATAGTAAAATTTACATAAATTAAAAACAAAAAGGAGAATTTAAAATGAAAAAAATATATTTAGCCAGCCCATTTTTTAATGATGAAGAAATAAAAACAATGGAAAGTGTATTAGAAATATTAAGAAGTAAGGATTTAGAGGTGTTTGCACCATTTGAACATCAAAATAAACACCTAGAATTTGGTTCTATGGAATGGAGAAGGGCAACTTTTAAATCAGATATGGACGCGGTATATGAAAGCGATATAATGGTTGCGATACTTGATGGAAACTACTCAGATTCAGGAACTGCATTTGAGATAGGTGCATATAGTGAATTAAAGAAACCTATAATAGTTATAAATCCAAATGGAAAAACAATAAACTTAATGATAGCAGAATCACTTCACGCAGTAATAACAAGTTTTGAAGAATTAAAAGGATACGACTTTAATGAATTAAAAGCTACACCATACACAGATTACGTTTGGTAAAACCGCAGAACTTTGGAGAGTTGGTTAAACTCTCCTTTATTATGCCTAAATAGTTTAAAGAGTATATTAATTAAAACCACAATTAGGAGGTGTTATATGAGTGAGATCAAGTCAGTTCTACCGACTTTGTCATTGATGTTTGTGATAACAATAATTGTATTGACAATAAGGATTATCAACGAATTAAAGAAACGAAAATAAATTTAAACAAATCTAAAATAACTGTTGACTTAGTAAGGAGTATAGTGTATTATATAACCAAGATAGTTGTTATCTAATTCAACAGCTATCAAATATAAAAACGATATACATACTACAATTAAATAAGAGGAGGATGCAAAATGAACAAAAAGATAGTGTCGGTTGACTTTATAATATCTAAAGACAAGACCGTAGCTACAGACTTACATAATGTTGGGATAACAAAGAAGAACCCGAAAGACAATCACGATGATGTGATAGCTATGCTAGTATCATTAGCAAGAATGTTAGATGTGTCAGAGGATAAAGTATCAGGCATAGTTGATATTTTATGGGGAGATACACCGCACAAGCCAATAAGTTCATATGAAACTAAAGAGCTGTGTGAAGAGTTATGGAAAAGAATTTAAAAAAATCTAAAAATAATATTGACATAAAAAAAGAAGCTGGTATATAATAAATAATGTATCTGAAAGGTTACATAAAATATAAATAAATCTAAAAAACAAAGGAGAGAGTGTTGTGACAAAAGAATTAAACAAGAAACAAACATTAGGTAGATTTGATATAGTAGGAGAGATAGCTGTAGATAGCAAGGTGTTCGCTATAGGAAGCAAAGGTAAGAACAATCAAGCTTGGATAAGTAATGTGTTCAATCCAAGAGTTGATGGAGTTAACGGTGCAAGTATGTTTGTTAGAATGCAAGATGGATACGATGAGGTAAAGGGTAAAACTTTATACTTAAAAACAGTAAACGATGAATCTATGGAGATAAAGTTTGGAGATAGATTTAATCCAATTCTAGTTGAAAAGGTAAACGAAAGATCTTTTGTAAAGGTATTTACTAAGAGAGTTGAAAAGATAAATGAAGAAAGTGGAAACAAGTTTATGGCTTGGGAAGAACCACAAAAGTTCTTAACTGTATTTGATGCAATAAACTTTTTACAAACTGTTATGCCATTAGCATCAAAACATAAGGTTAGAATGACTGGAGATGTTAGATATAGCACATACAACGGAAAGTTACAAAGAAACTTCGAATTAAAGAATTTTTACATATTAACAAACAACGAAGAAGAAGGTAAAGAAATGCCTTTAGGATTTAACTTCACTCAAAACATAATAGTTATGAAAGATGCTGTTAAGAAAGATAGGTTTGAATCTGAAGGTGTAGCCACTATAGATACTAAACTATACGTTAGAAAGGCTAAAGATCAATACGAGATATTAGACTTACCTTTAACAGTAAGAGCAACTGAAGACAATAAAGATACTTACAGAAAGATGTTAGAGAAGTACTTTACAGTAGACGGAGACACAGTTAGAAGAGTGAATGTAGAAGGTGTGTTCCAAGTTGGATATGTTTCAGGAAATATAGATGAAAACGACCTTCCTCAAAATGCATTAGAATTAATAGAAGATGGATTCTACTCAAAGGAAGAAGTTTTAAAAATGTTCCTAAAGAAAGAGAGAGTTGACGAAACTTTATTAAGAAGACCTATAGTTAAGATGTCTGAAGGTATACCAACTGGTATAGATAAGTCAGATGAAGATTATACGATGGAAGATATACAAGCTGCAATGAAAGAAGTTTCAACTGAGGAAACTATTAAGATAGGCGAATCTTCAATTTCAACAGATAGCTTATTAGATGAGTTGAGTGGATTATAAGATATAAAATACAAAGTGCCTAGGGGATACCCCCCCTATGCACAATTTAAATAAATTTAAAATTAAAAAAGAATAATAAAATTAAAGTATGTTAAGGAGAGAAGTTAGTATGAGTTTATTAAGAAAGCCAATGAGAAGAGTTCAAGGTGTTAAAATATTAGTATATGGAGTAGATGGTTCAGGTAAGTCAGTGTTTGGATTATCATTCCCGGAAGTTGCAGTTCTAGATTCTGAGTCTAAAGTAGGGGTTTATGAGGGTGATCCAGAGTTTGGACAAAATATAGTTGCTGTTGCAGATACTTCAAACTACTATGACACATTAGATGTAATAGAAGAGGTTATAAAGAATGACCTATGTAAGACATTAATGATAGATTCTGAAACCTACATAAAAGAAGCTATGGAAGTTGCCGCTATGGAGACTGAAGAAGAGAGAGCTAAGAAGAAGGGTGGAAATATAGACGACCAAACTGTATCAATGAGAGGTTACGGTAAGATAAAGTTAAACTCAAATAGAATGAGATTATTAAAAGCACAAGCATCTGCTAAAGGTATAAACATAATATCTACTGCTCACAAGGAAGATGTATTACAAAAGGTCGGAAGTGAAAATGTTAAAATAGGTGAGAAGCCAGTTTTAAGAAAGAATGCTCAACATGACTATGATGTTATATTAAGATTCTTCAAAGAGAGAGATATGGCTACAGGTAGAGTTAAGTACTGCGCAGAAGTTGAAAAGGACACAACTAGAGTTTTAAACGTTGGACAAGTGGTTGAGAATGCATCGTATGACTTATTTAGACAATACTTTGAATCAAGACAGGGTTTAGGTAAAGCTGATACTAAGTATGATAAGAACATAGAGAAGGATATGGAAACTATGAAGAATGAAGATAAGAACCATGACGACTTAGTTGAAGAGTTCGTTACTTTATTCAAAGATATGAAAGCTAAATCTCCTGAAAAGGCGGCTGTTATACCTACACTATTAAAAGAACATGGAATAGATAGCTACAAGAAACCGGAACACTTTGAAGCCTTACAATCTGTAGTAGCTAAAATGAAACAAATGTAATAAATGGAGAGGGGATGGCACCCCTCTTTTTATAAGAAACGGAGAAAAGATAAATGGCAAAAGTAACAATGAAATGTTGGCACTGTAAAGGTGTAATAGAAAGCAAAGATGATTTGGTTATAGAAAAGGTAAACAATGTAAACAGAAAGTTTCATAAGGGACTTGGTTGTTTGGAGTCGTTTAAGAATCAAAAGGCATTAGAGCTCAAAGAAAAGCAAGACAAAGAGAAATATTGGGAAGAGTGGTGTGCCTTATATGAATACGTTAAAAGAGATGTATTGAAGTATTCTGATAAGATGCAATTATCTGAGCACGCAAGAAGAAAGCTTTTAGAATTAAGAAATGGTGGTTTGATTAAAAATCACGAGGGTGTTACTGACAATGGGTATCCATTCCCTGTTATACTGATGACCTTTAAAGTTAAAAAACTAGAAATAGATAGGGCATTAGATAATATAAATTTTGAAAATGAAACACAAAAAGTTAATTACATAATGGCTATTATAAAAAACTCTATTAACGATGTTTATCTTAGAGTTTTAGCTAAAAACAAGAGAGATGAAATGGTTAAGAATCAAAGTAACACAGCTGTTCAATCAGTTAAAAAGGTTGAATATGTAAAGAAGTCTGAAATAAACAAAGGCAGTCTGTTTGACGATATATGGTAATTATATGCAGTAGGGAGGTGTATGCACATGATAGGAATGACAGAAATATCAGAAATGTCCAAGATAACTGAATCTAATTTGATAGGATGCTTGTACAACAATCCAAACTTATTCTTAGACCACGATGAGCTATCTTCAAATGACTTTAATAATGAACAATGGAGGTTTATGTTTGCCTTGGGTAAGAAGATGGCCTTAAGAGGATATAATACACTTACACCAATGGACGTAGAAACATTTATTGAACAATTAGGAAACGAAAAGATTGCATCAGGATTTGAATACTATGGTGGAACAAGACTTGTAGAAGATTTACATATGATATTTGATGGTAATGATAATATAAATGTTTACATAGACGACCTAAAGAAATGGAAAGCAATAGCAGAAATACAAAAGAACTTTTCAATGGAAAGTAAGGAAGACCTAGTAAGATTAAGTAAGGGGTCATTCAATACTCTATATGATTTATTTACTGCAAAGCTAAACAATATATTTGTAAACATAAATGAAGATGTTCATACTCAAGAAATAGGGTATGGATTAGATGAGTTAATCGAAGATGCCAATAAGGGTATGAAAAGGGGTCTTCCAATAGATTCTCCAATATTGTCTGACACTATAAATGGAATAAACTTAGGTCAAATAATGCTTATAGGAGGACAGTCTGGATCAGGTAAGTCTACTTGGTTAATACAACAAGTTTTAACTTCGGTATTTAACAATGAAGAGGCGGCAGTATTCTTCCTAAACGAACAAGATGCTAAAAAGTTCCAACAAGAACTATTAACTTGGATTATAAATAATGTGGTGTTAGCTGGAACCAATAGGTTTTTCAATAAGGTAAGATGGAGAGATGGAGGCTTCTCACAAGAAGAGTTCGAATGGCTATATCAAGCTAAAGAGATACTTGAAAACAAGACTAAGAATAATAAGATAATAATAGTTGAGTTTAAAACATACTCTCATAAAGTTGTAGTAAGAAGTATCAAGAAGTATGCTGCACTAGGAGTAAAGATATTTGCTATAGATACATTTAAACTAAGTTCAGATGCAGACCCAAAGAATCCATTCTGGTTGGAGATGATGCAACAAATGAGAGAGTTTGATGACTTAGTTAAACCTTCTAATTTGAATGTATCCCTTATATGTACACTTCAGTTAGGTAAGGGTGCTATAGTAAGTAGATACTTATCTGCAAATGATCTAGGTATGTCTAAGAACATAATAGACGTTGCTTCAACTTGTTTGTTAATTAGAAAGATGTATGCGGATGAGTACAAGGGGGAGAAGAACGAAATAAAAGTTTGGAATACTGTTGGGGATAGTAGATTTGCAACAGAGTTAGACCCAACAAAGAGACATAGTATAATATTTATAGAGAAGAATAGAAATGGTATAGCTCAAGAATTTCAAGTTGTAGCTCAGCACGACTTTGCTACGTTTAAATATAAAGAAATGGGCAAATCTTACATATCGATAGGAGTATAGAGTAATTAAAGATGGATGCAAGAGAGTTAAGAGAATATATATCAAGAAACGACAAACTACCAGAGATTTTAGAATCTCTTGGTATGCACTCTATTAATGGTATAAACCCAAGATATTATAGTTGTGGACTTCCCGATGGAGACAACCCAACTTCAACAATAATATATAGAGATGAGTCTTTAACTGTAAATGCATACACTAGAAACATAGGTGGAGATGAAGATAAGAAACCAAACATATTCAACCTAATAATGTTTATTAATAATTGTGAGTTCTCTACTGCCATCAACTGGTGTCATGCTGTTTTGGGTCTTAGTAACGATAGAAGGGGTTTGTATCACAAAAGAGAGGATTTACTATCAAGATACAAGAAGAATACTCTTGGTAAGTCAAAACTTATAAAGGATGATATTACATATTATGATTTAGATGTTTTAAATAGATATCAAAAAGACCAACATATAAGTTTAGTTAGAGACGATGGAATAATAGACAAGAGAGTTTTAGATAAGTATATGGTAATGTTTGATGAGAGAACCGATAGAATAATATTCCCACATCTAAAATATGATGACGTTACAAAGGTTGCTGGTGTAGTTGGAAGAACTGTCCATAAAGCTTATAAAGAATTAAAGATATTCAAGTATATGAGTATGCTTCAAACTAGGTTTGACAAAACCTTTAATCTTTATGGACTTAGTTTGAATATAGATAACATAAAATCACAAGGAATAGTATGTGTATTTGAGGCGGAGAAGTCTGTTATGAAGTTAGATATGTATGGTATGCCTGTGGGTGTAGCCGTTGGATGTCACGAGATAAGCAACTTTCAGCGTAGGTTGCTTGTACGGTTGGAAGTTGAGATATGCATATGTTTTGATAAGGATGTTAGTGAAGAACATATTAAAAAGGTTTGTAATGGATTAAACATAGGTCGTACTGTTAGTTATGTTAAAGATACTGAGAACCTATTAAAGGATAAGGATAGTCCCGTAGATAGGGGACATAGAGTATGGAAACAACTATTTGAAAATAGAATAAAAGTTTAAATAAATCTAAAATAAATACGGAGGAAACTATTATGAAAGTATTAGAACTATTTGCAGGACAAAGAAGCATAGGAAAGGCGTTTGACAAGAAAAACCACGAAGTGTACTCGATTGAGTGGGATAAAAGACATGAAAATATAGATTGGTATCAGGATATAAGTACAATAACTGCCAACGATATAATAGAAAGATTTGGAGTTCCAGATATTGTTTGGGCGAGTCCAGACTGCACTAGTTATTCTATAGCTGGAATATCTCACCATAGAACAAGAGAGATTGGCGGAAACCTATTGGCAAAAAGTGATTATGCTAAATTCTGTGACAAAACAAATTTAAATGTTATGATGTTGATTGATGATTTGCTAAAAATAAATCCAAACCTTATATATTTTATTGAAAATCCAAGAGGTGGAATGAGGAAGATGGACTTTATAAAAGGCAAGCCTAGATATACAGTTACTTACTGTCAGTATGGCGATGAAAGAATGAAACCTACAGATATATGGACAAATCATCCAAATCCTAACTTTAAACCTGCATGTAAGAATGGTGATTCATGTCACGTTGCGGCTCCAAGAGGTAGTAGAACGGGAACACAGGGGAGAAAGAATAGCATTGAAAGGTCTTTAATACCAGCACAATTATGTGATCATATTGTTAATATATGTGAAGAGTTTTTAACTGTAAATTATATTAGTCATGTGGTGCTAGAATTAGTTAGGGAAGCTAAAAACTCTACCGAGGAAGGTAATTGGATATACGACATAGAAACAATAGAGGATAAGTTTAATATTACACTAAATAACTCGCTGGTTGTTAAAATAAAAAGCTTGTTAGAAGAAAATGAAGATGTGTGTGATGTTCAGATATACGATAATTACATAGATATAATGCTATACAAGGATAGCTTTTAAATTAAGAGTTCAGTTTTAATGAAATAAATTTAAATAAATATAAAAGTATACGGTGGAGGCAATATCGATGGAGGCAAGAAAGACACCATTTAATTGGGTTGGTAATAAGTTTAAATATATAGATGTAATCAATAACTTAGTAAGAAATAAAAATTATAATTCAGTAATAGATATGTTTATGGGAAGTGGAAACATGCTTTTAAATATTAATACAAATGCGAATAAAATGATTGGGAATGACAAAATAAAGCTGTTGCCATGTATATATACAGAAATTAAAAAGAATAAACATGTGTATACCTTAGAAGATATAGACATAATTTTAAATAGATTTAACAGATTTTCTAAAAAAGAGGATTATTATATATTCAGAGACTATTGGAACGAAAAGTATTTAAATGATAAAATGGATAAAGACTTTATTATTGAAACGGTGTTATTATTAAAAATGTGTAGCAATAGTATGGTTAGATTTAATCAAAAAGAAGGGTACTTTAATCAGGGATTTAGAGGTCTTGGAAAGAAAGATGAGTTTTTCACAGAAAGTATGAAACGTTTATGTGTTGACAGTGTAAATTCTTTGACAGAAATATTAAATAAAAAGGAGTTTGATTTTACAAGTGAAGACTTTTTGAACTTTAAAGATTCAGATGATAATAATTTGATAATTTTAGATCCACCATATATATTGAGGTCAGATATGTATACTGTTGATTGGAATAAAGAACACGAAGACAAACTTAATAAACTGATTATGAACACAAAAAACGACTTTATTTATTTTAATTATCTTGAAAGAGATGGCATTGTTAATCAGGAACTTGTAGATATTATTAAAAAGAGAGGATTGACCGTTGTAGAGATTAACAATAAAACAAATGCGGGCCAAGGTAGGAGCAAGAATACAATAGAGGTTAAGGAAGTTTTAATAACTAATATTTAAATATTGTTAATTGGAGGAAGATTGAATGTATAAATGTTTAACTTGTAAAAATGAATGTGAATTTGAAGAAATTAATATAATAAAAACTTATATTTCTCAAAAAACAGGTGTCGAACTAGACAAATTTATTTGTAGAGAAGATGTGGTATGCCTAGAGTGTAATAATAACATGAGCGAAGGACATGTTGTAGAAATGGTAGAATAAAATTTGAATAAATCTAAAAAAAGCGTTGACTTAAATAAGGCTTGAATATATAATAATTATTGTGAGGGGTAACCCTCCAATAAATTTAAAAAGGAGTGATTTGGTGGGCGAAATAGTAATGATGATAATGGTGTTTGCAGCTGTACTAACATTAGTAACAAAATTTTAAAATAATTGAATAGGTTAGGGTGATGAACATGAGAAGGAACAACAAATGGACAGCAAAAGAAGAGAGATATTTGGAATTTGCGTACTCTACAAGTGAATTGGACGAGTTAGCAAAAGAGCTTGGTAGAACTAAGAGGTCAATATATATGAAAGCTTTTGAGTTGGGACCGACAAAGAGGTGGACAGACGAAGATTTGGAGTATTTAAGAGAAGCTTATTCTACCACTGATACAGAAGAACTTGTAATTAACCTAGGAAGAAGTGCGCAGGCTATAAAATCAAAAGCTTTTAACTTAGGATTAAGAAAGAGACCAGCTAAAAAAGAAACAGAGTTCTCAAAAGAATTATTTGGTGATTTAAATGAAATTGAGTCTGTAATTAGAGAAGATGAGATTATAAGAGAGGCTATAATGCTTGGTTTTTATTAATCAAATAGATTTAAAAATTTACATAAAACTAAAACATATGTTTACATATACGATAAATTAAAAACAAATAGGAGTGATAATATGGTAGAATGTGGCTGTTGTTTAGATTGTCTTATGTACGATATGTGCAAAGATAATTGTGATATGGACTGTGAGGATTGCCCACTTAATAATGAGTAGTAAATAAATGTACAGTATGGAGGATAGCAAGATGACTAAAGAATTAATAAAAGAAGTAGTAAGAGAAACGGTTCGCGATGGAGTTGTGAACCTGATTGTAAGGACAATATAGTTATTGAGCTTAAAGATAAGGACGGAGTATGGATGCAAGAAGATGACCGTTGTGCAGGTATAGATGTTGCGACCTGTCTTTACAGCGAGGAAGCTTACTTTGTTGATATAAGAGTTTTATAAAATAGGAGGTTACATATGTCAGAAAGAAAGGCAGTAGTTAGACCAAAAGCATTAGTTGAAAAGTATGGAGATGACTTTAAAATATGGTCATATTCTAGAGTGTCTTCATACAAGAACTGTGTACATGAATATTATTTAAGTAGAATACTAAAGGTTGAAAATAGAAATAATCTTTGGGGAATACTTGGTGGATTAAGTCACGATGCACTAGAAGATTTTTACAATGGTGAGATAAAGTATGAAGATATGCTTAAAAAGTTTGAAAGCTCATTCTTAGACTATGAAATGGCGGATTTAAGATTTGTAAAAGATGATTCTCAAAACGAAAAGATGATTAAAAAGTATAAAGAGTCAATGATACATTTCTTCAATAATCATATCCCAATAACCCAAAAGGTATTATCAGAAAGAGAGGTTTGGGTTGACACAGGATTAGCTGTATTTATAGGATATGTGGATGCTATTCATAAAGATGAAGATGGTTTTTATAACATAACAGATTATAAGACATCTTCAATGGGTACAGAATATAAAGGAGAGAATCTGCTGCACAAGCAAGAACAGTTATTATTATATGCATTAGCATTAACTCAATTAGGAATACCATTAGAAACAATAAAGATAAGATGGAATTTCTTAAAATACACAAATATAAGATATGACCATATGGTCAGTGTTACATATATGAAGAATGGAAAGCTTACCACTAGTACAATGAGAAAGGAAGAGATGATTAAAAAGCTTTCACCTCAACTTAAAAAAGATATATTGGAAGTATATACAGACCTAACAACCAAAGAGTTAAAATGTATAATAGAGAAACTTACAGAAGAAGGTAATTTAAGCAGTCTTCCTGATGAAGTTGTATCAAAATACGAAATAAATCCAGTTGTTAGGTGTGGAGAAAGACATAGGTGGGTAGAAGCTATAAGCACTCAGTTAAAGAAGGATATGATAGCATATGGAATGTCTGATGTTGAAGCTGAGGTTGCATATGCAGATTGTCTATCTAATAATAATTTAGATACACTTCCAAAAGATATATCTAAGAATTACATGTTAGAAGACGCATATGTATATGGAGAGGTTAGTCAAGAGAATGTAGATACATTAATTAATAATATGAATAAGGCTGTGCTTGATATTCAAGCTAAGGGTGAAGATTTATCTAATTGGGAGAACAATAAGTTAGAAAATGATAAAACAGCTTATTACTGCAACAACCTATGTGGGGTTAATAAAGATTGCAAGTATCATAAGCAATACATAGATGATTTAAAGAAACAAAATGAGGAATATAAAAAGGAAGAATCTGATATATTGGCAGAATTAGATATGTTGTAAAAATTTACATAAATTAAAAAAGGAGAACTAAAATGAAATTTAAGTACATAGAAAGCAAAAACAGTGGCAAGTTAGACTTAGACAAATATTACACTTCATATGATGATATGCAATATTGTGCAAATAGAGCTTGGGACATATTAAAAAATAGTGGATATGAAATAAGTGAATTCTTAGAGCCAAGTGCTGGAAATGGTGTGTTCAGCAACTATCTTGCAACTAGTGGATTAGATGTTATTGCCATAGACATAGAGCCAGAATGTGAAGACATTATAAAAGCAGACTATCTTACTTATCCATTAGACTATGTTCCCAGAAGGTGTGTTATAGGAAACCCGCCTTTTGGAACTAGATTGGGATTGGCCAGTAAGTTTTTTAAAAAGTCTATTGAAATATGCGATTACATAGTGTTTATACTCCCAATAAGTCAACTTAACAACACTAAAACTTTTTATCAATTTGACTTATTGCATTCAGAAGACTTGGGAGAGTTGACATTTAGCAACTGTAGAAAGGTTCATTGTTGTTTTAATATATATGTAAGACCAGAGAACGGAAGACCAAACAAGAAACCTAATAACAAATTAAAAGACATAACAATAGTAAGACAAGACAGTAAGAAATACAATGATTTTGATTATGATATAAGAATGTGCTATTGGGGAGATGCAACTGCTGGAAAGATACTTTCAGATGATGAAAGTTATAGTGGTGAGTACAAAATAAAGATAAACAACATAGATATAAAAGACGATATTATAAATTTATTACATAATATAGACTGGAAATCAGAAATTAATTCAACTGCAATGTGTAGAATAAAACAGTACCACATAGTAGATGTATTAAAGAAATATATACCGAAAATAAAATAAATCTAAAAATAAGAAAGGAGTTTAATATGGAACATTTAATTAATAACATATATAATAACGACAGTATGGAGTTTATGAGAGGGTTAGAAGATAACAGTATAGACTTAGTTGTAACAGACCCTCCATATAAAGTTACTGCCAGAGGAAATGCTGGTAATAGTGGTGGAATGATGAAAAGTAAATTATCTATGAATGGTAGGATATTTAAGCATAACGATGTTAAAATAGAGGATTTTATTCCTGAAATTTATAGAGTTTTAAAAGAAGGAAGTCATTGTTACATAATGACAAACCATGTTAATTTAATTGAAATGCTTAATGTGGCAAAAGAGTGTGGATTTCACTTTATAAAATCTTTAATATGGGACAAGGGCAACAAAATAATGGGGCAATGTTATATGTCGCAATTTGAATACATATTGTTTCTTAGAAAGGGTAAGCACAAGAAGATCAACAACTGTGGAACTTCAGATATACTAAGTATACCAAACAAGAAACAGAAAGGTGAAGACGGTAAGAATTTACACGATACCGAAAAGCCTGTAGAGCTTATGCGAATATTAATTGAAAATAGTAGTCAAGAAGGTGAAGTTGTTCTAGATCCATTTGTAGGAATAGGTGCTACTGCCGTAGCAGCAAAGAACTTAAATAGAAAATATATTGGAATAGAACTTGATGAAAACTATTTTAATATCGCCAAAAGAAGATTGGAAACTAATGAATTTTAATTTACATAAACAATTTAAATAAATCTAAAAATAATATTGACTTGTCAATGCTTGGTTGGTATAATAATACCTGTGGTAAATAATAATTATACCAACCACATAATAAATATAGGGAGGTGAACCGCATGGCAAATATAGAATGTGAAATATGTGGAAGTAAAAATCTATCAATCATTAAAACAGAAGTGGTAAATAGGTCTTCAGAAAGTCGTAAATGTGAAGACATACTAGTTTTAACGTTTGAGTGTTTAAACTGTGGAGCAGTGTTTACTGAATGGACAAGAATTCAAGATAATCAATTTGATTAAAAGGAAGATTTTAAGGAGAGCGAGAGTTGCAAGTGAATGGAGTTACAAGTGAACAAAATATAGAAATAATTAACGGTATTCCAGTAGACTGGGATAAATTTAAGAGTAAAGCTAGTGGGTGGTATTTGGAGAGTTCTAAGAAAGGATATGTTAATTTTTGTAAATTAGTAAAAGATAACGGTCATAAGTTATTAAGTGATTATATGGACAACAAAACCAAGGTATTAATAGACTTTAATTGTGGACATGAACCACATTGGATAAGTGTTGGCAACTATAAATCTGGTCATGGATGTCCTAAGTGTGCAGGTAAATGTCCAGAACAAGCCAAAGAAGATTTAATTAAATTAATAAATGAGAATGGACATAAATTATTAAGTGATTATGTAAATAATTCAACTAAAGTATTAATAGATTATAATTGTGGACATGAACCTAACTGGATAACTCCAAATAGTTATAAAAAAGGTCAAAGGTGTCCTAAGTGTGCTGGTCAATGCCCAGAACAAGCTAAAGAAGAATTGATTAATTTAATCAATAAAAACGGACATAAGCTATTATCTGAATATATTAACGCATCAACAAAAGTGTTAATTGATTTCAATTGTGGGCATGAACCTCATTGGATAAAGCCAAATAGTTATAAAAATGGTGTAAGATGTCCGTATTGTAAAAATAAAGGTGAGGTGGCATTGTATGACCTATTGTTGGATATGGGTTATGAAGTCGACACTCAAAAGTCATATAGTGATTTAAAAGATAAAAGGTGTTTACCATATGACTTTTATTTACCTAAGTATAACCTATTAATAGAGTTAGATGGAGATCATCACAGAAGAGCTATATCGTATAAAACCATAGATATGACCGAGCTTGAAAGAGATATGGCTGATATAGATGCTGAAATAAGATTTTATGATAGAAAAAGAAAGGATAAATTGAAAGATGAATACGCCAAAGTTAACAATACGCCACTACTAAGAATTGAATACAATTCTAAAATAGAGCTTGATAAGTGGAAGAAGTTAATATCAGATAAAATAGAAGAAATAAAGAATAACAAAATAGCTTAATTTACATAAATCAAAAATTAATTAAAAGAAATATTTTAAAAGAAGTGGAGAGTGTACATATGAGTTTAACAGACGGGCAAATAAAAGAGATAGTTGAAAATACAATAGATGTCAGTGATAATCCTACAAGATTAAAGAAAATAGTTAACCTATCAAATGAAGAAATTATAAACATAGAACTAGAGACCAATAGAAGGTTTATAGAGTTGGTAAATAACAACTTAGATAAGTTTATTGTAACAAGAGATGGTGCAAGGTACCACACAGGTATAGATAGTTACTTCTTATCTGAATACGCAGAAGAGTGTCTTAAATTTATTTGGAATGAAGGAGAACGTAAATACGATTTAGACGAGGAGATGATGGTTAGACATGCCAATAGTATATTAAACAATAAAGAAAGTAGACTATATGAGTTGGATAAATATGCAATGATAGATTGTATAATATCTATGGAATCACATATTAAATATTTAACTAATGCTTTTAAACGCTATGATAATGCAGATGATATATTGAAAGATATGGAATATATGGCAGATGCACTTGCAGAATATTATTGGGATATTCAAGGGTGGGAAGAAGATGGCGATTCGTATGCAACAGTATCTAGAACACCAATAGATAATATTGAAGCGGACAACTTATTATCAGAATTAGAAGATTTGTAAAATAGGAGGACGGTATGTTCAAGAAGAGATTGTTAGCAAGTATAACCCTAGATAAAAGTAAACTAAAAAGAAGCGAGAAGGGTAGTTGTAATATAGAATGTATTCCTACAGTAAGGATGCTTACAAAAACTGAGTACGAAGAATTAAAATGTTGTCTAAATAGAGCTTGTGAACTACTTAGGGAGTCATATATTAGAACAACAAAAGAATATTAAATAGATTAGGAGTGGCATTATGAGAATTTACATAGATTCAAATTTAGAAAATAAAAGCTGTAAAATATGGTTTGAAGACGGAAATATACAAATATTAAAAGGTGATATAACAGATATATGCAACAGAATAAGAAGTTATGTTTTGGATAACGAATCAAAAATAGACGGAGTGTATGTTAATCATCTAGGATTTGGAGCTACATATGTTGACACATTACAACGTTTAGGGCTAGATGTCAAAGTATGTTCATACAACAAACTAATTAAATAAATCTAAAATCAATTGTTGCGATTTTAAAGTAGGAGGCAGGATAATGGCATATATACATGTACACACTTGTTTTAGTTTACTAGATTCAACTATTAAGTTACGAGAGTTAGTATCTAGAGTAAAAGAGTTGGGAGTGGAGGCCTTATGTGTTACTGAACATGGAAACCTATATTCATCGGTTGAACTTTATAAGTTATGCCAAGAATATGGTGTAAAGTATATAATGGGCTGTGAGATGTACATAACACCTCAACATCCAAGCGTTAAAAACAAAGAAAACAAATACAATCACTTAGTGGTGATAGCTAAGAATGAAACAGGAAGACTAAACCTTATAAAATTAGTTAGTGAAGGTAATAAATATAAGTACTATGGAAAGCCAAGAATAGATTATAATATGTTACTTGAGCACAAAGAGGGTTTAATTATAACTGCAGCTTGTTTAGGTGGAGAAGTTCAGAGGGCAATAATGGATGAAGACATTATTAAAGCAACTAATATAGCTCTTAAATATAAAAATGATTTTGGAGATGATTACTACCTAGAACTTCAAAGCCACAGAGATGACGAACAAAGAATGGTTAATCGTAAGCTTTTAGAAATGGCAAAAGAATTAGATATAAAGTATATCATAACTCCAGATGCACATTATCTAACGGCAGAAGACCAAAAATATCACAATGTATTTGTACAAATAGGTCAAGCAAGAGAAGCTGGAGAGTTTTATACTGATTGTTACATACAAACAGAAGAGGAAGTTTATCAATTCTGTGATAATATGACAAGAGAAGAGGTTGCATTTGGTTTAGCTATGACCGAAGAAATAGCAGATAAGTGTAATGTAACTATTCCCTTGTCAGCACCAATAATGCCACACATAAATATACCAGATCAATTTAAGGATGAAATGGATTATCTTAAATATCTGTGTGTTCAAGGATTTAGAAATAAGAAGATAGATACTTTACCAATAGAAAAGCAAAGAGAGTATTTAGATAGATTAAAATATGAAATATCAACCATAAGAGAAATGGGGTTCGAAGGTTACTACCTTTTAGTTGAGAGTTATGCAAACTCCGTTAGAAGAAGAGGTATTGCCAGAGGGTCTGGTGGAGGAAGTCTAGTTGCATATCTTACAAATATAGTAGATATAGACCCAGTTAAATACGGTCTTTACTTTGAACGTTTCTTAGATGTTGGTGCTTTAGAATTATTAAAGAATGGAACTATAACAAAAGAACAATTAAAGATTCCTGATGTCGATCTTGACTTTGGAAAGCAAGACCGAAATAACATTATGAATAATATAGTTGAACAATATGGGCAAAATAGAGTTGCTGCACTTGGAAGTTTTCAATATATTTGGGCAAAGGGGGCAATAAAAGATATAGGTAAGGTTTTAGGAATATCATTTGAAACAACAAATAAAATGACTAAAAACCTAGGCGATGAATCCATAGAGGAAGCTTTAGAGTTAGGATTATTAGATGAATACAAAGGAGAATATCCAGAGTTATTTGTATATGCAGAGAAGTTAGCAGGTCTTCCCAAGTCATTTTCAATGCATCCTTGTGGTAAGATAATTGCCATGGAAGATATAATTACATATAATGCAGTTGAAATATCTGACGATGGAGAGTTAGTTCTTCAAGGGGATATGCACACAGCAGAAGACTTAGGTCTAGTAAAGATAGATATATTAGGACTAAGAACAGTAGATGTTATATATGATGTTTTAGATATGATAGGTAAAGACTATGAATATATAGCACCCCACAACTTAGACTTTAATGATAAGAAGGTTTTTGAGAATTTTAGAAATGGATTCACAGACGGTATATTCCAATTTGAATCAGATGGAATGAAGAAGACATTGGAGAACATCGAGGTTAGTGAACTAAACGATTTATTTGTTGCCAATGCACTATATAGACCGGGAAGTATGAAGTTTATTGAAAACTATGCCTTAAGAAAGAAAGGGTTGGAAGAATATGAATTTTTACATCCAGACCTAGAAGATATACTTGGAAACACATATGGAATAATAGTGTTCCAAGAACAGTTAATTGAGATAGGTAGACTGGCTAAACTTACAAATCCTGATGAACTTAGACAGGCTACAGCTAAAAAGAAGGATAAGTTACTAGCAAAACTTAAGCCAGAACTGTATGATGGATTACAGAAGAGGGGATGGACGGTAGAACAATTAGATACATTATGGGATATAATGCTTGATTTCGCAAAATATTCGTCAATATGAATTATTGCATATAATTTTATCTAAGGAGATGTAATAATATGTTTAATAATAAAGTTGAAAATATAAATAAAACCAAAAAGATACCATACAATAAATTAACAGATGAAAACAGGAAAGATATACTTGAAACGTATTTCACTAGAATAGATATCACTATACCTAAGATTTCAGATTATTTAAATATATCTACTAGGGCTGTTGCAAGAGTTTTAAAAGATAATAATATAAATACAGCTAGGTTGAATAGGTATACTCTAAATGAATATTATTTTGAGAACATAGATACAGAAAGAAAAGCATATTTACTAGGATTGTTATTTGCAGATGGATTTGTAGGAGATGAGAAGTACAATAATGTAGTCATAGATTTGCATAAAAATGACTTACATATATTAGAAGAATTTAAAAATGAAATCCAATTTACAGGTGAAATAAGGGAAACAAAGTCTAGTGGTGGATTTTCAAAAGAAGGTGAAACAAGTTTACGATTAAATTTTTCATCAAAAGTAATGGCTAAACATCTAAGAGATTATGGTATAGTTGTTAAAAGATCTGAAACAATGACAACATTGCCAAATATACCGAGTCATTTAATAAGCCATTTTATCAGAGGTTACTTTGATGGAGATGGAACTATATCTATGCTTAAAAGAAAGTCGTATAGAAACTTTTCTGGAACTACAAAACTATATGAGCATATGAATTATTTCTTTTCAATAATAGGTCATAAAGAATTTTTAGAATGTATTGCAAAAGAAATGAATTTAGAATCATATAGTTTTGAAAAGAGTAAGAATGAGAACATGGTGTATTTAAATGTAAGGTCTAAGGTTGAAATGCCTAAGATATATGATTATTTATATAAAGATTCAACAATAAAATTACAACGTAAGTACGATAAATTTAATGAAATAATGGGCGACATTAAGTAGAAACACTTAATGCAAATGGGGAGAATTGCTGGAAGCCTAAGTTAAAAAATAATATGGTAATCAGCAGCCGAGCCACAGAAACCAGTAAAAGTATGTGGAAGGTTCAGAGACTAATGGTTGAGTATGGTAAACAATAAGACCGACACGAGTACCCCACACCTGACCAAATAATGTTGAAGGTGATGATATAGTCCGACACTCCATTGAAAAGTGGAGAGTATAAGATTAAATACTTATACATAACTGATGTCAACTTATCACATAGTGCTGCTTATGCGATAATAGCTTATATATGTATGTACTTAAAAACATATCATCCAAAAGAGTTTATATGTGCATGGATCAATTCATATGGTGGTAAGATAGACAAACTTCCTGTATGCAAAAGAGAAGCACAAAGACTAGGAATACCACTTAAAGTTGGAGATTGGAGAAGTGCAAGTAGCATATGTACAGTAAAAGATGAACACATTGAAATAGGTACATTGATTATTAAATTCTGCAATACTTCAATAGCCGAGGAATTAAAACTGTTTTCAAATAACAATTATAATTACTTTGTTGACTTGATTAGGGATATAAAGATGAATACAACAATGAATAATAGACAACTTAAAATACTTACATCTTTAAATTTCTTTAGTGAGTTTGGAAGGAACAATAAGTTGTTAGCTGTACTAGAAGAGTACGATAAGAGACTTAAAAACAAAAACCTTAAAGAAACTACGGTAGAGAAGAGGCTTGTGGAGCTTAAAGAGTTTGAATTGTCTCAAGAGAATAAGAATTTAGATGCCAAGTCTCAAGTTCAATCTGAGAAGGAGAGTTTGGGATTTGAATCATCAGTATATCCTAATGTTCCAGAAAACATATATATGGTTACAGAAATAGATGATAAGTATACACCTAAGCTTAGAATGTATAGATTAAAAGATGGACTATGTATAACTATGAAATGTAAGAAGAATGATATAAAACTTAATCCTTTTGGAGAGTTCTCAGTTATAAAGGTTCAAGAGATTACTAAGAAGAATAAAACTAAAAAAGTTGATGGTGAATGGGTTAAAACGGACGAGAAAGAGATTCACCTGACAAGCTGGACAGTTGTAATGTAGGAGGAGATAAAAATGACAATAACAATAGAGGGATTTTTTAAAAGGGTTATATTTGACAAAGGAGGGGACTTCAAAATCTTTAGTTTTGTCCCCCTTAAGAAATATCACAACATAGTAAAGGTGCATCCACAATATCACACAATAGCTATTAGTGGGATGCTACCAACTATGATAGAAGATGTTTTATATAAAATAGATGTTGAGCATGTTAAGAAGGGCCAATATGACAACTATGAATTTAGAAAGCTTCATACGAGACTTAAAGATACAGATGTAGTTACTACAATAAACTTCTTAAAGACAATAACATCAGAGAAGAGAGCAGCAGAGTTGGTTAGAGTTTATCCTAATATTATATCCATGATAATTAAGAATGAACCAATAGATATAAGTAAGTTAAACAATATAGGCAAGAAGACAATAGAAGATATAAAAAGTGGTGTTGTTGAGAATTTCCAATTATATGATCTGATTGAGGAATATGAAGACTATGGAATGACAATTGCAATGATGAAGAGATTATTCGATGTATATAAATCTGTTGAGAAGATAAAAGAGAAGATGGAAGAAGATCCATATTACTGCTTATGTCAAATAAACAGGGTAGGATTTAAAACAGCAGACTCTATGATAATGACAAAATATCCTCATAAAATTGATAGTGAAATGAGAGCTGAAGCTTGTATTAGATTCTTACTGAATCAAAATGAACAAGAGGGAAATACATGGATAGATGTAGGAGAGTTACTTTCTAGGTTTGATGAGTTAGCATTTGAATCTAGAAAGAATTTCCCAGTAGTGATAAAGCACTCGGAAGATATTTATTATGATACTGATAGAAGAGTGGTGTCATATGCCAACACTAGAATGTGTGAGGTTGAAATATCTAATATATTATTAAAAATGCATCAGAACTCAAATGTATGGAGCGATATCAATCCATATCAATACAGAAATGTAGATGGTGTTGAACTTACAGACGACCAAATGAAGGTTTTACATAATATATGCAACAACAATGTTAACATACTTGCAGGCGTGGGTGGCTCAGGAAAGAGTTTCTCTATGCAAGGGGTTATAAATATGTTAGATGATAACATAAAGAACTATATAGTGCTTTCATCAACGGGTAAAGCAGCGAAAGTGTTATCTCAATATATAAACAAAGAAGTTAAAACAATACACAGAGGACTAGAATACAATCCTGAATATGGATTTAAATATGGAATAGGTGAATATAAACATAATGGAAAGACATTTAAAAGAACGAAGCTTCCTTACGATATGGTAATAGTAGAGGAGTTTTCTATGGTGGATATATTCCTACTTAGGGATTTACTTAGAGCGATAGACACTGAGAATACAAAGATATTATTTATAGGTGACCCAGCTCAGATACCTTCTGTATCAGTTGGAAATATAAGTTATGATATGATTCAAAGTGGGGTTATACCTACCGCACTACTAACAACAGTATTTAGATATGGTGAAGGTGGATTATCATATGTTGCTACCAAAATAAGAGAAGGTAAAAAGTATTTAAATGAAAATGAGGTAATCCAAACATTTGGAGTAAATAAGGATTATAGATTTATAAATGTAGAACAAGAGGATTCTGTTAAATATGTTAAGCATATGTATGGAAAGTATCTTGAAAAGGGTTCTAGTGTAGATGATATAATGGTGTTAACAGCTTATAACAAAGGAGATTATGGAACTATAGTCTTAAATAAAGCTATTCAAGAATTAGTTAATCCAATAGGAGACGATATTTCGGTTAAAAGGAATGGTGTAGATATAATCTTTAGGGTTGGAGATAAGGTTATGCAAATAAAGAACAACTATGGTGTATCAAGAGAAGATGGTTCTGAAACATCGGTTTTCAATGGTGATATTGGTGTAATTAAAAAGGTTTCAGATAATGATGTGGTAGTTGAAATAGACAAAGAGCTAATATTATATAGCAAGGACGAATTAGCCAAGCAACTTGACTTAGCGTATTGTATGTCTATACATAAATCACAGGGTTCTGCTGCTAATAATGTTATACTTATAACTCCAAAGGCACACAAGTTTTTCCTTAATAGAAACTTATTATATGTTGCGGCATCTAGATCAAAGAAGACATTAGACCATATAGGTTCTTTTGATGTAATTAGTAGTTCATTAAGAAAGTCTGCTAATACTAGTAGAAATACATACTTAAAGCAACTTCTTGAAAATAAATTTAAATAAATCTAAAATAATTGTTGACTCCTTGTTTTAGATATGGTAATATTGTATATAGAGATAAGAGATGACTTATCTAAAATATATAAAAATCTAAAATAAGGAGTAATTTAAATAAATATGGACGAGAGATACATATTAGACATGCTTGACCATGGTGGAGATATGTCTGATTTAATCGACATTGTCGGTAATATTATAGAGATGGTTGAGGACAATCCAATGATGTTTGTAGAAGACCTAAAATATGCATTACTAGACAAGTGTAGAGAAGAGAACTGTTGCCCTGTATGTGGTACACAACTTGATGTTGTAGGTTCTTATAATGAAGACAGAGGAGAATTCTGGGGACGACCTGCATATGAAACTATATATATATATGGTTGCACAGACTGTGGTTACATAGAAGAATAAAATATTTTTTACATAACAAAGGAGAACAAGGGAATGAACAAAAGAAAGGTTATTTACACAATGGCTGCGGTAGCACTTGCAACTTGCTTGAATGGATGCAAGGCAACTGAATTAGAATCAAGAACAACTTCTGATACTTTAAAGGAAGATGTTAACACTGTAAAGGTGTCAGAAGTTGAAACTAATGAAAGTGTTGTAAAACCAAGGAGTGAACAAGAAGCAGAGAAGTCTGTTGAAGAACAAAAACCCGTAGCAGAACAAAAACAGGAAGTTGAGGAAGTTGTTGAGATTAAAGAGGAAGTAAAGAAAGAAGTTAAAGATGTAAAAACTCCACACTTTAATCCAAACAACTTATTAGAGAAGTCAAATCTGACTAGAGATGATGCCTACAGAATGCTAAAAGGAAGCAAATTACAGTCGGTATCAAGTCATTACATATATGCAGAAGAAACATATGGAGTTAATGCTATTTTCTTAATGGGTCTTACATCATTAGAAAGTGGACATGGAACTTCTAACATAGCAATAAACAACAATAATATCGGTGGGGTTAGAAAGGGCAGTGGAGAATACTCAAGCTTCTCAAGCTGGGAAAGTTGTATATCATACATAGCTAACTTAATATCAAAATATTATCTAAAAGATGATGCAACTTACTTTAGTGGACGTTCTATATGGGATGTTAACAAGAACTACTGTGAGAATTCAGACTGGGCTGATAAGATTGTAAGTATAAGCAAAGGACTAATGTCAAATTTATAAAAAGAATATGAATAAATCTAAAAATAATACCCAAAGAGGAGTTACATAATATGGTTAATTACAAAGAGTTTAACGATAGATTAGTTAATATAATAAATGAAGGAGTTGCAAAAGATATGATAATAGTGGATGGAGTAGTTGGTGTGGGCAAATCTTCTTTAATGGAAATACTAGCAGAAGAACTTAATTTAACAGTGTTTCCTGAGCCTGTTATGGATAATCCGCTGTTACCAAAGTTCTATGAAGATATGAAGAAGTATGGATTCCCACTTCAAGTATTCTTCTTAAACAACAGATTTAGAATGATAAAAGAAGCACAAAGGTTAAATGGTGCAATCATGGATAGAGCTATCTACGGAGATGTAATATTTGCAAAAATGCTTGGAGAACAGTGTCATATATCAAAAGAAGAACTAGATTGTTATTTAGACTTATTTGCAAATATGATGGAACATTTACCTACACCAGAACTATTAATATACTTAAAGACTGATGTAGATTCTGCAATAAGAAAGATACAGAAGAGAGGTAGAGATTTTGAACAAGAAACACCTCGTCAATATTGGGAAGACTTAAACAGAGAATATGATGACTACTTCTCTTCATGTACAGTAGCACCTATACTTACAATAGATGTTTCTGATTTAGACTATGTAAACAACATAGAAGATAGAGAATATGTTGTTGGACTAATAAAAGATAAGTTAAAAGAAATAAGAGGCGAATAATATGAAGAAGTTGGTTTATAGATATGGTGCTATGTCAGCTTCAAAATCTGCCAACTTACTTATGACAAATCACAATTACAACGAGTTAGGACTTACTACTATTGTAGTAGTTCCTGACTCTACAAATTCTAATGTTGTGAAGTCTAGGGTTGGAATTCAAGCAGATGCAATACTATTCTCTATGTTAAAAGAATGTATTGATAACGTAAAGGTTGATTGTGTATTGGTTGACGAAGCTCAGTTCCTAACAGAAGAAGAGGTTAAATACTTAAATTACATAACATTACTTGGAATACAAGTTATAGCTTATGGCTTAAGAACTACATTTAAAGGTGAATTATTTGAGGGTTCTAAGTGGTTATTAGCACTTGCAGATACAATAGAAGAGATACCAACACTGTGTAAGTGTGGAAGTAAAGCTAGAATGAATATAAGATTTATAAATGGCAAATTAGATAAAGATGGAGACATCGTAGTATTAAGAGAAGATGCTGATGTTGCATATGTAAGTGTGTGCAGAGAGTGTCATTATAAATACTATAATAACATATACGACCCAAGTGAATTACTTAAATATGACAATACTATAAGTTGTAAATAGAGGAGGATATGATGCAAAATTTTATAAAAGTATTATGGATAATAGTTTTAATACTAGCTCTTACAAGTGGATTTAAGGTTAGCGTAAATTCATTTGAGTTTGAATGGGTTGGAGTATTAGAACAGTCTTATAATATAATGAAAGACAGAATAGATAAAAACAAGTTAAATTAATATTTAAAGGGAGATTAAAAATGATAGAAGTAGCAAAAATAGTAAAACAATTAGAAAACACTAGCAGCTCTAATGATAAGATAGCAATAATAAAGCAACACTCGGACAATGAGGTGTTTAAAAATGTATTGAAGTATACTTATGATAGTAACTTAAATTATGGGTTCAGTGAGTCAAATTTGAGGAAGTTGCTAGACAATACAAAGTCAGAAGATATACTTGAAAACACTTGGCAAAATGGGTTTGATATGCTCGATATATTAGCAACATCTAATATAAATGATGCACTGAGAAGAAATGTTATTACATTTTTATGGTGTCAGCTAAGCGAAGTAAGAGAATTGTTTATAAGAATACTTACAAAAGATTTAAGATGTAATATAAGTTCAAAGACAATAAATAAAGCTATACCAAAGTTGATAACTGAATGGGAAGTACAACAAGGTTACCCGTTAGAAAAGGTTAAGTTAAAGAATGAGGAATGGATAGCTTTATCATTAAAGTTAAATGGTATAAGGTCTACATACTTTAAAGGTCAGTTTAAGTCTAGACAAAATAAGATAATGCATGGGTTTGACCATATAGCATCAGACATAGCTAAACTAGAAAAGTATAGTGACTATGTGTTTGATGGAGAACTTATAAGAAAGAATGTAGATGATATACCAGATAACGAGAACTTCAGATTAACTACAAGCATAGTAAACTCAGATGCAGAGGATAAGTCTGAAATACAGTTAGTTATATTTGATATGTTACCAACACATGAGTTTATATCTGGACAAAGCTCTAAAACATTTAAGGATAGACTTGTTGAAATACAAGAAGTTAAACATATAATAGATAAGATAGGCCTTGAAAACATAGATATAGCACCAACATATTACACGGGAAGAGATCACTCTAAGATAAATGAGGTCTTAGATGCTATACACAATGCTGGTATGGAAGGTGCAATGCTACTTAGAGATATGCCATATAAGTGCAAAAGACACAATGGAGTTTTAAAGTGTAAGAAGTTTATGGATGTGGATTTAAAAGTTGTAGGGTATGAAGAGGGATCTGGTAAGCATAGTGGTAAACTTGGTTCGCTTATAGTTGAATATAAGAATAACACTGTAAATGTGGGATCAGGCTTTACAGATGCTCAAAGAGAAGAGTATTGGAACAACAGAGAACAACTTATTGGTAAGATAGTTGCGGTTAAATACAAAGAAGAAACTATGGACAAGAAGACTAAACTTCCATCACTACAGTTTCCAACATTCATAGCATTTAAAACAGATAAAGACGTTGCAGATTGCTAGACATATGGGGATTTAATTCCCTATTTTTAAAATAAATTTAAATAAATCTAAAAAAGTTGTTGACGAATTAAACAATGTAGTATAAAATAGTAAATGTAGCAAGGAACTGGAAGGCAAAAGCGCGTATTTCCAAGACCTTCACAAATACATAAATTTAAAATGAATGAAAGGAGGAAATGAAAATGAATGAAATAAAAGAGCTGATAGAACGTGGAGTAGTAAAAGTAGACACAGAAGTAGTAATAGGAACAACTAAAGAATATGGTTTATTTAACTTATTAAATTGCAACAGAGAGATAAATCAAACAAATGTAAACAACATAAAGAAGTCAATATTAGAAAGTGGATACTGTAAGTGTAATGAAGTTGTAGTAGATGAAATGTGGAACGTTATAGACGGACAACATACATTTACGGCTTGTAAAGAACTTGGTATGGAGATTAGATTTAAAATGATAGAAGGATTAGATGTTAGCTCTATTATGGCACTAAACTCAAACCAAAGAAATTGGTCAAATATAGACTTTATAAAATCTTATGCCAATAGAGGTTTTGAGTCATATAAAATGCTGCTAGAAGCTATCGAGAAGAACAAGGATATAACTCTTAGTTATATATTAATATTAATGTTTGACAAGAGAGATAATACACTAGATAATACAATAAAGAATGGAACACTTAAGATAAGCGAAGAAAGGCTAGACAGATTCTATGGCAGAGCTGCAAACTACAGAGCGTTGCTTTTAAAACATGGCGATAGATTTGCCAAAAGATACGTTGATGATATAGGGTCTATATTAGAGTTGCTAGATAATGACCTTATGTCTAGAATGTTGGAGAATATTTTTGCAAGAGATAAGAGCTTTACAATTTTCTAATAAATATATATAAATTAAAAATAAAGGAGAGATAGTTAGTATGAAGATAATAACTTTAACAGGTTCAAGTGCATCAGGTAAGGATTTCTTACTAAATGAAATACTTAAGGACAATAAGGGTGTTAAGCCAGTTGTATCAGTAACAACAAGACCAAAGAGAGATGGAGAAGTAGACGGTGTTGATTATAAGTTTATATCAATAGAAGAGTTTTTAAGATTACTTTCAGCAAAAGAAATGATTGAATTTAGAGAATATAACACTGTAGAAGGTGTTTGGTACTATGGTGTATCTAAAGATTCAATAGACGTAAACAGTGACGATACATATGTTGTAATATTAGATGTTTATGGAGTGATACAATTAAGAAACTACTTGGAAACAATGAAATCAGAAGATAATAACATAGAGGTTCATTCGATATTTGTAAACTGTCGTGGACAAGAAAGAATGTTAAGATCATTACATAGAGAAGCTAATTTAAATGATTATCAAGTTGCAGAACTGTGCAGAAGATATCTAGATGACTTAGAAAGAGTTGCTGCACACAGAGACTCGTTTGACATAATATTAAGGAATGAAACACCTAAAGATTTAGAACAAAACAAGTTTATAATAAAGACATTAATAGAAAACAAAAAGAGTGAATCTAAGATAGAGGTTGAGTAATTATGAACCCTATGATGTATGTATTAACAATAATATTTGTTATGATACTATATTTCCTACTGTCACCATTGTTTAAGACGGTGGGGAATATAGCAATTAAAATGATTAAAGCATTTAAGAATAATATAATAGATTAAGGAGATATTAAGATGAGTAAGTTACTAGGTGGATTTTTAACAGGAACATTATTAGTTGGAGGATTAGTTGGAGGTATTTCTTGTACAGAACGTATACCAGCTGGATATGTAGGAGTTCAATACTCTGTAAATGGTGGTGTAGAAGACGATGTTTTATCTCAAGGATGGCATTTAGTTAGCCCTATGAAGAAGGTTACACTTTATTCTGTGGCTACAGAAACATTTGTAATGAGTGCAGATAAAAGAGAGGGGTCAGTAGATAATGAAAGCTTTGATTTAACTTGTAGTGATGGTACTGTAAATGTAGATTTTGAAATGCAATACACATTTGATCCAGATAAGGTTACAAGTGTGTTCAATAAATATAGAGGTGTTGACGGAGAAACTGTAATTTCAACAAATCTAAGAAGTAAAATAAAAACAATAGCCAATGAGGTGTTATCTAAATACTCTGTACTAGAAGCTCACTTAGAAAAGAAATCAGAAGTCAATAAAGCTTTAACAGAAGCACTTAGAAAAGAGTTAGGTAGATTAGGTATATATGTTGAGTCAGCAACATTGCCAGCAACAAGAGTTTCAGAAAACATTCAAAAGTCGATAGATACAAGAACTCAAAAGGCTCAAGAATTAGAAGCTGAAAAGCTAAATCAAGAAAAGGCACTATTAGAACAAGAAACTGCCAGAATAAACGCAGAAACAGAGAGAATAAAGAATGAAGAGATATCTAAATCATTAACTAAGGAAATGTTAGTCCAACAGTTTTTAAATAAATGGGATGGATCTTTACCTCAAGTAATGTCTGAGGATGCAAAGCCAGTATTAAATCTAAATAAATAATTATAAGCATCGAGGGTTATTAATTTAATCCTCGATAATGTTATTAAGGAGAAGTGTAATAATATGAAATATATATGTAAGTTTAAAATAGAAGATGGTAGATATTCCGTATCCCCACATTTTGGCATAAATTTATATTATAAAAAAGAGGGAAGTTTGTTTTACAAAAACTATAATATGTACTTTAAACACATACACAACTGTAGTGATGAAGATAAGGTATTAGAAGACTTAAAAAACTTAAATAAGTTGGGAGTTGATGAATTGATGGGTGTGGTTAAAAATATAATATCAAAAGAAGAGGGTAAGGAGATAGAGGCTCAAAATAAGACTAAAGCTATGGATGACGAGATAGAACAATTTAAAAGACTGACTAAAAAGTTTACGATTGAAATATAGTATTTTAGGAAACCGATTTCTAATTAAAACGGTGATTTTAATGGAATTTTTCCAAGCATCAGTATGGTGTTTGGATTATTTTTTACTATAACATAATTATGTAAACCTTCTAAATTCGTTTCTAAGGCTTTCAAATAGTGTTAGGCAACTAATTATACCTTGTGATTAAACATGGGCAAGTTTATTACATTGGCATTTTTTTGAATATTATAGTATAATTAGATATATATTACACAAAAGGGGAGCAACAATATGGAAACCGTAGGAAGTAGAATAACTAAAGCCAGAGAAGTTTTAGACATGAAACAAAAAGACTTGGCAGTCAAAACTGGAATACCAATAAGTAGTTTGTCTAGATTTGAAAATAATATAAGAGAGCCTAAATCTCAAGCAATAGCTAAGTTGTCAAATGCATTAGGAGTATCTGTAGATTATTTGCTTGGAACAGAAATAAGGCGTGATATATACAATGATGTTAAAAATGTTTCACTTGAAGAATGCACAGATTTAAAAGATGTTGGTCGCAGAATATTTAAATCTAGAACGGAGTTAGGCTTAACTCAAAGTGAATTAGCTAATTTACTTGACACTACAAAGATTTCAATATCAAGATATGAAGCTGGTACAAGAGAGATTAAAATTAGTACACTTGTCAAGTTGTCTAAAATATTAAACACATCCATTCATTATTTGCTGGGATTAGAAGAACCAAAACCAGATCCTCGTCTATGTGACATTAACAACTTGCCTGATGAAGCTATTAATAAGGTGAATGAATATATAGAATTATTAAAACTAAAATACAATAATAAAATATAGCTAAAAAGCGACCTTCTAAATTCGTTTCTAAGGCTTTCAAATA